TAGCGGAAACAGTTATACCACCGTACGGCTGGCGGTCCGTCGGTGGGACGGTCAGCAAGAAAGCACCGAGTGGTTCAACATTTACTTTTACAACGGGACCTTCCGATCTTGTGCGGAAAGCCGGGGTGGGATCCCTGATCCGGGTTCGCGGTGAACTCCCGAACATCTCCGCCGATTCGGGAGAAGTTCGTTTTGTTGGTGGAAGAGACGTCCATGTGTTTGTCTGGGGAAATAACAATGATTGGGGAAGCATGAACCCGCTCCCGCCAGGAAGAGATTCTCCATTAGGGGCTTTGATCCCGCGGAAGAGGAATTTTGTAATCCCCCCAAGAAAAAGGTGAATCTCTCCCGAAAAAGAATCTCATTCGATGGAGGAGATTGAGGGCTACTTCGATGACGACTTTCCCTATAAACGCGGAGAGAGGGTGTGGGAAAGGAAACACCCTCTCTCCCCTTTTTTATTTTCCATAACCGGTATATATCAACCAACCTTTTAGGATATGGCTATGGAGACTAAAATTGATTATCGCGACGCGCTCGATTCCGTTCAAGATCTGGTAAACACATATTTCAACCCAACTCACGAAGTCATTCCTACTATTACATCCAACAACCATCTTGTCTACAATGTAAATACCATTGACGATTATGAACTGCTGATTTCTAATGAAGAGGTGCTGGAGCAGATAATGAACAGTGTGCTTCCGCATCTCGATTTTTGTCTGGTTAGATATTATCCTGTAGAAGTATTTGTAGAGAATATCAAAAAATGTGTGGGGGATCTTCATAAAAGCTACGCCGAACTCTGTTTTGATGAAGAAAACGGTTATTACATTTCTGTTGTTGTGCATGATATTGATGAAATGCTCATGATTTATGACAACATAGAAAAGATTGACGATCTTTATGACAAGCTCATAACTGATGACCGCATTGACGGCTACGAAATCATTTTCAACCTTTAAAACAGAGGAGAAGTTATGGATAAGCGTAAATACTATCAGATGACCGACGAAGAACTTTTCCTTCAGAACGTTCCGCTCGAAATCCGTTATGAAGTGCTTTACAGTAGGTATGCTGAGCGGCTCAAAAATTTCGGAAAGAAATATACAAAGTCGGAGCATGAAATCGAGGATATGGTGCAGGATACGTTTCTAAGGCTTCTTAGATTTGATTCCTATAGCGTGGTTGAAGGAGCTTCTTTCGCTACGTATATTTACACTGTATTCAAATCCGTTGTAATTACCCGTTATCGATACAATTCTCGACGTGGTCCCAGGATTTACATGGAAGAAATTACATTTGGAGATCGGGATACCCCTGTAGAAATTGAATCCGGAGAGCCGCTGCTTGATGAGCAGTATGAATTGAAACGTGCGGTGGAGGTGATTCAGGAAGAACTTGAAAAAGGCGATAACCCGTTTTACAATATAATGAAACAGTACATGGAGTTGAAGGAAAAATGTGCCATGCAGGCGCTGGCTGAGAAAAACAACATTCCTATCGGAACCGTCAAATCTCGAATCAACAGAGCACGCCATAGATTGCGCGAGGCGCTTGTGAAGAAGAAAGTGATTTAATTAGCCAATAATTGGCAAATTCGGGGATGGAACAGCCCTTTGAGCGTGGGGAATCTGGTAGCAAGAGCTACCTTGACCACGAAGCCATCCACATCTATAGGTGGTGGTAGTTCACAAGTTATAAAATACATGTTACCCCTGGGGGAGAGATCAGTTTCTCTCCCTTTTTTTTATTTCGTGCGGAAAAATATATATTTAAATTTGATGTGGGGTTTAATATTCCCACGTAGCAGGTGCCATTTTTTAAAATGAATGGCGATTAAATATATTTAAATTTGAGTTATGCAGGAATTTAAAGACTTTGTGGGTTACCTTGAGTCGCTTCGTCAGGAAAAGCAGAAGAGGCATCTTCAGGAAGCTTCCATTCACTCGATCACCGAAGAAATTCGGGAGGCTTTGAAGGAACTCGAAGAAGAGCTTGAGCAGGTGGAAGAGCCTGAAGGTAATCCCCTGACGGAAGCGAAGGTTGATGAAACTGACGATGACACGCTTGCTTCGTTTGCCGAAGAAGTCGCGCAAACGTTGCAAAAAGCCTGGGAAACTAAACAACAGGAAGAAATGCGAGAAGCTAAACACAAAATGAAGCGTCGGATTACCGAAGCCGAACACGAAGACGAAGATCTGGAACTGGATCTCGATGAGGAGGATCTGGAACTGGATCTGGATGACGAAGACATCAAAATCGATGTTGAAGACGTCGACGAAGACGGCGAGCTGGAAGCCGAAATCGAGTTAAAGGATGCCGATCTTTCGGACGACGAAGAACTCGATATTGATGTTGACATCAAGGGTGCCGTCGAAAGCGAGGAGCATGTGCGTGAAGAAATGGATCTTTTGCACACGCTTCTTGAGCGCGTAGAGGAGGCTATCGAACTGCTTCGCAAGGTGGCTGGTGAGGAGACGGAGGAAATGGCGGAAGCTGCTTCGTGTCCGACGCCGCGCCGTATGCGGGAAAGCCGGGTGAAGAAGCCCGTCATTGACGAAGTTACCCGCCAGCGCATTCGTGAGCGGATCAAGCGCAAGCTGCAGGAAACCCGTGTGGTGAAACCTGTCGCCGAATCCCGCACGTCGGGTTCGGTTGAGGATCCGCTGTTGGATCTGGAGCGCATTAAGCGTCTTGCCGGACTCTAATTCGGTTAAATACCGAATGTTTTTAGAGATTTAAAACAAAAAAAAAATAAGAGTAAAATGAGCCAACCGAAAATTAACGAACAACTTATCGAGAAGTGGCAACCGCTTCTGGAGGGTTGCCGTAACGACTGGGAGCGGCATACGCTCGCTACCCTGCTGGAGAACCAGTACCGCGAGGCTAAGAAGCACCTGATGGAGACCACCCAGACCACGGAGGTTGACGGCTGGAATCTGGCACTTCCGATTGTGCGCCGTGTGTTCGCCAACCTGCGTGCGACGGATCTGGTGTCGGTGCAGCCGCTGTCGCTCCCAACAGGTCTGGTCTTCTATCTGGATTTCAAGTCGCCTGAGCTTCCCGGAAACGGCTCGGTCTACGGTGGTACCGGTCTGACCACCGACACGGCTACGGGCGGTCTGTATGATGAAAACGCTCGCCTGTCGCGTCGGGAGTATGAGACCACGATCACCGTGGATCTGGCTACCGCCCAGCAGGCGACGATGCGGGATGTCGGTTTTGACACCGGCATTGCTTCACTGGTCTCGAGCGGTGCGGTGTACTATGTGGATGTGCCGGTTGCGTCGCTTCCCGGTGTCGCCGATGTGAATACGGTGCGCTTCTGGCAATATGACGACGCTTCCGGTGATCCTGAAAACACGGTCGCTTACCCGCTTCCGCGCTACAACCGGATCGTCGGTGCCGTCGGTTCGGCGCTGTACGCGCGGTTGTTCTTCGTAACCGGCTCTGACTTTGCGACCGTTGCCGGTGGTACTCCGTCGACTCAAGACCTTGATCTGGTCTACTACATCGATGCTCGAAACGACTTCGAAGACCAGTCGACGGATCCTGACTATCCGGATCCCGGATTCCAGTCGCTGGATATTCCGGAGATCAACCTTGAGCTTCGGAGCCGTCCGGTGGCTACCAAGACCCGTAAGCTGCGTGCCGCCTGGACGCCGGAAGCGATGCAGGATCTCGCCGCCTATCATAAGGGCGTCGATCTTGAAAACGAAATCGTTACGCTCATGTCTCAGTATATTGCCCGTGAGATCGATCTGGAAATCCTGTCGACGATCATGGCGCATGCCCGGCGCACTGACAACTATGGCTTCTGGTCGGAAGTGGTCGGTGAATACTACGATGAAACGTCGGGTAACTTTGTTGCCGGCAACTTCTACGGCTCGAAGCAGGAATGGTTGGCTACCCTGATGATCGAACTGAACAAGGTCAGCAACCGCATTCAGCAGAAGACGGCGGTTGCGGGTGCCAACTTCCTTGTTACCAGCCCACAGGTGGCTGCGCTGCTGGAGTCGATGCCGGGCTTTACGCCGGGTAACGACAACCGCGATGGTGGTACCGGTATCTTCTATGTAGGTATGGTGCAGGGACGCTACCGCCTGTACAAGAACATCTATCAGAACCAGCCGGTGATCATCATGGGTAATCAAGATCTGAACACGCCGTGGCAAACGGGTGCGGTTTACGCTCCGTATGTGCCGCTGCTGTTCACGCCGACGATCGTCGATCCCGTTAACTTCTCTTACCGGCGTGGTCTGATGACCCGCTACGCTCTGGAGGTGGTGCGTCCAGAGTTCTATGGTCTGCTGTATGTGAAGCTCCTGCAGCCGTAATGGCGGAACTTACCCGATAGGGAATAGACGCTGAGGAAGCCCCCGGTGATGAACCGGGGGTTTTCCTTTTTATATCAGAAAAAGTTTGCTATCATGTTTCTGTAATTGATTTCGTTTTCTATCGCGTAGTTTGCAACGTATTTCTCAAATTCATTTCGATAATTTTGATTTTCGATCATGTTTATAAGTTCTTCTTTGAAAGATCTGACAAATTCCAGAGGATCTATCTCTGTATTGTTTCGAACAAGTTCCTTGCAGATCTGGGGTGCATTTTCTTCTTCCACTATTAGAATGTAGGCGGATAAAATTACCCATTTCCTTTTTCCTTCAGGTTCTATGTGGTTGAATCGCTCGAGGATTCGCATGCCGATCACTTCCTTTAGAAGATTGCGGAACTGGAACGCTTTTTCGTTCATAGTTTCACCTTCAGGGTTTTGATGTAATTGGGAATTTCGGGCATTTCATCATTAATGATGATAAAAGTATCCTGAGGGCGGTAGTCTTTTGGTTCGGGGAAGGGTGTCTCCCCGTCGGTAACAACCAGTATTTTCTGGTATCGATCTTTCAGTTGTTTATAGATGTTAGACATATCGGTTCCACCGCCCCCTTTGAAACGGGAAAACAGGGTGCGGATCTTCGCTTTATCCTTGATTTCGGTATCTCCGATGTATACATCGATATTGGGTGCGTTTTTGAAAGTTTCCACGATCATACTTGTCGCGATGTCAATCAGGCGATGCTTTTTGAAATCACGAAGCATACTTCCCGACACATCCAGAATAATGGCGATATTTGAAGTTTTTTCTTTGATTTTCCCAAACCTGAGCGGTTCGTAGTGCTTCCGCTTTTTGTCGAGCACGTGCAGCGAGGGTTTTTTACGTGCCCTGCGGAAGCAAATCTGCTTCAGGAGTTGCGTCAATTGCAACCCCTTTTGATCCACACGCCGGATTTCAAAGATTTCATCCAGTGTCTGATTTCCATACTTTTTCCCTTTATGAAGAGATTTTTCGATTGCTTCTATGAACTTGTCGGGAACGGTATTCCCGTCGTATTCCATCAGATCGTAAATTGCGGGGGCTGCAATTTTACCTCCCTCAAAATCGTTGAGATACTTCAAAAACAGTCTTTCAAAAGTAAACCCAAACAGCTTTTGATCGGGATGATCATGTTGAATAACTTTAATGAATTCCACAATCTTTTCATCCCGCGTGTTGTCTTTGAACACGGGCTTAAGTAGATCGATGTTGGCTACAGCGGTATGTATTGCATGACGCTCAACCTCAAGACAAAGGTACAGAAAATTCACCAGCCGCTTGTTCTTTTCAAAAAGCTCCTGATATGTTTTCTGAAACCGGTCTACACGCATGGGGTGCATGAGACCGGCATGAATGATTTCTTCCAGCAGGGTATGATACCGCCCTTCATCATCGATTTTGGCAACATAGTCTTCAATATCATAGTCTACGATCTCGCCGGTGTCGGGGTCTTTGATAAATACAAGTTTGGGATAAACGATTTCATCATCAAAGAGACACCGGCTGAGAATGATTTCCCGTTCTTTGCAGAGTCCCAGTGTGTATTTATCCCTACCCCCTACCCGCACTTTGATTCGGGAAAGAATCATGGCGAGTGGGGTATGATTTTTTACAATGCAGTTAATCAGTTCATAGAGCTTTTTTTCGACAATCGGTTCCATAATCAATCACTTGTTGTTTGTGGGTTTGACTTTCTTATAGACGTCCAGCGATCGATTAATGATTTTGAAAATCTGGTTGTAGTATTCGAACCGGCTTGTCAGAAACCTTTTCTTCGGAATGAACGACTGGAAAGATTCCACTATCGCCGCAAGCATTACAAGTTCGTTTTTCTTTTCTAACCATTGCATGAAATCCACCAACCTCGGATAGTCTTCTTCCTGAATGCCGCTCATAAGGTTGTAGGCAAGGGCGGCATAGGCGTCTCGATGCTTGAGCACAATATCATAGTTTTCGAGAATCTCTTTTGCCGATGGAAGCCACTTGTTTTCAAGATGTTCCATCAGGTTGGAAGCGATGGTTCCAACCAGACCGTGGATCATTTCTACAGTTACATTATACAGTGTCGATTGATTTGATACATTTTTGTAAGCAACTTTGTATACAGCCCCGATTTTTGCTGCATAGTGCAATGTGCGGTAATTCAGGCTCCCCTCCCACTCGCAACTACGAGAATCTTCTGAAGCCGGGAAAAGACCGTTTTCAATGCAGTAGTCAACGAAAATATCGAACACCTGCTGAACAACATCTTCCCCGACTTCAAGATTGAAAATCTTTACATAATCCTCTTCATCTTCCGCTCCTTTCAACCATCTCTTAAGGGAGATGAAATCCGCTTCCACATAAAGATGGGCAAATCGAGTAGCGACGGCAAGCGGAAGCGAGGAAGCATTTGGAGCCAGTTCGGGGGGATTACCGGCTGCAATGATGTGAATTCCATCAGGGAGTTTGTAGCTTCCAAGCCTCTTTTCGTCGAGAAGCTTTAGAAACACCCCCATCACATCACTTTCTGAGTTGTTGAATTCGTCAAGGAAGATGATTCCCCGCTCTTCCTCACCGAAGAGTTCATAAAGATAGGGTTTGGTCTGGTAGGTGATACGTTTATTGAAGTCGGCAATGTAATGACCCACTACGTCGGTTGGATCTATTGCCAACCCCGTAACGACAGCACATTTTTGATTGGTGCTGGTGGCATACTGATAGATTTGTTGGGTTTTGGAGATTCCCACACCACCCCACAGATAAAGAGGAACATTGGCTTTCTGGGAGATGGCAACGGCGGTTTTGATGTTCGAAACATCGATCTTACCCATAACCTTCCTCCTATTTTTTGTTCTGGGTTCTGGTTCTTATATGTGTGCTTTCCCCTGATGTTTTCCCTTTCCTACGGATTCACATTTATTTAACAGAAAAGAATGACCCGCGAGGAATCACTGCTATATGAAGCCATTCAGCGCCGAAGTGCCGATATGGCTGCACGTCATGCTACCGATCCGGCGGTAGAGATGTTTCTCATGCTCTCTATATATAATGTCGCCGTCAACGAAGAAGAGGCTACTTCCACCGAAAAAACACTTGTGCAGAATAAAACCGGAAAGTCGGAAAAAGAGCTTAAAAAAGAGTTCATCGAATATTTCAGAAACCTTCTCAAAGGAAACACCCCACCGAAAAACAACACGGAGCGCAATCTTGTGCTTTATATATCCAAAAGAGATTTTACCGAAGATCAGATCGAAAGTCTGCTTCGGAGAATTTTAAACATCTGAGCGTATGCCGCCGCCAAGTATAAAAGAGAGACAGCAAAAGGCTGAAGAACTCAAGCGCTCTATTGAAGAACGCGAGCGCAAGCGGCTTGAAACGTTCGATAAGCGATATAAACAACTCCTCTCTTTTCTCAAATGGTGTCAGACTCAGAAAGACAAACAGGGGAGAACGCTGCTTGAACGCGCCCGTGATACTCTCGAAAGCGGCTCCTACAAAAAATACGTAACGCGCGTCAATTTTGACACCCGCACATTCAAATGTACGTGCCCGGATCATTACTACCGGGGGAGAATCTGCAAACACATGGTGGCAAAGGCACTTATCGACAATCTGGATGTCGTATTTGAAAAATCGCCGGAGTGGAAGGAGTTTTTCCAGAAGAAATATCGCATTCATCCCTATAAAGAGCCGGATATTGGAAGACTTGACGACCGGGGTAAATAATTTTTTAAAAAAAGTTATTTTTCTTTTATTTAAAAGAAAGTGGGGTATCTATGAAATGCGCTTCTGGCAACACCCGCAAATTATAGATTTACCACAACATTAAACACAAGGAGGAAAAAAATGATGAGTGATGTTTCCAGTGGAGTTGAGATTTTTGAGCGCAATACTCGCGAGTGGGATGAAATATTACACCTTTCTGAAACCCTGAAAGATGAAATCAGAGAAATGAAACTTTGTTTAAATGGATCGGTTTTAAATGGAAAAAACTCAGAAAGCAATGGTGTGGTATCTGATCAAAACGAAGACGAATAACGATATCTTCTTCTGCTTTCGCTTTCAAATTCCCACAGTCATACTGGCTGAATTTAATACACATCGCGCCTTTTCGAGGAATGCCGCTTCTACAAGAGCCATTTCCTTGAAAAAATACCGGAAGCGTGTACTTGAAAACCCCTTTGTTCCAGATGATTTTGTGGAAAACTCAGGGGCAATGTTTTCCGATAAAAAAATAGGAGGGTGGAAAGATGTGCTGGCAAGGTGGTGTTGGTATACCGGGTTATATACATCAGCGGGGTTGCATTTTGTGCTCGAGAAACTCAATGTACACAAGCAACACGCTAATCGAATACTTTCACCCTATGCATATACAGATGTCATCGCTTCCATTGCCGATCCGTATTCGCTTGACAACTTTTTCAGACTTCGTTGCGCTTCCGACGCACAACCCGAATTCCGAAAAATAGCGCTCCTGATTCGCTATATCTACGACAACTCCCCGGCTTTCGAAGCCAATCCCGGAGATATTGTCGATCCTCTTCAGGGAGTTATTTCACCGGAGGAATTGAATTCCAAACTACTGGTTACATCGGTGGCGCGTATAGCCCGCGTTTCCTATGCTTCTGATGAATCCGACTTAGATAAAAATTTAAAACTTGCAAGAAGACTTTACAAAAACGGACACCGCTCACCTTTCGAGCATATTGTGGTAGCGGTGGGGAACGGAGTTCGCTATCACAACCGAATAGGATATATTAATCTGAGACAGATAATATTTCCTGACGAATTTTTTACCATCAGAGAACTTATACCTGCTGAGATTAGAGACATTGTGTATCATTTGAAAGACACCTTAACGCAAACCCTTAAATAATCATGAGCACGGTAGTAGCCATTGACAGAGCCGATAAGCGGTATGTTTTTTTTGACTATACCACCACAATGGACGGCATGCTGGTGGTCAGGGATGACCCCAAAGCCGCTTTTCTGGATATTCAGACGCCGTCCGAACTGGTGGATCGAATTCCGCTTGGTTTTGTCGGAAGGGTAATCTATCAGAACGCCTTTGCAAAATTTTCCTCGCCGCTTATCTTTAACAGAGAATCCTACAGCAAAAACACGATTGTAGAGACGTTTACGTACAAGTGGAGAGATCATCTGAAGGGGTTGAATCTTCTGAATGATAATGGGGATATGAACGGGAAAATTATGGGAATCAGTCAGCACGGGGTGTTTGTGGTATCCGACAATTTCACGACAATGTTCATTCGTGATCCCTATTATTCGGTGGGTAGCGGAAGTAAAGCTATGCTTCCCCTTCTCAAATATAATGAGGAATTGCTATTAGAGCTTCCGGAAGAAGACTTTGTGGTGCTAATGAAAAAACTTTATAAGATTGTATCTGAGGTTGACATCTACACTTCCGCTGAGTGCGGATATATCTCTGTTTAACAGATTCTTCATTTGACTTTTCTCTGATCAATGCGTATATTACCAGTAGAATCGATTTGTCAACCAAAAATAGGAGGGAGCCATGAGTTTGACAAAGCGTTTTTTGCAAGACGTCTTCGAAGAGCAGCAAATGCGAGAGTGGGAAGAAGGGCGGGGATATTACTTTCATATATGGTTTTACAGTTATGAAGAAGAAGAACCGGAAGAAGAGGAATTGATTGAGTCGTGTCAGACGGATAATAACGATTTACCTTGGTGAAACAAAAAATGCCGGGGTTGATTCCCCGGCTTTCTTTTTTTAGAATCCGAGATTCTCGAGGAGTTTTTTCAACTCCTTGTTGAAGTCGTGCAGTTTGACCTCAAGATCGCGGAGCACTTCTTTTTTAGATTTCTTAGCAGGTTTTGCACCTTTAGCTTCACCCACACCAGCACCACTTCCACCATCACCCGCATCTCCCCCATCATCCACACCGTCATCATAATGGTAATACCAGATTCCGTAATAACCGTATGGTTTCTTATAATAGGAATCCGGCTTCAGGTAAGAGCGTTTATTTTTACGTCTTTTCTTCTTTTTCTTTTTACGTTTGGCTTCCTCCAGTTTCTCCCAATCTTTGTGCCATATCCATTTGTATTTCTTGGGGGTTTTTTCCGGTGATCCATATTTGTTTCTGAGATAGAATATATATCTCTGTTGTTTTCTTGATTTTGCGGGCATTTTTCTTTAAATAAGAAATTGTAAAAATCTTTGAAACCTTTATGAATTTTTATTGTTACACAGAATGTATTTAAAACCAAACAAAAAAAAAATAGGAGAAAGACTATGGGTACGTTGGCAAAACCAAGACGCTCTCGACGTTCCACTCAATTCCGCACCGTGTTCTATTTCAAGCCGGTATTCAAGTCGGAATATGAGTGGTTTGTTAAGGCTGAAAAGCTTTTAATGTTCGACGATCCTGAAAATCCAAGCCGGATATTTCTGTTTTCCAAGGATTACTCAGACAAGCGGTTGAAAACGCATTTTGTCGAGTCTTCGACTTACAATGCGGCTAATATCCGGGGAATTGTTTACGGGGATTATGACACGTACATTCCCAGCGAGGTTCCTGATATTCTTTCAACTGAATATGCTCATCTTCAGGATCTTGCCGATTACTGCTCGCTGGTGGATAATGTCATTTATTCCGTTCCGGAATTCCACCGCGAAAAGGATTTCGTGCTGAACCACAAACGCAAGATCATTGCGCACTACTGGAAAGAAAATGACATGTATTATACGCTAAATGCTCTGAATTTCCTGAGAAACCATTTTGAAAAGGATAGTCGTCAGGAAATGCGCCGCATTGATTTCAACCGGATCAATCCTTTCCCCAACCGGGAAGGTACCAAACTGCTTGCTGTAAATGGCGATGTTCTTACGATGTATCTTCTGGAAAAGCGCACGCCTTAATTCGCATAAAAAATAATTTTATGGGGGAGATGTACTACGTGTCGTCTCCCCTTTTTTATTTAATTTAAAAACAGGGATGAACGAAGAACAGTTTGACAGAGATTATCAGATACGTTTCATTCTATCGAACATCATTGAAATGATTAAAGATATTAAAGATGTGCTCAGAACCGTTGTACAGGATAGAAACAACATTAGAGAAAAACTTGATGATATAGAAGATATATTGAATCGACTGAGCGTTCAAATCGAGTCTCTTAAAGATAAAACGGAGGTGGGTGAAAAATATCGTGATCTATTGCAGGGCGCTTATGACAATGCATTGCAGAACAGAAAAGATCAACAACAACTGTTCATCAAATTGCTACTCACCGGATTTATTGTCGGGTTGATTTTGCCACTTTTTCCCTTCATTGCGCTGGCTATTGTAGACCCTTCGATACTGGTTGAGCTTTTAAAACTTGTAGTGGGTAACTGAAAACTTTATTTAAAGAAAAAAATGTTTATCCCCACCAAATCAGAAAACACGGTATATTCCGTAGCCACGCTCACGGCATACGGTAGAAGGTTGTTTGCGTCCGGTAGTTTCGATATTGCCTACTTTGCACTTTCTGACGACGGAATCGATTATGAATATGTGTTTTCTGCAAGCGCGGGTAACCCTCCGCAAATTCTGAGCTATTCGCTGGTAGAACCCAAGCCGTTTGAAGTGCCGCGCTATCATCTTTTCAGTGTGGTAGGCGATCCGAATATCATTGTCAACGAAATTCCCATTTTGCTTCTGGATCAGAGTGAAATCGTGCTCAGGGTTACTTCTACAGATAACCTTCGCCGATATCTCTTCATCCCAAGTACAAAGTTTGTGGTTGCACTTGATAAGATTCTTGGTTATTCATTGCTTTATGATAGCAAACAGCTAAACATTTCTGTTGCTGAACCGTCGACACAGGCGCCGTTCCCCTTCCCGACAAGCAACCCCGACTATAAAGCGATTTCCGGGCGCAAGTTTGTGATCGAACCGGCGCAAACGGCTACGCCCAACACCGAAACCATTGTGCTTATCAGGGGCAACGAAAGTGGTGCACAAGCTGAACTGAAAGTAAAACTGATTACATAAGATTATGAGAGAGCAACTTATTTCCTACATTACCACGCTACTTGGAACGGTTACCGATTATTCCAAGCGACAGATTTTGCAGGGATTTCTGAACTATCTGCAATCGAATCTGTCTATCACTACGGAAGAGCTCGAAACTATACGAAACGTTGTCAACAACATCGCTACGGAAGCTGAGACGGCTCCGCAGCCTCAGGGGTTTGTCTTCAAGCAAATTGACGACGTGGTGTACAGCACGAGAAATGTAGCCGTTCCGGGGTTCTGGGATAAAAGCGGAGTTATTGCACGAAACGATTTTGTAACTTATTCTTCGCAACCCGATCATTACAACGATTACTATGTGAATATCTTCAAAGGATCGCTTACCACCGATCCGGAGTTTTCCGTGGCGTTTGCTTCCAAAGGGAACTATGGCGGTGGAACTAATGAAATTACTCGAAAGCATTATCTGGCTTTTATCAATCAATTCAAAACCAATCTGGCTTCTGATGTTATTACTGTTCCCCGTGATCCCGCAAATCCCGGTGCCGGATTCAGTGAACTTAAGAACTTCATGGTAGTCTCCTTCCATAATTTTGCCGATACAATTGATGTTGGTAATTTCCAGATTAACCTGTCTTTCACCGACGGATCAAACCGCGCAACCCTGTCTCTGGTTGACAACAGCGGCGAAACCAACCTCGCTACTCCGATCCGCACCCAGGTGCAGCCGTTCTACTATCTGGTGTCGGGTTCACTTCAGAGTGGAAAGGCGGTTCCTGTAACCCACTCCATAACTCAGAAGGTGTTTGGAATCGTATTCCCTCAGTCGGCGCTGCTTCTGATCGATCTGGATGCATGCGGCGATTTTGTCTCTCATTCGCTTGGGGTTGGATCGGGGGGATACAGCACTTCGCTTTACATGCTGGATCCAACCGGATTCCCGATTGACAGCAATCCTCCGGTCGGTGGCGTTGCGAAACTTCATGAAAACATCGCCAACCTTATTCTTGACATGACGCTTTCAATGGTGGATAACATTCACTCTATGGTTATTTTCTGTCGCGTAAAGGCTGGCGAATTCAATTACTCGCTCAATCCCACATTCTACGATCCCACTTCCGGACGCATTTTGTATCCTGATCAGGGTACTTATATTACCACCGTTGGAATCTATGATCAGAACAATCAGCTTGTGGCGCTTGGAAGACTTTCCTCTCCGCTTCGTAAGACCAACGAAGATGAATACGTGATTAAACTGAAGGTGGAATTCTGATATGCTTGTTACGGCGTCTCTTACAGAATACGGTCAGCGTTTGATTGCAAAGCTCATTCGCCAGAAAATCTCCATTGCCGATTATCTTCGTACGATGGGAAAATTCGCCCTTTCAGATGACGAAGTGGTTTATAATGTATACTCCCCAACTGTTTCTATCATTCGTCAACCTCGCGAAGTGGGGAATATTTTTGACAGCAAATTTCATCTGGTTACGCTGTATGAAACGGATGAAGGGGATCGAAGGGATTTCATGCCGATGATCGTAAACGTAAATATCCTCTATGAAACACAGTATCCTCAGAACTTTATCATCGAACCACAAACCGCTTATGGAGTCAACAAATCTTATACGCTTTATATTCAACCCAATGTGTTTACCATCGTTGATTCTGAAGACAACGACGTCGATTTTTACCCGGAAAGCGGCACCAACCTTTTTGTTGCGGTAGGGAGAAGATTTGTTCTCAGAAGCAAACCTTTCTTTACCGAATCGGATAAGATCAACTGCAAAGCGATTATTCTTGGAAATGATGAAGGTGGTGTGTGGATATTTGATATTGTTGTAACGCCGTCTGAACTTACGCTTTATGAATTTCGCTATCCGCCCCAATTTTTTGGAATTGAGGATATTTATATTACGGTTGGCGATTACGATGCGGCTTCGGAAGCTCAGGCGTCTGAAGAATATCCGCTTAACACCTTCTGAAACCTTTCTTGAACCCGATCGTTTTTTCATCAAAAAAAGCCATGAAAGGGAAAGATTTCATTAAAGTGGGTGAACCTACCGTTACACGCTCTGAAAATACCATTGTCGTAGAAGACAAAGAGAAGGTTGACCAGCTCAAATCCCTTGCACTTCGTGAAATGCAACTCCGCAACGCCTACATTGAAATGGCGGTGCTTGTCTTTGATATGCTGGTGGAAATCGTCGATGAAGGCGATGTGAACGTATTCGAGCATGCGCTTAAAGCCAAGCGGGAGCGCATGAAGATCATGGGGGAACTTCAAAAGGAACTGGAAGAACTTGGAATCAATGCGTCGGAAAAGGAATTCGAGCTTAACTTTGAAGAAAACCGGGTTGTAATTAAAATTGCGGAAAACAATGAAGGTTGAGAAGATTTCTTCTTCCCCGAACCCTTCTTTTTATCGCGGGGAAATCGCCTTTGTAATGATAACGCTCGGGGAAATTCCCGAAGTGTGGCTTAAAAATATTTACCCACACATTTCACACCTTCGGGATTATTTTTATATTTTTGTTTATCCGGAAATGCGCTTTCACCCGGATTATAAATTGCTCCAGCATTTCAACCTTCAACCGGTAAAAGATAAAGAAGTTTGGAGATCGTGGCTTAAAAATCAACTGGAACATCACAAACTTAATGTTTTTCTTGTAGATGAAATTCAGTACTCTCAGTTTGCTGCATTTATTGACGCACTTGGTCTTCTTGGTGTAGAAGCCGGGGTGTTTGTGCACGACGATGTTTATATTCCCCCGGCATATCTGAAAGGGTTGGATAAAGCATTCGAGGAGGGGTGTTTCGATAAATATTTTATGATTTGCTCCAACATGGTAGAACCTTACGGGGTTGTTCCCTATCAAAACGAAACACCTTTCAAAGATCCGTATGAGCGAATTGAGCTTCCCGATCATCTTGCCGATGAAAGGTTAAAAACCCCTGAGGGATATTACATTTACGCCGCCGCATGTTATGTGGAGACTTTCGCAAAAAAAGACTGGAGAGAGATTGTTATCAGAGAAGAACATTTTCTCGATTATTTCGATGTAAAGCTTTTTAATGAATATGCCGATTATGTCTACAATTATTTCACTTCAAACAAACTGCACAAGCGCGGCGTTTTCATGCATCTTGACGGGGGGCACGTTATTAACAGGTATTATCTCGAATCTCTGAGAAAGTATTACGATTATCTTCCAACCCACACGGAAACTTTTTTAATCCATGTGGCACATGCGTTCAAGTGGAGATATGCCACGCTTCCGTATTTATCTCACGCACATATGTACAGACCTTCTCGGATATTCTCCGTTCGGCGCGTCAACATGGATTATTTTGTCGGAAAGCAGGTACAGGGTATGTTTCCTCAAGTGCTAAGAGACCCGGAGGTCAGAAAATTATGAAACGGTTGTTTGTAGGGGGAACAGGTCTTGCGGCACTCAGCACCGTTATTTCTCTCCTTGATCGTGGCTTCAGATTTGAAGAGATTACTTTTTTTGAAAAGCGCAACCACCCCGGTGGGAACGTCTGGGATTTTGACCGGGGGAAAAAATATCACCGATACGGGGTTCATATCTTTCATACCAATTCCCCCGAAGTGATCAAATTTGTGTCGCGATTCTCTTCCTTTTACTCTATCAGTTACAATGCCTATGCTGTTACCGAAAATGATATATGTTCATTTATTCCTTCATCTCTTTTCTGGGTGCGGCTGTATCTTGGAGAAATTGAGCTGGAAGAAGAACTTCTTAACAGAAAAATTCCGGTAGGCAATCTCCCGGAACCGCTTAAATCTTTCGTCTATGAAAACTGGTATGCCCCTTACTCAAAAAAGGTGTGGGGAGATTACTGGGATGAAGAGATGGTAAAAACGGTAGCTTCCCGCGTTCCCTTCTTTACCGACTGGAAAAGATATCACTCTTATTTTGACGATAAAATGGTGGCGCTCCCGGTTGATGGTTACTGGAAAATGATTATACGGATGATTGATTATATCAGAAATTATGTGCCGGTAGTCAATATAGTTTATTCCGAAGACGCGCTTGATCATCTAAACGACATAAAAAATAACCCTTTTATTTATACCGGGGACCTTGATAGGCTTTACCAGAGAGTAACAGGTAAAGAAGAACATCTCCCTTACATTCATCTCAGAATTGAAACCAGAGAAAAACTTGAAGGTATATCTTCCGATCCCTATGTGCTTCGCAAACTGAAAGAGTGGAGTACGCTCGAATCCATCGGATTTCATCTTTCCTCTGATAGAGAACCCTTTACCCGCGTTATCGATCACTCCAGGCTGAATCTTGACAGGGTTTATACCATAGAGTATCCCTCTCAACATCCTCAGGAAAATTCGTTCAAAGCCTATCCGATTAACAAGAAAACCTACAGAGAAAAGGCGGCTTCTATGAAGAACGAACTGGAGTGCCATGGGATTATACTGGTGGGTAGACTGGCTACTTATAACTATTACAACATGGATCAGGTGATAGCTCAGGGAATCAATATAGCTAAAAAATTGAATGAACTACCTGTTTTCACAGGTTAGCCTTGCTCTGATTGATAATCTCCATGAGAATCTTTTCCGTTTCGTCTTCTTCCTGAATCCCTTCTTTCAGATCTTTATACACTTTCTGCAGCGTGTCGAGAATCTTAATATGTAGCTCAAGCATTCGAGCCTTTGCCGACATCAGATTGCTCTCCTCTTCAACCAGCACACTGGTTCTGTTGAGATAGTTGTATTCATCGTCAATCAACGTTTCAAGCTGCATGGCTTTGTTTACGATTTTGTCGAGGATTTCCTGAGCAAGTTTTTTTCTGTCTTCTGTTTTCATAGAGTCTTTATTTTTCTTTAATTAAAAGAAAAGGAGAATAAGATATGAACCGAAAGGAAATTCTCCGTGTTGCGCGGCTTTTGCAGGAGACCAGAACCAAGCTTAACGAATTTCGCCAGAAACTGCTGACCGAAAATGTCACCCGCGAAGAACTCATTCAAAAGATGGGTAATCCAGAGGCAACGGCTGAACGCATAGCAATGAAGTTGCGTAAGTATCTTGGAGTTCCTTCCGTCGTTTCTGTCGCCAAGTATTACGGTTATGATGCCCGGTCTTTTGTCAAAGATTTGTTGAAAATGGCAAAGCGTATGCATATTGAACACAAGGAGCTTCTGAAAGAAGCGTTGCGCGTTCTGGAAGAAACGGAGGGGGATTCTTTCTTCTATACGGAAGCTATTGCACTTCTGGATGAAGGTGGGGAAACCGTTGCAGAAGCGCGGGAAAAAGACTGGGTGAGCAAGGTCAAGCGTGAAGCCGGGCACATGAAGGAAGTGCTTGGAATCCCCGAAGATGAAGATATTGTCGATCATTACAAAGATCACCGCAAATTGGTGCGTGATCTCCTGAAGAAAGTTTCGTACAAAGAAGCCGTGGGGATGTTGGTTTTTGCCGCCAACGTCAACCCTGAACACAATATTTATGACCGCGCTCTGAAGTATATCAAGGAACTCAAGAAACGTAAACTGGCTGAGGCTAAAAAGGAAGAAAAGTGGATTCAATAAGCATTCAAAAGCGGTAAAGTCAAGCGCGGGAAAATGCATGAAGTGCTTGGAATCCCCAAAGACAAAGATATTGATGATGTGTACAAGTCGGGTGAATCGCTGGCGCGTGCCCTTATCAGAAAAGTGGGTAGAGATCGGGCTATGAAAATGATCAATTTTGCAGCAAATACCAGTAATAAACGGGTTTTCAAATCGGCTCGCGCTTATCTTAAGCGAACGGAGAAAAACAATAAGAAGAAGTAATGAAAGAGAAAATTGTTTACGGTTACAACATATCGTTAGATCAGGATTTATTTGAGTATTTTGAAGAGTTGCTGAACAATCATCTTTCCTTCAGAGCACTTAAAGCTTTGATGGATGAATTGCCTTCTGTGGAGTATATAGGAGGTGGTTCTTCTCGTAAGGTTTATCGCATAGTTGGAACTCCTTATGTTATAAAAATTGCATACAATCAAAAGGGTATGGCTCAGAATATGGCGGAAGTGGATATAATAAGACATTCTTCGGCGGAGTATATTCTACCGGAACTCCATGCTTTTTATGAGAACACAAAAACCAGAATGGCGATCGCTTCCATACTCAGGTATTATGAGCCGGTTAAAACCTATCAAGAGCTTTATATACTTCTGGATATTCTCGAACCCGATATGAAAAACAAAGCTCACGAACTGATTGCCGGTAAGGTTTATTCCGATATTTTATCCGGCTGGATTAACCCACATCCGCCTAATTTTTATGAAGATAACCGCTATATTCAATCCTGTCGTAAGCTGATAGAGCTTTATGATCTTCCTCATGATCAGATAACCGATGAAGAAATTTTGAGGATCAGAGATAACGGTTTCGCCAGCCGTTACATTGAAGATTTACAGGATCCGGTTATGAGTTTTGATCTGAACGTGGGGGATGTATTTCAGAAAAAGCAGTGGGGAAGAGAAGGGGATATTCCCAAACTTCTGGACCTTGGGTTTACCGGCTGGGTGTACAGGGAATATTATCAAAGGTAGCCCCTGAATAAACTTTTCTTATTTAATAGAGAAGAACATCAAGTATAAAATGAGAGCGAAGGATTTTTATAAAACCGATATAAAAGTATTCACCGAAGTTGTTGGTTTCCCTTCTCCCGGTAGCTACGAAAATGATAATATAAAACTGGAAATTGCCCCGGATGATCAACTCAAAGCTCAGATTCGTGCGCTTTTTATCGATCTTTTTCGTAAGCTGAATATCGATTTTGATGCGCTCACTTTTGAAATTGTGAGAATCAAGCGACAGTACTATCACATACATTCCATTACGTATGGAGGAAATCCTATCTCGCTTGTGAATGACAGTTATTATGATCACCCGGATTTTATCCTTGTTCGAAATGAATCGTTTGTGGTTGTGGGAAAGAAAGTACCGGCTATTTCCCCGCTTTTCTTTACCCTTACGCTTTATGAATTGCAGCCTCTGAAGCTTCTCGTTGCCGAATTTGTAGCCAAAAACTTTACCACCAATCCCACGGCTGTTCCGGGGGTTTCTCCTTATGTCAGCGGAATCTATGGAATGAATCAGAATGGGGACGTGGTGTTTGTATCGAAGTTTTCTCAACCGATCAAGCTGGATGAAGCTTATGTTTTCGTGCAGAAGATTCTGATCCCCTCTTATTCGTATGTTCCTCCTCCGCCCCCATCCCCAAGTGAACCGCCTCCGATTACTACATCCGACGTTAATATAGAACTGTATTTCCCGAACATTACAACTACAGACCCGAATATCTCTCTTTACTTCCCGGATATTACTACCCCTTCGGATATAATCGTATCGCTTGGATTCTTTTACGATCAATCTCCCGCACTCTTTCTCAATCTGCACGATGGATCTTCCGGAGAAGTGGGACTCCTGGATTCCAGTGGAAGTTATAAACAGGTTACCACCACCAGCATTCAATACGGTGGGGTAGCTGCATGGGGATATGATGTGTTCTGGTTGGATTATTACACGACATCCAGCACCGAAACCGTCTCAATCAAACGTCTTTTCCTTGGCGGCGGATATATTGAAGATTATATAACATTTTCCAATCAGGGTAGCACCACATTCAACGCATTACTTTACGATATAACAAAATCTGTTTTTATCGTTTCGGCTGATAATGGAACATACATGGTTCGGAAATCACCCTATTTAGTCACCTTCTCCGACTTTTTCGGAACGGCAAGCATTTTCATGGATTTGAATTATTCGACAAGTGTTCTGTATTACACGGATAATACACCTTATTTGAAATATGCCAGTTATACAACCACATCACCCTATTTCTTCAACCCAATTAATTCAGGATTTCTGACGGTAAGTTATCTTTCTTACTTCTCAGTATATGTCTCTACATCTACTCAGTATTTCTATCTGACGTCATCCGGAGCAAACGTTGTTCTCAAAAGTACGGGTAACAATCTGACTTTCTACTCATCTCCTCAAATGGGTGCGCTGGAAGTCGATTGGGAAAACGTCTGGAATGAGCCGGTCAATCTCCTTTTCTTTTCAGCGGTAACCGGAAGTGCATGGGGACTTTTCAAATCTCCCAAATCGAGTGTAAGCGTGTCGTTTATTGGAGCGGTATCAAAATTTGTCAGACAGATTGCTCCGGTGGTAAATTATGTGCCTGTTAGTAACGTTTATCTGACTAATAGCAATTCTTCTATGAAAAATTCCTTCCAGAGTTTAGGGTTAACCCCTTCCGCTGCTCTTAACACCCAACTTGTATCATCTGAAATACCATATGATACATATTCTCAAGTTCCACCATTTTCTAATGCCGGGTTTAAATGGGAACTCAAGGCGGCAAATTATCCGTTTGATACATATTCTCAAGTTCCACCATTTTCTAATGCCGGGTTTAAATGGGAACTCAAGGCGGCAAATTATCCGTTTGATACATATTCTCAAGTTCCACCATTTTCTAATGCCGGGTTTAAATGGGAGCTTAAAGCAGCCAATAAAAGTTATCCAACCACAACCCCCGAAGTTGATCTTGATTATTTAAGGTTTAAATTTTAAAGAATGAGATGAACAGAGATTACATAATAAGCAGTAACTCCATCATTATCACCTTTTCAGTGAAAGATGATTATGGAATACCCTTTTCAGTAAGTGCTTCCATATTGAAAGAAAATAATATATCTTTTTCTGTTACACCGCCCTGGTTTACGGTTGTTACCAGTTCTTTATATTACATCGGCACCAGAAGTGTCATTGATGTTACAATATCTTTTGACCATACACACCCGTCTTTTTCCCTTGAAAGTGTGTATGATATGGGTGTTTATGTGTATTTTGATAATAACGTAAAGTTTTATAATCTGTCTCTTTTTACTTCCAATTTTGAAATTGTTTCTTTGAGTAGTTTAAGTGAAATTTGGAGTGTCGAGTATATAACTATAACACAAAGTGGATATACCCCAACCATTTCTGTTTTACCGTCTTTAACGGGTAATCGCCATGTATCTTTATATTCAACAGGGCAAGGTTGGCATTATTACTGGGACAAAGGCTATTCTTATCTTGCCAGCCATATAAATAGTTATAATTATAACAACACATTTAGTGTTAATCTGTTAGACAATAACCCAGATTCACCATTCCATGTTTTTATGGTTTTTGCTCCTGCAATGCTACATAGCATTTCCCAGTTTATGGATGTGATGATGTTAAATACCAGTACAGACAACAACCGCTTTATAGGAACAGGGTTTGTAAACAACAACAATAAACTAAATGTAGTGCTTTTCAGTCTTGATAGCGGTTCTTCTGTTGGGAGCACCGCATATACGTGTAGTGGCTATGGTCTGGAGTTTTCTTACTCAGATGTATTATCTTATCCTCTTCTTTTTGAAGTGTCTCATAACAATTCTACAACATCATTTTATATCAACGGAGTTTTTGTTGGTGAAAAGTATAATACAGACACAAGGCGAGATATTAACAGATTGCTTATCAGAGATCATGCTGGAGACCCTGCTTTTAAATTTTACGAAATCGCTGTTTTTAGTACTTCTCTCCCGGCTCCTACAGTCTCTATGATTCGAAAATATTATTATCATAAGTATAAGTACAATATGCTGTTATATGAAGGTAAGTCATTCAACATACTGAGCAGTCGATCTGTTGATTATCCGTCTTTAATGGGGACTCTTTCGACACAACCGTATACATTTTCGTTTACCCTTTCAATTATGTCTCATATTAACAACACTTTTTCTCTATTTTATACATTGAGCGGTTCCACACCCGATACGTATAACAGTACATCTTATTTTGAGTTTGTTACTAACTCTACGGTGTACACTTATCCCTCTTCATCAATTGCTCCGGGAGAAACCCATAGCTATGTTGTCAATTGGATCAATCCAGATGGTTTCCCTCCTTATGTTACCAACAGCATGTATGTTTATATGCTTACCGACAATATCATCACACGCAGACAGGGGGTGTTTTCATACAGCGGAGTTGCCGGAAGTGATAATATTAAATTTATTTACGAATTGTTCAGACTTGACAGGTTTACTTCTTCGGTTGCGGCTGCAGTCTTCATTTACAGCTTGTAATATTTAATAAAAAACATTTAAGTTATGGCATACCAGATTTTATATACCCCGGATGCAAACGGCTATGTTACCATTTCATTTTCGTTATTTGACCCGGATCAAGATAACATCAGTGTCTTGAACACTTATGTTTCGGCTATAAATGGTGTTGATGTTACACCCTTTTTACCCGACTGGTTGACGGTTTCAGTTTCCAATCAATATCTGGTAGCTGGGGGATATAAAGGGAGTATGAGCGTCAGAGATGTATATTATTTAATCAAAACAGATCACCCCACTATTGAAACGGGTTCGGGCTATTATATAGTAACCGAATATACAGATGGAATAAATGGTACCCAATCAGTTAGAACAAAGTTTTTTAATTCTTCTTTTTTCTATGATTTTGGTCATAATGCTTTTATTGCCAGGGCAAATATCAATTATGGAGCTATAAGTAGATGGAATCAATTTTATATTGCAGATAGCTATGCTGGTGGTAGTCAAGCGGCGTATCAGAGTCATTTCCCCAATTATTCTTTTAGTCTTTTTTACGATTTGGATTATTGGGGAACTGTAAACAATATCGAACTTTTTATAAATGGTAAAAAAGAAAAATTCCATTTATTTCAGACAATATTTCTTGACGGTTATGCAGATGACTCTTCGGTGTTCAATGTAGATGTTAGTTACATAGGTAGAATTTTAAGTGGTGAAAATATTATTTCAATATATTATTCTACATTATCTTCCGGGAATCTGGGTATTCGAGTAACTTATTCGACTATAGTTACCCCATTTTTAACAAAGAAAGTAACTCATAGTATAACAGTATCTGAATGGGGATTTTATAATCCAAACCGGTCTTATTTTGTGTTCCATGAATTTCATTATGAAATGGACCCTCTTAGTAATGATCTTACTGTTTCATTTTATTTGAATAATAGACTTATATTTAGAGATACACACACTTACAGTGAAATGGCGCCCCTTTTGTATCACATAGCAATAACTAAAGATGCAGCCTATCTGAATTCCACTCTAATACCGGGTGATATGACACAAGAACAAATTCGCCACATCAGAAACAGAGTATTTCATGACTGTTACCCGTATATAAAACCAGCCACAATTACAACTATATCGGTGGATGGGGTTATAATACCGTAGTTGTTTAATTCTCCTTCGATTTTATTTATTTAAGAAAAAAAAGGTTGTTATGAAGCAGAAGGATATAATCCTTCTATTCCAGTTCATGAAGGCTTCTTCGGAAGACAAGAAATTGCTGGAGTCGGCTTCCGCAAGTGAATTGATGAATTTCGTGGAATCTGACGATGTTTATTACATTACCAAAATTGTCGAAGCCTGCATAGATCAGGAATATGAAAGGGTTCCCTATTTCGTCCACGAATACCGCAAAAAGCGCCAGTACAACGGTTTCCATGAAGCGCTGGAAAAGATCATTGGAGAAAAACAGCTTTCAAAAGTTTACGAAACCCGTATCGATCCCCGCATTTATCGCGCGGCTGGTGTGGCTGAGCTTTTCCTGAGCGCAAGGAAACCTGCTAAAGTGGCGGCAATCCTCTCGCACCTTTATGAATCGGCGTTGAAACAGATCGAGGAGATGACCACCACCGGCGACATTGCGGGGTATGACGCGCCGGTAGGTTACTCCAGCCGTGATGTGGAAAAAATCCGTAAAGATGTCAAGCAGGACAAGAAAGATGAAGAGGAAAAGGTGTTAATGGAGGAGGAAAACGATCAGAATAGTTATGAAATCCCCGAAGAAAAGAGGGTGAAAGAAGCCGAAAAAATCACGGAAGAACTGGAAAAGGATATTGCCCGCGTGAGCGAGGAATTGTGTGAAATGATCGAAGAGATCATTGACAAGATTACGCTGGATGAAAACTATCGCAATTACATTCGCGAGCTTATCAACACGATCGAAGCTTCTCGCGGAAGTGTTTCCAAGCTGGTTGCGCTTACCGATGTGCTTGCGCGGCTTCGCGAAATGCTTCCTTCGGTGGAAGCCGTTTTCCTGTACGCCGAAGACAAAAAGGAAGAAGAAAACAATAAAACTGAAGAATAACCGCTATGGAAGTTAACGATAAAACTTATACGGCTCTGATTATGGAAGCCGACGTCATTTCCGACAATGGTACACTCTACACGCCGGAAGCCGTAAAAAAAGCAGTGGAGCGTATGAAGCAGGAGATTGAAAAGGGTCAGATGTACGGCGAGCTGGATCACCCCTACCAGAACGATTTTCGAATCGGGTTCGTGTCGCTTGAGCGCCTTGCCGTGCAGTGGGTAGACGTATGGATGGAAGGAAATAAAGTGTACGGAAAATTCCGCATTCTCCCAACTCCTTACGGAAATCTGGTCAAATCGCTTCTTGAAAACGGTATCAATTTCGGGTTTTCCCTTCGTGGGAGCGGTAAAACCAAAGTAGGTTACCGCCAGCAAAAACGGGTAGAAATTGTTGACGACTTCTTTATCACAGCGATAGATGTTGTAGCCGTTCCTTCTTTTCAAAGTGCAAGAGTGCTTCAGGAATCTCGATTTGGAACCAAACAGTCGCTTCAGATATTGGAAACGGTTGAGAAAACTCTTTATCGCTATTTATGAGTGAACTGAGGAATGCACTCAGGAAAATCATTACAAACTTCGTCAATTTTCAAAGCGCGGTTCTGGAGAAGTGGAAGCTTACCCCGCGAAACTTTCTGTTTCGTGCGCCTGATAGTTCATGGGGAATCGAAGTAGAAATCAACTACCACTACAACACGATAGGTTTTATTGTTTACGATGTAGAATTTTTCGACGGAGAATGGGAGAAAAAAATAACGCATACCGACTTCATTGTTGAAACAGACCGTCGCATTGCGAGGGTTTTGAGGAAAGAGGAAGATCTGAGATTTCGTCTGAGAGACTACCACCGGGAGTATTTCTTAAGCATAAGAAGATCGGAAGATTTGTCTCCGGATCAGGTTCTCGAAGCGGTTGTTTTCCTTTCCATTTTTGCCCTTCGCAACCTTGTCAAAAAAGGTAAAACCAAGATTACATTGATTACCGATATTCGCGCCGTCGAGGATACCTACCAGTTCTTTGATGAAATATCTCCGGGGCTGCTGCTTATTGCCATTCAGGGTGCGTATACGGAAGAAGGGAAAGTTGTCATTCCTTCCACCGGAATGGAGAATATGATTCTCAAGGTATTTTATGACGGAAGCGAGGCTTCATCCGACGCCATCAAAAAACATATACCTATTTTAAAGGATTACGGATTTCACCTGTATCAGGAAGATCACTCTTCGGAAAAAATGGGGGGAGAAGAGTATCAGACGTGGATGTACTTCTTCTACGTGGATGAAAAGTCATTTCTTTATCGAGATATTAAGAAAAAGCTTGAAGAAGTGGTTGAAGATCACGACATTTACAATGCCACCTTTCAGGTTTCAAGAACATCTCGTGGACAGCGTCTCTATATCGTCGGAGAAACGGTGTACACTTCCAGTTAAAGTTCCATTTCGAACGAATCTTCGTCTTCTTCACCGCCCCCCCAGTCGAAATCGGCAAGGGAAATGTCTCCAAACCCGAATTCTTCTTCCATTTCTTTAACCACCTGATTTATCTTGTTTTTGAGAATACCTTTCATTTCGGCAAGAATGATTGAATATATAAAACGTTTAAACATAATAGCATACGGTGAGGTGCCTGTAATCTGAGGTCTGATTATGTTATAATAAATCTGTTCGGCAAAATCTCTTCCTTCTTCTTCAGAATTTGAAGGAATATTTTTATGAGCGAAATGAATTGCCATATATCTGATATGGTCTTCCGGGGTGAATTTGAGAATGTTTTCCGCTTTTCTATGCACCGCTTCGATTACAGCTTCTTCAATCTTTTTCATAGCGTAGTTGTTTTTGACCATAAGCTCTACCAGCACCGGAAGTACATTTTTGTAATTGGGGTCTTCTCCCGATTCCATAACCGTTTCAACGGCGGCTCCGATCAGCGGAGTCAGCCCCTCGATAAAAGAACGGTTGTCGATCTTGGAATAAAAATAAGCTACGGCTTCGCGTGCGCCGGGTGAGTCGTTGATATTTTTGAAATCGAAAAGCTCATTTTCCACAAACCTTTTCATTGCGTTCTCATCGAAAAGATAAGCCGGGTGTTGTTTGTAAAGGTTTATGAGTTTAGAGATATGCGGCTGAAGATCTTTACGTTTCCACAAAAACTCCATAAAATCCCCCAGATACAGTCTGCTTTCGATAAAGCTGAGAGGGGTGGCGATATTATACTGGCTACGAAACTGAGCAAATAATCCCTTCTGGTAGGGGTGTTTGTCGGAGAAGGTGGCAAGATAAAACTCCATACCTGAATATCCCTTGACGCCGTCTTTGATATAGTGAACATTGCCGTCTCCCTTGTAAGCCGGGTTGACTACAAGCACATAGTAAGGATAATAGGTGTCGTGGAAAATAGGGTTAAGTGCGGTGCAGATAAAAAGACGATCGGAGGCAAGCTGAAGCACTTTGGCGTTGATTTCGTAAGAGGAAGGTTTGAAAATAACCCCGTATTCTTTTTCCCAGAACTCTTCACCGTTTTGCGTCAGGAAATCGATAATTTCTTTATAGCGATTTACCAGTTCCACCTGATAGGTGTCGGAATATCTTGCGATCTGGTTGTAAGTGTGCAGAAGCTGCTCCGGCTCAAGTTCCGTGATCTGTTTGGGGAGGTTGTATTTTTGAAGCAAATTCGGTTCGTTTACCAGCGCGATATACCAGCCCAGCGCAATGGAAATTTCGTTAAGTTTGCTGAGCGTAATGTCTTCATTTTCCACGTAAAATCTTGCCAGCGTAAGTACCATTGACTGAGGGGAGGGTAGATGTGTCGGTTTTCCTTTGCGCAAGGAAATCGCGCGATCATACGCCTGAGCAATGATCGTGGCAAAAACGTCGATCATACGTTCTTTGATCGTAGCGTCGTCAAGTTTTTCGACAGCAGCCCCGAAGTAAATGGTGGCACTGGAGTCTTTACGAAGTTTGGCGGCGATTAACTCGCGGTTCTGCTTGGAAATCTGGTTATATGCGTTTGTAACTTTATTTCTGAGATCGGTTAATTTCATCTTTTTCTTTAAATATCAAATCCGGTTATTTAATAGTGATATTTAGCTACTTAAGCAGAAACTTCTATGATTACGGATAACAGAAAATCCAACGTTGCGCATCATTATTACATTTACAACGCATCCAAAGAAACCGCATACAAGTTTTTTACCATTGACGATGTGATCGAAGTGCTTCAGATCAAACGTTTCCCCGAAGATATGTTCTTTGTGGTGGGAAAAGGTGGTCTGCTTTATGTTGGAGGAAGAATACCTATCCAAAAGTTCAAAGATGATTATCTCTATAAGCTTCGCATGAATGAAAAATTTGAAAATTATAAATATGTATTTTACATCAACCTGATGAAAGAAAACGACTGGTATCATCCGGTCTGGAAAAAGGGAGAAGAAAAGGATGAAGATTAAAAGTTAAATGTGCTGAAGATTGGTTTTTCAACCGGCTTTTCCGGCTTATTCAGCGTAACCACTCTTGGCTCCGTTCTATTTTGCATTTCCGTAAGCAGCGCAATAATCCGGTCAAGTTTGTTTGCGATCAGTTTTTCTCCGGCGGTAATTACATCTGGATCGATAATGGCTTTTACAGCCACATCGGGTTTGATCGCCGCACTTACGGCTTCGGTAATAGCTCCAACCAGCATGCCCGGAGCAGCAATCGTACCGACGGCACCAAGCGTACCAAGTGCTCCAGCCAGACGGAATATACCGGAAGTCAGATTGGGGTAGGTTTCCAGCGTGGAAGCAAGTCTCTGAAGGTTGCTGGCAAACACTCCCATAGCTTCACCGGTGAGATAGAGACCGCCCGCCACCACGGCAATAGCGCCTATGGAAGCTGCAAGACCGGTAAGAAGTGCGGGAAGTGAAAGAAGACCACCAAGACTGATCAACCCTACCGTAGTGGTAAGCGCTCCAAAGAAGGCAAGCAATCCTTTCGAAGTCTCACCCCAGTCGATTCCCTGAAGTGATTTCACAGCTTTTCCGAAAAGATAAATACCACCAACCAGCACCCCCACCGCTGCTGTAAAACGAACGATCGATCCAAGCGAAAAGCTTTGAAAGAGGTTTTTGGTAAAATCTTTGACTCCACCGGTGATTCGACGGAGAATTCCTCTTCTTGAAGTTGCATCCTCCGCAACCTGTTTCATTTCCCGGCTACCGAAGAACTTCTTGAACACATCTCCAAGACGACTGAAAAAGGAACCAATACGGTTTACAACCCCTCCCCCAATGCGGCGAGGAATGGAAATGATTAAATCAAATAACATCTTGAGTGCAGTTCCAAGCTTTCCGATATTCGCAATAGCGTAAAGCGCGGCACCGGGTCCAAGAAACGCGAAAATGCTTTTGAAGAAATCTCCAAGAACGTTGTCTTTCAACAATCCACCAAGGCTACCAACCTTATCGATAAGATCGGTCATAGCCTGAGACCACTTGAACATCAATTGCATTCCCTGTGTCAGAATTCTAAGCACCGGAATCATGTTGCGAATGAGTTCAGCGCCGTAAAGCATAAACGTCTCGAAGAATGCATCCACCGCATTCTTCAATTCTTCCCATTCGTTGGGTCTCAGAAGTTCATCAAAAGTCTGGATAAGCATTTCAGGTGAAAGCTTCCGGCGGAAATCTTCCACGATAGTGCCGAACCCTGTAAGCTGCTCTCTGGACTTTCCAAGAATCGTTGCGATCTGCTCGGAGGTTAAGCCCAACCCTTCAAGTGCCCGCTCAAACTGCATACGATAAATGGGGAGTTCATCCATCATGCCCCGCATCTGCATTGCCATTTCCGCAAGCTGATCGACGATTCCTTCAATGTCGCCGGTGAGCATGGCTCCAAAGAAGCGTTCGAAATCAACCGGCTGGCGCGAGAGAATCTGAATCTGAATGAGCGAGTCGATCACCGATTCCTGAGATTGATAGAGACCTTTCAGAATATTCATGCCGTCTCTGAGCGACATATTCCACCGCGCCAGTGCAATCTGAGTTTGCGTGATCTGACGCGCCCCGCTTCCAAGCAGCACGACAAATTCTGAATAACTTTCAACAAGATCGCTGACCAGTTCGGTAGCGCTCAAATTTGCTTCATTTGCAAAAGCAGTGATAAGCTGAATATGTTGCATGATATTATCTTCCAGCGTGGTAGCTGCAAGTAGCATGTTACGTGTTAGCGTGCGGCTGTCAATATTCAGGCGCTGATTCAAGAGAATCATCTGACGCATGAATCCGTCGATGTTGTCTCCAGCACCCGCTGCTGTCTGAGCTATCAACGCGAACGGATCGCGCGTGCGCGTAAATGCATAAAATTCGGCAATAAAGCGGGTAGTATCCCGGAGCTGAACACCGAAGCGTCTCAGATCAATATTTGCGCGGTAAAACTGAAGCGCCTGATCCCTAAGCAGCCGGTTGTAAATACCGGTAACTCTGATCACTTCATCAGTAGTTTCAATGTAGCGTTCAAGCGCCCCCTGTACCAGATTAATTGCCATTCCATAAGCGGTATACCTTGTCACCCTTTCATAGGTGAAAAATGCCATGATCTGTTTGAAGAAAATTTCTGATCGCTGGCGAAATCTGATAAAGTCTAATGCAAACCGATTGATATATTCATAAGGCACCCCAAGGTCTCTTCGTGCTTTGTCGAAAACATCGAATGCTGTTTCCGTCTTGAATCGATCGAGATTGAGGTTTCTACGAAGTTCTCTGAGTCTGTCGATAAAGGATTCAAATGCCGCCCGTTGTTCGGCGCTCATGTGTTTCCACGACGCTTCAAAAACGTCAATATATCCAAGAAGTCGTGCGGCGTCTTTCTGGTGCGTCTCAAGGAAATTTTCAAGTTTTTCCTTTTCCTCTTCCGTAAACTCCGAAAGGGCGTCTACCAGCTTTTCGAGCGTTTCCTGATTGGTGCTGAAAAGCTTTTCAAGTTCTTCAAGATAGTCTTTGTACAGTTTTTCGTTGGATTCCCGGAGCTTTCTAAGCCGGGTAATCACCTGATCCAGCGTTCCAAGATCTATCTTTGAAAGATATTCCTCAAACGCTTCAAGCTTTTTGAGAACGGCAAGTAGTTTCTCTAAAGGTTCCACTTTTTGATTAAATAAAAAATCCCCCCGCTTGAGCAGGGGGAGCATCGTCGAATCTTAAAAACTACCAAGCTACTCTCAACACATGTTCATCATGCCCATCAGACATATAAATTGTCGTATCAATGCTGTTGGGATGTTCCCTGCACGGAAGAAGCAGACTCCGCGCAATATCGGTTACCACTTCCCTTGAAATCGACTTTCCTTCCCGATTTTCGGCGCGTTCAATGCACGTAAAATAATCGGGAAGCATTACGATATAATGGTAACCCACGGTTTCCGCAATATCCCGCCGAAGCGCATTGTAAAAACGTCTCCGGCTCTTATAACTCATGTTGGTTGCGTCTACAAATACCTTTTCATTCTCTTCAACCGCCTTACGGAAAGCGTTCATGTAGCGGTTGTTGACCTTGGTTTTATGCATAGGGTTGTTGTGAATCTCCCGGAAAACAGTATTGTAGTCTCCTGTGATCCCTATTTCAGCGGCGTATTCCATCATGATTTCATCACGGGATACAATCGCCCCCTCTCCAACTTTCTGAAGAAACGTGCTCTTTCCACTCCCCGGAACCCCGATCATAAAATAAACATGGCGCTCAACAGTACCGATCGGGGTATTCTCAAAATAATGGATTACGGGGAATTCCTGCTTTTGGGGTTTTGTAGAAACCCTACCCTTTAGATCACACTGATTGAATTTTTTCAAGAAGTTATATAAACAGGTATAATTAACCATTTCGGTGAAAAGCCGCATAAAAAGGTTTGGATTTTTCCAGTGCAACATATGGTAATTGACGCCGTAAAGGATTTGAATGGCGTCTTTTGGTGTGATGAGGGAATCCCTCAATACTTCACACAGCAGAAGAGGAGCGATATACGTAGACACCCCTTCATGACCGGGGAACATTACTCTTCCCCTTTCGACAACACGGGTATAGGGTTTCCCACTATCATGAAGAAGGGCGGTTAAGGATAGATTAGTTTGCTCCCGGTGATCAGCGGTTATCTTATCTACCACCTGCAATACCATAAGCGTGTGATTTAAAACATTTCCCTCAAGGTGGTACTCGCTTTCGTGATGGCAATGGTACATTTCGGTCAGAACTTCCTTAAAACGGGAATTCCTGATGTTTGTAATGAAGTTCGGCATGGCTCATCTGTTTGGTTTCAACTGACAATGGAATATATAAGAAAGAAAACAGAATGATCCAGAGGGTATGTGAAATAACAGGGAATTAAATACTGGTAATTAGTATTGTGTGGAATGGAACTCTGGTGTTTTGATTCGGTTTTCCGGTCAAAAAAACGGAGGAAGTATGGTAGTCAAGCCGGTAATGTATTCCGTAACGCACCTGAATGAAGAAAAAGCCGTTCAACTAACCTGCTATGTGCTTGAAGACTTTGCGCCGGTTTCGGATTTTCTGGAGACTGTGCGCAACCTGTGCGACGCTTTTAGAGGATATTATTCGGTGCTTATAGACAGAAATGGGGAAATTGTAAAAATATATGAGTTTCCCCTCACTTCGCTTTGTGTCAGCCTTAATAACTTTTTTAACTTCGGGGTTGACTGGGAGTCAAGGCGGGTGGTGTTCACGAAGGAGAAGAACTTGGTTCGCCCCGACGTTTACGAAGCCCTTGAGCAGTTTGTGAAGAAATTCCGAAAATCAAAGACCTTTGAATCATATGTATCGTTTTTGAAGTAAAAGCGGAAGTAAATCCAAAAACGGGGGTTGTGGGGTTTGCTCAGATTTTTATTCTTGGTGTATTTTCAGCCTATGTAGTTTTTGTGGAAAACATACGCACCGAAAACAAAACTCAGAGGTAATCATGTTTAAGACTCAGGTGCCGCATATCGTTGATGTCAAACCCTCCAACGTGTGTAATTTTGGGTGTGCTTTCTGTTATGAAAACTCCACCCCGGAGGGATCAGAGTGTGATCCGGGTGACATGATCCGGTTCGCACGAATGTTAAACGAAATGGGTACCTACGAACTCAGCATAGGGGGTGGAGACCCCTGCTTTTTCTGGAAGGGGAGATTTCTGGAAGAGTTATATCGCATTGTCAAAACGTTCAGCCGGGGTTATGTTAACGTAACCACCTTCAATGCTTCGTTTGCCCGAAAGCTTATGAAGTTCTACCGGCATTATTTTCCGAATCGGCTTTTTGGGATAGGTTTCAGCGTGCATGGTTTGAAATCGGTGGAGTCGTATATCGATCTTCTGAATCAGAAGCCCCCCAATGTGCAACTGGTGGCTCAGCACGTATGGGGGAGCGTTCCCTTTGAAGAAACCATTGAAATGATGCAAATGCTTTCTCAGGTAGAGGGGAGCCATCTTCTGCTACTTGGTTTTAAGAAAGTGGGGAGGGGAGAAACTTATAATAACATACCAATTCCAGAAAACAAGACACTGGAAGCGGTGAAGTATTTTATGAAAGAACTCACCATTTCGGTGGATTCCCTTTTTGTTAAAACTTACCCGGTGTTCAAAAGAGAATTTCCACATAGCACTACCGATCAGGAAGGACTTTTTTCCTGCTACATCGACATGAGTGAGCCGGAAGCACTTGTTGCTCCGGGATCCTATTTGAAAGAAAAGGGTTTCAGGGTGTCGAGGGAAAAACTGTTCGATCCGGTAACTTTTCTCAACATCTGGAAAAAACTATGAAAGTGTTCAAAATACTGATAGGCTCTATTTCGCTGGCGCTTGCGCTGTATTTGGTTTATCTTTCATTATACTTGAGAAACCCTGCAGCGCTGGTGCTAAGAGGAGAGAATCCCTTCTGGTTGAACATAAAGTTTTTACTTCTTTTTATTCTTACCGTTGTTTTTTACGTTGTCTATGTAACCATTGACAAACAAAGGAGGAAGTCATGAAAGCATTCATTCGTTTCGGTCTTTCCACAAATTCATCGTCTTCCCACTCCATCCTTATCAGCCGTTATCCTGATAAGGTGAAGGAGGATTTTTACCCTTGCGATTTCGGGTGGGAATTTTTTGTCTGCAAAACGCCGCTGGCTAAGATGTGCTATCTGATTGCCAACGCGGCGTCGGATATATACATTGACGCTTATCTGAAAAATCATAGAGAACTGGATTGTGTGGTTGTGAAGTTTGTAGAATTGATGTTTGAACGCGAGCCTATCAAGCGTCTCTTTATAGACGCACTTCGGGAGATGTTGAACGATATTTCAGATAATCTGAGCTACGATATGAACGTTGCCGAAATGAGACGTTTTCTACTTGCCAGATATAATGAAGATTATAAGGTGATAGAAAGGCTTGATCGATGTGATCATGAATCGCGCTGGAACTGGCGTTATATTCTTAAAAATCCGGAATTAAGCCAGTTTATGCTTGATTTTATCGAATGGGTTGTATTTGATCCAGAAGTTATCATTGTGGGGGGCAATGACAATTTTTATGATGAAATAAACGATATGTCCTTCGTTGATTATCAGTACAAGCTGGCTTGCACTGATGAAACGGAGGAATATGATAGGTTGTGGCAACTTATAAGGCAATTTTTACATTATGTCGGTAAGGAAGATTATCAGATTAAAAAAGAGGGGGATAAAAAATATACTATCTCGATGGAGGATAGCTGGAAAATTTGCTATCTTTATGTGGATTTTGGGGCGTAGTTATTTAAAATAAAAAAATGGCGTTTACTTTTCCTGCTCCGGGGTCCCGTAGGGGTAAAGAACTACTTGCAAAACTTCCCGAAAACAAACTCAGGTTTCTGGCTCAGCAATTAAATCTTGGAGAAGTTCCCCGTGATCCGGGGGAGCGTATTTTATTTTTTGGAAATATTCTTCACAAAGTTGCTCAGTCTATTTTTGAGCCGCTTCGCAACAATCCCGAATATAACCTTATCTCGACAAATGCGCTGGTTGAATATTTTTATCGTATGGTGATGAGCGACAAAATCGATCCGATCGATCTCCCTCTTTACATCGAGCCATTTCGCTGGTATTTTTCGGTGCGACACCAACCCTCCGTTTTGAGGGAATTTGATCTTACGGATAACCTTCAGCTTCTCGATCCCGGAAAAGTCGTTGGGGCATATCAACGCGCCGGAAAAGTGGAAGAGGTGGGGGCTTCTTATCTGGCATTGTGGGAGAAGTTTCGTCAGCTTATGCACACAGAATATGCGGATTTGATTATCTACGAAGACAATTCTATGATCATATATCACCCCCAAAATGTGGTGGAAAACAGACGTATTCTCGGGATGATTGGTAATCATATTCATGTGTGTGTGGGACTTGGCGATCAACATTTCAACTATTATTATCCCTTGTTCGTGGGGGTATTTCATCCTTCGGCGATCAAACCGGGAATAGATTTCGAAGCCGATAGTAGCAATCCGTATGACGGACTTGTTTACGCAATCGCTACATTTGGTAAGGGAAAGGAATTTCACCTTCCTGATAATACAATGGTACCGATTGACGAAGAACCCTATGCTACTTATGCGGCGCGGATGCTGGATGTGATTGCTGAAAAATATCCCCATCTGGTAGAAAATCTTGCACCTTCAGAAGATGCAATCGAATATTATATTAATATGGCTTTAGACAGTGTAAGGAGCGTCCTCGCTTATAATTATGATACTGTTTATATTCCCGCTGAAACCCTGCAGGTATTTGTGCTTTATCAGAAGAATAAATTCGAGGAATATATCAATCTTTCGGTGGTTGTCGATCTCATAAGACAATTTGTAGATATCGCAATTGATCATATGGGGGAAGCGGAGGGTATTAAAGACCTTCATGAATATCTTAATATAGAGTTGCCAGAAGATATAGAAAAAAGGAGAGCCAACAGAGGTTCTTATCGTATCGCCTATTTTCTTTTCAAACAACATATTGGTAAATGGGCGGAACACGAAGCATATCCCGATGTAGTTGCTTCTCTTTATAAAAATATGTCGACAACCGGCTGTTTTGAATATTTTTACAGCACAATTAAACCTGAAAATGTAAACTATGATCTTATAGAAAAAATAATCAACTCGGATGATATTTTAGATCATTTTGATGAAGAGTGGGGGGAGAAAGTAGAGGAAATGGTTGAAAGTGGAATAGAAAGTATTATCGAGTATGTTAAAGATATAGTAGAATATGAAGTTATAGTATACTTAGAATCAGATTACGGATCAAACGAAGAACCACATATAGTGTATTATACGGAAAGGGGATTGATAGATACAACAAACATTGAAGAAGTTGTGAGGAGTGTTGTAGATGATTATCCCGGTAATGCTTTTATAGAAGCATATCCGATTGAGGCGATTATTGGGAGCCTTGAACGTCGAAGACTATGGCTTGATGATGTTTTAGAGGGTGAAAAAGATGAATTTGAAAAGTTTATCCACGACACCTTTGATCTTCCGACGCGCTATCGGAAGCATTTCAATCACCTGTTTGTTCAACTTTCGTTTCCCTTCTAATTGAAATTTCTGTCAAGGGGTTGACTTTTCTTGTTCAGTGTCGTATATTATCAGCAGATTGACAGCCAAAGACAGGGCGGTCATGGGCTACGTTACTTACAACAACCGGTTCGAGTGGAAAGGAACCTACGAAGAACGTCTGATCCCCAAAAATGCCGGGTGGAAGTGGGATCCGGATAAGAGGGTATGGTATACGACAATTCTCGATTATGCGAGTAAACTGAAAGGTTATTTCGACGAAAAGGCTGCTCAGCAGTACAACCTTCTCCTGGAAGAAAAAAATCACAAGCTCGAGCTCAGCAGCGTCACCAGCAGCGATTTTGCCGTACCTGCACCTACCGGATATGATTATTTCCCATTTCAGAAGGCGGGGGTGCATTTTGTTACCGAAGTTTTTAAAGAATATCCGGGTGCTCTCATTGCAGACGAAATGGGTACCGGAAAAACAATTCAGAGCGCCGGGGTTATCAATGTAATGAACCCCGATCGCGTGCTGGTAGTGTGTCCCGCTTCTCTGAAGTACAACTGGGAGCGGGAATTGAAGCGCTGGGTGGTTCACGAAAAAGAAATTATTGTGGTTAACGGCAATGAAGTCGATTTTTCTCTGAAAAACACCATTTACATTATCAATTATGACATTCTCCACCGCATTTCGGAAGAGGATTATGCTTACGATCTTGTGATCGTAGACGAATGCCATTATATCAAAAACCCGAAGACGAAGCGCTCCGGGTTTGTAAAATCTATTGTCAAATCTTCCATAGAACAGGGCGGGAAGGTGCTCTTTCTTACCGGTACTCCTATCGTCAATAGACCGATTGAGCTTTATCCCATTCTTGAGATGGCGGCTCCGAAGGTGTTTGGTAATTTCTGGGGCTACGCCAAGCGGTATTGCAACGCTTACTATAATGGGTATGGTTGGGATTTTCGTGGTGCAAGTAACCTTGAAGAACTTCAGGGAAAGCTTCGCTCCACTATCATGATTCGTCGCTTGAAAAAAGATGTGCTCAAGGAGCTTCCGCCGAAAAGCCGTAAAATCGTTCCTGTAAAACTTAATAAGATGTTTGCTGAAGAAGAAATTTTCAAGCTGGCTGAAGATCTCCAGAATCTCAAAAATTATATTTCCGTTCTCCGCGAGTTTGAGCGGGTTGGGGTTGAAAGCGCTGATCTGGCTGAGGCAATGGCGGAGTTTGATGAAAAAATGAAGGTTATGTTTGAGCGCGTTGCAGAAATGCGGCGCTTTTATGCCATTCACAAAGCCCCGTTCGCTGCTGACTATATTGTTTCTCTTGTGAAAGAGGAAGAAGTGGACGGGTTGGTTGTGTTTGCACACCATCATGATGTGTTCGAGATCATTCAGAAGGTGCTTGAAGCTAAAGGTATTACCTACGCCCGCATTACCGGCGAGGAAAATGTGGTGCAGCGTCAAAAGGCGGTGGAGGATTTTCAGAGTGGTAAGGTGGACGTGGTGCTCTGCAGCATTCTGGCGGCTGGTGTCGGCATTACGCTGACGCGTGCTAAGACCGCCGTGTTTGTGGAATTGGACTGGGTACCCGGCAATATCCTGCAGGCGGAAGATCGTCTCCACCGCATTGGTCAGGAAGCCGAATGTGTGGATATTCACTACATTGTTGCGCGTCATACGCTGGATGAAAACTTTGCCGATTACCTGACGCGCAAGATTGAAATTATCGAAAAGGCACTCAATCATGAGCGTATGAAGACTCAACTTGAGAAGCCTGTATCTCTGCTCGATGTGATTACTACGTCTGAGCAGAAGCAGCAGCGGGAGGAGGAAGAAGAAAGTAAAACCATTTCGGAGGAAGAGCGGGGTTATGCGCTGGAGCTTCAGCAGAAGCTGGCGATCGTGGCGGCGCTGGATAAAGACCGCGCGGCTCAGCGCAACAATGTGGGCTTCAACCGGTTTGATACCCGTATTGGTCATTTCCTTGTGGAAACCCCGGTTGAAAAGTGGAGTAACAAAATGTTGCGCGTAGCTGAAAAACTTGTAACCAATTCCCGTAAACAGATTTACGAAGGAGGTGTGTGATTGCTACGGTTTCCTATCCGGAAACTATGAAGTTGTAGACGAACTCCCTGATCAACCGACGCTTCCGAAAACTCAAAACAAGACTTATAGTACGCTATGGAATCGATGAACGTAAAATACCCGGTTGAGTACCTTATCGAACACCTGAACTCTTTTGAGTCTCCGGAAGTAGCCGTCGAATCCCTTCGCAAGGAGGGGATTATGTGCAAAAACCGGGGTGATCTATACATGTTCAAATATCACCTTGGTTGTAAGTTTGATAAGATATATCACCTTGCCTGTCGCGGGGCGATTCTCCGCAAAACGGATAGTGGTTGGAAAGTTCTGTCTTATCCCTTTGACAAATTTTTCAACTGGGGGGAAGAACTCCAGCCGGAAATCGTAAACTATTATCAGACGCTTCGTTACGCGTCTCCCCTGAATGAAAAGCGCAAAGCCGGTTTCATGTTCAAACTTCCCATGAAACTGGTTGAAAAGCTGGATGGTACTTGTGTGGTTTTATATTATGATGAAGGGTGGAAAATTCACACTCTTGGGAGTATTGACGCAAATGGATCCATTGTCAAAAACGGAATGGTTACCACTCATATGGATAAAACATATCGAGAATTGTTCTGGGAAACCTTTGAAAAGAAATATCCGCCTTACCTTCTCTATCATTTGAACTCCTCATACTGTTACATATTTGAAATGGTTCATCCGGACGCGCGAGTGGTGGTTCCTTATGAGGAGCCAAATATCATTCTGATCGGTGTGCGTTCGGTGGATCCGGAGAAGGGATATTTCGAGGTGGGTCCCTCCGAAGAAGCCGTACGCATTTTCAACGAAAGTGGCGGAAAAATAAATCTTAAGCTACCGGCTGTTCTGTCTCAAGAGCAAAACTATACTCTTTTTCGTGCCAATCGCCTTCAGGAACTATTTGAGGAAGTTACACCGCTTTTCAAAAGCCTGAGAGACGGTTATGAGGTGGTATATGAAGGATTTGTAGCCGTACAGGAAATTGCCCCGCGTGTTTATTACCGCACAAAGATCAAGCACCCGGTATATCTGGAGCTCCACCGGATTAAAACTACAATCACTCCTGAGAAGCTCGCCGATCTTTTTCTTGAAAACAAACTTGATGATTTTGTACTTACCCCGGATGAACAGGAAACCGTGATGAAACTCAAAGAAATTTATACCGATATGCGAAATCAGCTTGAGTCATCTTTTGATACGATTTATAAAGAGATTTCCGAACAGGTTTCTCCGGAAGAAAACCCCGGAGAGTTTCGCAAAAGGTTCGCTCTTCGACTTATGGATTATCATGATAAAAGTTGGTTTTTTGCCCGCCTTGACGGCGACGAAGAGAAAATGCAAAAGTCGGAAAAGAAGCTTCTAACGGAGAGAATTGAAAAGGGGTTATTTAAATAAAAATGATAAAAAAGCGTAATCCTCTTTTCTGGGGAAGACGGGAACTCAATCTTCTTCAGCATTTTGCCCTTGAAGCGCTTGAGGATATTCTCAACGCCAACTTCCTTTTTGTTCGTATTATTGAAAACGCGGTGGAAGATGACGAAAACGACGTATTGCACTATCTGTATGGAGAGTCTCCTAAGAAAGATATTAGAGAATATAAAATGTACCGGATCCCCTGTCGTGTGGAATATGAGGTTGGGGAACCGGCTTCAGAGGAGGTTGGAATGCGATCGGTGCGGAAACTCCGACTTCATCTTCTTAGGAATGTGCTGAAAGAATTCGACTATTTTCCACAACCGGGAGATCTGGTGCTTGGGGAATCCAGAAGATGGTATGAAATTGTCAACGTACGTACCGATGAACAGTTTTTCATGGCTGCATTCGATACCGACGATGATTTCAATTTTTCCGTAACCGTCGAAGCCGTAGAGATTTCTCAGAGCAAATACTGCGATATCCCGATTGACATTTCAACGATTCCGCCGGATATAACGGTAACCGATGTGAACATTACTTTAAATCATCCTGTGATTACTACACCGGGAACCATTGTGATTCCTTAGAGTTTTTGTAGAAAAAACCATGATTGTAGAAATCCTCACCAAATACTTCAGCGAAGCTAAAGTTGCCGGGGGCGGTAAAGAAGTAGCCTGTTTGTGCCCTAAGTGCGCCCCGCATAAAAACAACCGCCGACTCACGCTTTACTTTTCCATAGACGCCCCTCTTTTCATCTGTTTCCGTTGTGGGTTTTCAGGCACCGTTTATAGAGACTTCGAGCGCATTTTCGGATTTAAACCTGTCGAACTCATTTCATATTATAAGAATTCGGGTGATATCGATTTTACGGATGTTGAACAGACAAACGTCAAGAAAAACTTTTACTACCGCTCGCTTTTTAAAAAGGCGGCTCCTCTTTCAGAGGAAAATATCGAATATCCGGTTATCAAACACATCATTGAAGAGCGCCGGGTAAAACCGGAACTTCTCAGCTATATGTCGTCAAAAGGATTTTTCAAGGTGGTAGATGAAAAGCGGGTTGCCTTCGGTGATTCCATAGGAAACGTTCAATTCTATCAACCTTTCGATAAGGTTCGGTATCTTTCCTATATGGTGGGTAAGCTCCCGGTCTATTTCTACGAAGCGGCTCGAAAAGGAAAGATTTATCTGTTCGAGGGAATGTTCGATATGCTTCCCCATGCAACGGATGGGTTGGGTGTGGGAATGTGCGTACTCTGTGGAAAGAATCGTATTCCGGATTCCTACGTTGTGCAAAAATTAAAGGTTAAAGAACTGGTGTTCTGTTTTGATTCGGATGTAAGCGTTGAAGAAATTTCTAAAGTGTTGGAACTCTATAGCGGCGTATGTAAAGTTGGTTTTCTGTTTCCTCCCGCCGGTTACAAAGACTGGGGCGAATATCCACATTCCATGAAAGACTATCAGCCTTTCTATCCCAAAGATGCACTTGACTTATTGCGTTATTATTTAACAGAAAAAGAGGAATGCAAGATTTTATAATTATTTCGGGTTCTCAAATTGTAGCCGGGTTTACTCCATATTCTCTTTCCTACACAAATCCTTACATTTACATTGAACACTTCAGCGGTTCTTCAGCCGGGGAAATCATTTATTCCGTTGATTTTATTGGCAAAGTAACCTCCAAGTATGTAAGAAGTGGAAACGTCTATCTGGTGGTTGACTCTGTTCCGGCTGAAGTTTTTGAAGGAATTGAAAAACCCACCATTTCGCTTCCGTTTGTTTATACCTTCTCTGTAGACTCCTATCCCGTCTACGCTTATTTCAAAAAATTAGGAACTTACAGCTACGTAGAAGAGCAGGCGTTTAGTTTTACAACCTCCCGGCTGGAACTCACCTCTACCGTCAGTTTCAACGATGTACAGGAGTTTTTCAATAATTTTTATCAAAATGAAATTTCCGCTTATCAGCAAGTTCTTGAAGAAGCCGAACCACTTTCGAAAGAATACCTTTCTGCGCAAACCGGTCTCAATCAGATATTCCTCACCATTTCATTTGCCGTCGAAGCCATAGAACAACTTGAAAACCAGATTAACGAAGCTTTTGAAAACTACATCAGCACCAGTATCACTTTTGAAGACCTGTTCAACTATTACGCTGAAGTAACCGCTCGAATCCAGAATAGCTACAGTATTCTGGTTAAAGTAAACGGGAATATTCATAAACTGGGTACCCCGGTTTATTATCAGGAAACGTTTTATGTATATGGAACTTCATCACTCCTTCACTCGACAAAAGAAGTGTATCTTGTGCGTCAGGTGGATTTGCAGGAATCCATTCCGGTAAATCTCACGGAAACAGACACGGTTACCTTCAGCGCCATTGGGGGTAGGGAAGATGCGTTTGCCAACAACGTGTTTCATCTCGAATTTGAAGATAGGAGTCCCGTCGATCTACTGGAATACATTGAATACAATCGAATCAACACCTATATCCCGTCTTTTAGCTTCGGAAGTATGGAGCAGAAATCCAATTTCCATCTGCTCTCCGGATTTGTCAAATTCGGGTCAGCAGAAGCGCTCATTCAGGCGGCGTTCAAAGGAATCACGCTGCTCAGGAAATATGATGAGATTATCACCACGCTTTCAGGTTTTTATCCGGAGAAGGCTGAAAAATATAAGGAAATAAAAAATAAACTCTACGATAGCTTCCTTCCATTCATTAAATGGTTTGCTTCGGAAGACGTAACGCACATCAACCATTACTTTAGAGACGACTCCATTCGTCAGAGTTACGCGCTGGGATATCTGGATTACTACTACAACTCGACATCGCTTCCGGGTACCTTTTATCTGCTCCCCATACATTTCTGGGAAGAAGTATTTCCTTCGTTTTCTTCAATTTATCCGGGCGTCAATCCGTATCAGGTGCTTCTTGATATGCACCTTTATGCTGCGACTGAATACGACGTATCCAACCCGTATCGCCTTTCTTCAAGACTTCCTGAAGAAGTGTTCGATCCTTCATATCTCACCTATATGGATATGATCGGGAATATCATGGATGTTTTCTACTTCCGCAATGATCTTCAGTTTGTGGAAACAAATATTTTGAATGAACCGACAACTCAGAACCCGTCTCAAACGCTTGAGCAGCTTACCGGAAAACTTCTCGATGCGTTCGACGCGCTGCACGATCAGATCAATCGTATTACCTATCACGCCTTCAATCGCAAAATGAAAGTTAAATGGTTAAACACGCTGGCTGAATCGCTGGATTTACGAAATAAAGATTATCAGTTTGATGTGATCATTCATGACGCGTTTCTGGGGGATCAGTATTACATCACGGAACACATTATACCGGTAAGTCAAAACATTCCTCCGGAAGATATTGTGTTGAATAATTATTTTACGTTTTACGGGTTCATTCCCTATAATGAACATAAGGATATTAGAGAATATTATGAAGTTACCGCCAATAGCTTTCTCGATTCTATTACCTTCTCCATTACCGTCAGCAACGCCAACCCCTATTATGTAACCGGGGCTTTTAACTATCCGGTCTATACATCTCGCGGCGAGCTTATAACTTCAGTTTCTGTAAATGTTATTGATAATTCCGGTTTTGTTGTAGATAGTCTGAATTTCCACGGCGTCTGCTACATGAGAGATTTGGAAAATGGTCTTTCGCTGCTTCCGTTCAATGTGGTGCTTCAGGGGAAAGTGATTACGCTGCTTTTCCCCGGAATAGATCAGCTTTACAGCATGAGCTACATGATGATGGTAATGCCTACTGTTATTTCCACTTCGGTTTATTTCTACCTGAAAGGTACATCTGACAGTACTATCTCAATGTGGCTCATTGACAACCACACCTACAGCATGTTTCCAGAGGTTACCACATCGACGATCAGTTACAGTTATTATGTTTCAACGCTTTCCTACATGGAATCCAATCTGAGACATATCGGAGTCATTACGGATAACGCTTTCGAAGGCTCGATTTATCAACCGGATCATATCATTACCGAAAACCCTGTTCAAAAACTCGAAGATACTCCTTATTCCGCCGTGGTGTTTTTGCAGCGAAATCTTTCCAACCGCGTTAGAAATCTGGCGGAGGGGGATAATGTACACGTTATTGAAACCCGCAATCAGGATATGCTTGAGGTGGTAAACAAAACCCGCGACGCTATCTTGTTGCTTCGTCAGCTTTTTGCCGGAGAGAATTTCTTCGCGGGAGTGGTAATTGAAGGTAAACCTTTCTACGCATTTCAGATGACTCAGTCAATCCCTCATTTTGAGCAATTTTCTTTCAGTATGTTCAAATCTTTCGATGGTGAAATTCCAATTCCGGATACCGTTACAGTCGACCGTATAGCAACAGAGCGCGAGGGTGCGGTCTTTTCCATTGTAGCAGATACATTTCCGAAAAGCGGTGTCAATAGATACAACACACAAATGGCTTATCCGGGAACTCCCTTTGTCTCTTCGCTTGGGATCCATTACACAAAATCAACGTTTTACCGTGAAACGGCGGTGATGTACCTTATCAATCCGTCCACAAGTATCGCTCTTGGGTAAGGGTGGGTAAGATGATAAAAGTAGATCAGTATGTGCCCATCTGCATGGAATATGCTAAGAATCAGATAAACGACGGGATTGTGCTTGAGCAATACAAAAAGCGCCACCAGCACAACCCCGAAAGAATAAAATGGAATTATTTTGTTGGTAAAATAGGAGAATTCGCCGTTTATGAATATCTCACCAACCTTGGTTATGAATGCACCCCACCCGATCTGACTATCACTTCAGACAAATCCTATGCGGCTGATCTGATATGCGAGGGTAGATATATACATGTTAAAACCTGTGAGGATGTACCCAGATATAGATACACCAGAATAGAGAGGTCTTGGGTGTTTCAGAAAAATGACCGGCTTGTCTATAACCCCCAATCTGACGATTTTATCGCCCTCTGCATTTTTTACGAAAAGAATAGTAGTTTTTACGTAAACGTCTGGAAAATTATCAGAGCTTCGTTTTTTATCAAGAACAGACTTTATAAACCGCTCAAAGTCAAGCGTCTCAACGCCACTAAAACCGCCATTTACTTTGACGACGTAGCACGTCTTCTTCTTCGTAAAAAATTAACGTAATCCCCTTGACTTTTCTGGATTTCCGGCGTATGTTATAAGCAGATTGATAACTCAAACCCGGAAAGCCATGTACGCCGGAGTAACAAGAAAGTACGCCCTTACAGCTTTCAAGCTTTATCGAGATAAGCTCCTCAAGTGGGGTAAGGGCGAACTTGAGTTGAGCAAGAAGGAAGTGGTGGAGGGGCTGGATCGCTATCTTGTAGCGGTTCCGGTTCTGGGGTTTTATTATGGAGATAATTTGAAGCTGTGGCGCAAGGAGGCGGAAGCGTTTAACGACGCCCTTTATCTGTCGTTTACGTTTGCCGCCGGTATTGCGTGGATTGCATTCATTGCCGCCGTCTGCATTATAACCGGGGACCTTCTGTCATTCCCGGTCTTGCTAATATTCGGGCGGTTTATTGGTTTCCCGTTTATGCTCGGGCACCACGAAGCCGTCGCCCACATGAGCCAGACAATGATCACCATTCTTGTATCGGGTTCTATCGGTTTGTGTTGGATTGGGAGGTGGTTCGTTACCGGCACGTACAACGTGCTTTCGGGTTTTAAGCTTTACAGCCCGCGTGTTGTGAACAAGGTACACGAACCTTTGAAGGTTGTGGCGTTTGGTTTCGTGGGCTACTGGCTTTACAAATTTTACCCTGTTGCAACCGAATATAGAGCATTTAGTTGGATCGAGTTTACAGCATATCTTTTTGTTGTGAACGCAACGTTTTTCTTCCTGTACCAGAGTCTTGATTTTCATAGAAATCTCCGCGTACAGAGCACAATGGAAAAAGATCCTACGGTTATAAGAAATGCGCTATTCAAATACGATATCGAATTCTATCGATACGTAATTCCCAAGTTCAGAGAGACATACCCCGATATGTTTGAGGAAGTATGTCATAGCTGGGTGGAACACTGGAAGCGGGGTATGCCCAAAAACTCCGAATTCTGTCTCCATCCGAAAAACAAACTCCCTCTTTTTGACGTTGGTGGGTTTAACGATAAACCAAAGGAGGAAAAAGCCATGATTAGAGAAAAATTCAAAGACGCTATGAACAAAGGATGCGACTATATGATCGATGTACTATCAGTAGCCGATCTGGAGCTTGTTTTTGTCGAACCCCTTGCGGGGTACGTTATTGACGATTCCTTGCGGGGGTACAGTTTCTATGATGCATACTGGTTCAAGCTTGATGAGGATACCTATGTCAGATTCAAGGGGGCTTATATCCTCAATTCTGAAAAAGAGTATATGTGGTGGGAGAGCCTTATGGCTAACAGCGAAATCCACAACCGACGTTCGCTGGAGTTCACCATGCAGAGATGCGCCAGCGAGGATTATCTAAAACGCCGCGCTTTGTATTTACTCAAAGAGGCTCAGCAGGATGCCATTTATCAGCGCACCCGTAAAGCCGCTGATGAAGTGATTAACAAAGCGGTGGAACTGGTCTTCAAAAATCGGATTGTTCCGCCGGGTATTGAGAACAAGCTCAAAGAACTCAAAGGGAAAGTTGAAATTCCCCTGAAACTCGAAACCCAGGAGCAACCTGAACCGGAATCGAAAGTTAAAGAAGATAGCAAGCCCCTGAAATACAGGGGTTCGGATGAACTCCGGAAACAGTGGTTCGAGGAGTTCGAGAAAACCAGCAAATTGTTTAATCTGTAACTAACAAAAACAAGGAGGTACAACATGGGCAACTTGAACGCTGCTCAGGTCAAAGAAGCGCTCTGGATTATAATTACCCCGGAGCGTAAGTTCTCCAAAGAAGAGAACGTCTTCTACCCGATCGAAGAAGAAATTGAGGAGCTTCCGTTAAAGGAGGTTCCTCTCGAGAATGCTCTCCAAATGGTGTATGAGTTCGTAACCGACCCTTCCCTGATGTGGAAGGTGCGGTTGCGGCACCTTTTGTATAACGGCGTCATTCACTTCGCCGTGCAGGATGACGTGTTTGAGGCGTGCGGGGTTCCTATTACAGAGAAACTTATTGAAGAGTATGTTGATAGGGAAGCACCGGAAGAATTTTTCTACCGGGTTATGGTTCCTCTTCTGGTTTATACCGAATGTGAAACCAGAGGGGAACTGTTTTCCGAAGCCCGTACCTTTTTTGAAAAGATCGGGGCGGATGTGGATAAACTTGAAGAATTGATAAAGACAAACCACCAGATTTTCGAGGAACAGTTTTATCCTTCCGTACAGGAACTCATTCAATTTATCAACGAAAAGATGATGAGTTAAATGCGCCCGGTTTTTAAATCCTCTTTGTACCTGTTAATGAAATACTCCACCGCCATAGTCAGATTATCAAAAATATTGATGCCGTGTGTTTCTTTATATTCGAGCACGATCCCCCCCACAACACATTCACAAGCTTCATCAATGCTCATACCGGCTTTATTTATCGCGCCGGTAATGATGTGTTTGTTGGTGAGGTAAAGGTATTCAATATCCTGTAGGGATCTTGAGGTGGGTGGATTAAGAAATATTTTGCGGGGAGTATTCATCTTTTTCTTTAAATAAGATAAATACCAGAAACTTAATGGAGGAAATCCATGAATACCACAAAATTCGAACGCATTGTAAAAGAGCTTATTGGAGAAGTAAATCGTGTCCGACTCCAAGCCCAACAGGAGTATGCCGAAACCGACAATGTATTTCAGAATTTTGAAGAAACTGCAAAGCGATTGGGTATTTCAAGGGAAGAAGTGCTGTATGTATTTCTGGATAAACATTTAAGAGGGGTGGCACGCTGGATCAGAGGGGTTAAAAACCAGCGGGATGCTGTCGAAGGTAGAATCATTGACGCAATTAACTATCTGATCATTCTATACGCTATGATCAGAGACGAAGAAGACAAATTCCAAGAAGAGGAAGACTTATGAAGTACTGGAAAGAAGCACTCCTTTTGATCCTGATCGCGGTTAACATACATCTTTACGTCAACCGCACCGTTTACAGACCGGAAGTCAGAGTGGAACTTTCGGACAGAGTTTTTCCTTCAGAATTGAAGGTTGAAGGGAAGTTTGCCCAGCCGGTCAAACAGATCATTTACCGGGAGACGCCCGTGGGGAAGATTGACACGGTGGAGTGTCCGAAGCCGGTGGACATGAAACTCTACGGGCTTCTTCCGGAAAGATATGCCACGTGGAAGGGCAACACGCTCCGCGTAACGTTTTTCAACCCGGAAACCGGACGTTTCATGCAGGAAGATTTTGCGCTGAAGGTTAGAAAAACGCACAACCTTATCAGCGCTTCCGTAGGGCTCAATTATTACGACTTTTCTTTCCAGAAGAGATTTTTCGGATCCATTTACGGGGGGGTGGGCGTGGCATTAGTTAATGGAAAGGTTTACCCGACACTTAAACTAACCGTAGCGTATTAGCCATGAAGTAGCGTTTTAGCCATGAAGTACGAAATCATTAAAATTATTGAAAAACTTATCGACTACGAAACCCCTTATTATTTCGTTATGCGGTTTTCGCGGGATATTATTACCGATTTGAAGACCGGGTTTACATCGGTTGAGGCATACCCTTCACTTCGCAAGCTTATCCGGGATGAAACCGGGTGGATGTATGTTGATGCGTTTCTTGAGGAGCGGGGAAAAAACATAATGCGACGCGATTTGCTTTATATGGATGAAAATAAACTTGAAGCATTTCTTGAAGATCTGGGGGTTATCCCTGCAGTGGTCAGGGAAAGAGCAAATGGTTGGTGGGGGCTTTATCATTATGATGGGCTTGCCTGCTGGCACCTGGAAAGCTATGTTGTTGGAGACGCTATCTTCGAGTACTGCAAACGTCTGGAAACGCATAATCTTATCGAGCGAAAATTCTATACGGATGAAGTTTTGAGAATTATTGATCTTTCTCCACTCGATGGCGTATTATACAAATGTGATTTAAAAGACACCTACCTTATCGAGGTGAAAGATACCCATTTTGATCCCGCAATGTAAAACAAACGTATTCTGCTATGAACATCAACAAGTATCGTTATCGCGGTGCTTACATTGAACTTACCAACCCCGATATTTACTTCAACGTATTCGATCTTGATTTTACATCGCTGTACCCCTCTGTAATCAGCAAATTCAATATCGATCCCGCTACGTTCGTAACGGAGTTTTACGGGTGTATGCGGGTGGAGAACAAAGTGATTCCGGTAGATCAGGAAGAACCGGAATTCGGGTTTCCCCTCTACATCTTCGATTCAGGGATGAACCCTTCTTACCGGAGTGAACCCCTCTTTGTCATCAACAGCTTTGAGGAACTCCGGCAATTTTTAAAAAGTCGAAATATCATTATGGTGCCCAACCCGTCGGGTATCTGCTGGTTTTACAGGAAAGAGCCGGTTGGCGTGCTTCCTTCTATCATTCGGGAGATTTTCACCCGACGTAAGGAAGAACGTAAGCTTTTCAAAGAAACTGGCAACATGGAACACCATTTCCGTCAATGGGCACTTAAAATTATGATGAACTCCATGTACGGTATCTTCGGAAACCGTTCGGTGTACATGGGGTGCCTTCCCATTGCGGAAAGTGTAACCGCCGCCGGGCGCATGTCTATTCGCTCCGTGATTTCTCAGATTCGCGATCGCTTCATTTATTCGCATACCGACTCCATTTTCGTCAAAGCTTTTACGGATGATCCGGTGGCGGAAGCCGGTGAGCTTCAAGAACATCTCAACTCTTTTATCAATGACTATATGGAAAATAACTTTAATGCAAGAGAAGATTTCAAGCTGGAGTTAAAGCAGGAGTTCGTGTTCAAATCCATTCTTATCAAAGAAATCAACCGCTACTTTGCGGTTACTGTAGACGGTAAAGAAGAGATGAAGGGAATCGAAGTGATCAACTCTTCGGTGCCTGAAATTGTCAAGAAGTATTTCAGGGGTTACCTGAAGTATATCAGCCAACCCGACATCGATGTCATTTCCGCCACCATAGCGTTCTACAATAACTTTGTGTCTCAAAAGAATTTCTGGTCTATTGAAGATCTCTATCACAAAATGAAAATATCTTCGTCTGACAGCGCCGAAAGATATGTGGAGTATGTAGAGGAAGTTATGAAGATGAAAAAGGAGAATGTCCCAATCTCTGAGATATTCATAAAAATGTATGACCATACACTTCCCATTCATTATAAGGGAGCGCTTTTCGCTTCCATTATAGGATGCAAACCCCCGCAAATGGGAGACAAGATCTACTGGTTCTACTGCACCATGCTGGATCCTTCCAGAACCAATCTCCCGCTTTCTCTGGAAGAAGTTAACCCCGAACATGGGAGCGGCGTGTGGGATATTCTGAAAGCGGGAAAGAAAACGCATATCAACAGGCTCCGCAATATCCACGCACTTAGCATACGTGAGGATGATGAGGAGGGTCTTGAAATCGTTAAAAAATACATAGATAGAGACAAATACTGTCAGATCATTTCAGAGAAAACAATTGATCTGCTGAAAAGTCTCGGGTATGTTGAAAATACTACAAAGATAAAAACCGTTGAGGATCTTATTCGTTTTCTTGTAGAGAGTGAAAACTAAACCCATTAGCGCCATGATTCTCAAATTCGACACTGAAGGCATTGTTCGTATCCTTGAAAAGAAAGGTATTAAAATGCATGAAGCAGAAGTCAGCACGCTGGCTCACATGATACTTGATCTTAACATGCTACTCGAGGAAGAAATTAAAAATAAAGAAAATACTGATATTGAAGAGATTGTTCTGGATATTTATAACCGACATGTAGCTTCTCTTCCCTATTACATCGCTTCGAATCGCCCCTACCGGGTGTATCAATGGAAGCATTTTGAACCCACTGAACAGGAGCGGGAAATTCTCGATTTTATCGAGAAAAACCCCGATGTTGTTATCGGTATTACTCACCAGAGTCAGCACACTCCCTTTATCCGCCTTTCTCAGGGGGGTGGAGACGAAGATATGGTGTTCGTCTACCTTGAAGGTAACGAGCCCCTATTTCTGGAAGGAACCCATATTTATCAGGCGCATTATCACATGATAGAATATAACGACAAAACCTACATTGTAAAAATAGACTACCATGCGTAACCTTAAAACCCTGTGTGCCATGAACGACAACAATAACGAAGAGCGCGTGTATTACGTCGCGATGCAGCTTAACTTTCTGGATGACCTGCAGGTTGTCATCAATAACGGCGTTCAGAAAGTCGTCTATCCACTTTCTAAGATAGCTAACACCGGTGCCGTCGGGATGATTTTTGTGTATGAGTCGCTGGAGGATTTAAGAAAAGAATTCCCCGACTCGGATTATATCACCATTAAGCTGAATCTTCCAAAAGAAGAACAATCATGAAAGAGTTTAAAAAAGGCAAAGAATTTTTCCGTTATGTGAACCGGTGGTGGCTGTTGGGGTGGTTTTTCACTTACGATGCGTGCCACAGGGTTATTTATCTATAAGAACCAACAATAAAAAATCGGAGAAGCCATGAAAAGGTGGATTACCCCCATGCTCACAACCTATGGAAAGGTTGAGGAAGTTACTGCACACCACAAACCGGGACATAAGATTCCACCGCCGTTCAAAAAGCCCGGTAGAGGAGATCACCCCATGGGCGCCTGCACGCTGAGTGATTGCAGGTGAGAGATTACATAAATAGGAACCCCATAGGATAGCGCTGGAGTTCCCGCTCCAGCGCTTCTGCTTCTTCTCCTTTCCGCTGAAGCCTTGCGTGAAGTTTCATGTTGTCAAGCCACTCTTTGTATTTGTCGATCTTTTCCTTGGTGGATTCCCTGAGTTCCTTCAGGTTGTCGACGTTCAGCGTAAGTTCCGCATTGGGAAGTGCGTAGTTGTCGTACTTCTTGCGGATGAAAATAAGCGTATCGATCACCTTCATGAGGAAGATATGCCGAAGCACAATAAGGGAGTTTTCATTTAGTTTTTCCAGATCGAGGAGACCTGTTTTCGTATAAAATATTGAATTGTACATTTCAATAAGATCACCTTCTTCCCGTTCCAGTTTGTATCTGATTGTAAGCCGGGAGTCGTTGGAATCGGGAACAGGAGAAATGCGAATCATACTTCCAGAGACAATTTCAAAGAAGTGGAGCTTGCGATACATATTGTAGGCAAGATCGGTAGCCTGCATGGTGGTGGCAAGATAGGAAAGCGGCGTGAGCACCTGACCGATATTCCAGCCCGCGCCGTATCCTACGGTGAAGGGAGAATAGTTGTTGAAGACAAAAGCATTACCGTACAGCGTAGAACCAAGACCAACGCGCGGTCTATTGACAAGCACCTGCTGAACGTGAATTTTTCCGGATGCGGTAATGTAATTCTTCAAGTCATAAACCGATTGAGAAGCGGTAAGTGGAATGATTACATATTCGGTGTTCATGTCGTACATTCCATAGCGATCAGAAAGCTCGATGATAAGCGAACTGTTAGGTTTGGGAAACTTCTCAAAGATTTCCCCTTCCGTCTGGAAAATGTTTTTTATTAAAACGTTATCATAGTTTTCCTGAATCAGAAATTCTGAAATATACTGAGAGTATTCTTGCCATGCTTCGTGAAAGAGAAACATAAGCTGATCTTTCGTCAATTCCACCGATACCACCGGGTAGCCCAGTTTGTGGAGCACCCACGCCGATGATTTATTGAATTCTGTGAGAAAAGCCGCGCTGGTGCTGTACTGAGGATATACTGCAAAAAAGCTTACAGAAGGTTCGTAAAACATACGTTACTCGACTTTAAACAGTATGTAAACACTTCCGCTAAACGGGGTGATATTGGTAATGCTAATGCGAAGCGATGAGGTTTGAATAGAGGAAAAAACTGCAAATGAAGAGATATTAGGGGTAATCAGCGCATTGTTTCCAAGCGCTTCGTAATCGTAGGATACTGGAACCGGCACAAACCCGCTATGCGATGTATAGATTTTAAAAGAGACAAAATAAGGGGTAGAAGCGTTACCCACAATAAGAATGTTTTTGAGCGCATTTCCGCCGGGAACATCGATTGAATGTGTGTTTGAATTACTGTCAAAATGCACGTAATGATAGTAATATGAGTTGTGCGGGTTGCTTTTCTTGAACAGTTCGGTATACATCTTTTTTCTTTAAATAAGTTTTTTCTGAATAAAAACACAACCGCCTGTTTATTTAAAGAAAAACATGAAAGACTACGTCGGTTTCGTTTACGATCCCTTCAACAAATATGAAGGAATGTTTTCCTTTAAAAAAGACGATTGGAAAATTCAACATTCTATGAGCCGATATATCAATTGGTATAAAAACCGTGAATATGTAAAAGGTTCCTATCAAGATGGTATTGTCTATCTTGAAATACCCCCCACACTTATGCTGGAAGTGAGGGAAGAAGTAGATTTTATTATCGATATGCTTGGTGAATTCATGAACGGAAATGTACCCATCAGTACTATTCTGGTTAAAAAGGGAAACGAACTTATATCGATAAATTATGAGTATTAATACAGATTACATAATAAAAGTATATACCGAATCAGCCGACAGGTATTTACGTTATAGAGACATTTATTTCAGATATCCTGTAAGTACCAGTAGTCTGACGTTAGTTTCAGATGTCAGTTATAGTCTGGTCTTCCAAAACGAACACACAGTTTCAATAATTCTTGATCTGTTTGACACTTACCGGTATTTTTTCAGTACCAGTTTTTCAAAAGATCTGGAATATGATGTGTATTATCAAGGAAAAAAGATTGCCGATATAGACCTCTATTATATAGATATGGAAGCTTTGATTATAGATACCCCCCTCGATTTTAATATTTATCTTTATTCACCTGATCTCAGCGACATAAACGGCAAAACGTTCAGCACACAATATGAATCCACCCTCGATTTTGACATTAACTTCAACACCATTTCAATTAATCTATATCACCCTCTTATGGAATATGGGTTTATCTTCACCATAAGTTTGAATTACCCTGAAATAACAGTATTCAATATAACTATCGAATATCATTATCCGATTATAGAAGTAATGGATATATCGATCAGTCTGTATTTTCCCATATTCATTGGTATTCAAGACATATCACTCGATGGAGAACCCATTCCATTCATGCACGGATATGAAAATTCTCTATTTGTTGACAACGCTTTGATACTGGACGAATATGACATAACCTACGAACAAAATGAGATTTAAAGTAGACCACAAAGGAAGAGGAGTATTCAGCCCACTTATCGTTCAACAATCCCCACCCAATAAGTTCTGGTTTGGTGTATCGCACTCCGGGTCTACTATAACCTATCTCAATCTTTTAACGGCATCTTCCTTTCCGCCTGACTGGTATACTGGAAGTATACGGTTCAGGTTTTATTCAACTGACAAATATGAAACAAAGTCGGTAATCTTTAACTATACATTATCTTATATTTATACTTCGACAAACGATTTCAGGGATATATTTTCCGTTCCCTATGATCCTTATATAGACCCGATTGATGATCCGCTGTTGATAGAAAATGATGACCCGACAGCACTTCGACTTTTCCTTGACAACAACTACGACAACCCCTACGCACTTACGCTTTTCAATGGATATAATGCTGTCAACCAACCTCTTAGTTCTAATGAGTTCAAGTATATCTTGAAAACAAAAAACACACCTGTCAACTACACCCCCACTTTAAAACTGAGATTTCCCAATTTAAAAACTTTCAATAAATTGCTTTCCGCTTTTGTATGGAGCACTGAAGAATTTTTTAAAGTTTTAAATATATCTACCTCCTTTAACAGTCTGTTGAATTCAATCAAAAACTTTTTTATTAAAACTATCATCAAGACCAGATCACTCATTAAATCGACTCTGGTGAATAAAACTTTCTTTAAAACTTTGACCGGATACACACCGGTTAACTATGTGCTACGTTTTTACCAACAGATTATTAAACAGGTCAGATTTGTTGGAAAAATCATTTATTCCACCTTAGAGCCATATGTAACCATCAGACTTCTGAGTTTTAAAAAGTACCTTAACCTTATAGCAAATCAGATGCAACGTTTGATAAAATTAACCATACGCACAATAAAATTAAACTATAAAACAACCATTGATAGAATAATCGGATTGTTCTTCAGGGGCACTAACATTTATGCAAGCTATGATATCCCCCATTTTGACCGGAGACTTTTAAAAATCCGGGAAGTTATCCGTACCACCAGAGACTTCTTTCCAAGTTTTCAGGGTAACGTCCTGCTCACTTCTGTAAAGAAAACTCAAAATTTTCTCCTTGATCTCAACCAACTCCGACAGATACTTATAGCATATCATAGAACCGGAAACACTGTCAAAAACAAGACCCGCACTATCTATCGACAATTGTTCAAAACGATTAATAAACACACATTAAGAAGAGCGATCATTGCCGGAAATAGAACAAACATCATGAGCAGAAAGGTGGAATCGCCTATCAATTACTGGATAAATGCTACTCAAAGAAACACATCGCCTGTGATCTCTCGAAAGCCGCTTATATCCAGCATGTATGAAAAACACCGCTGGCTTGCTTACAAATGGGTATACAGTCAGCCTGTTAACCATACACTAAATCAGGAATACAACTTAATTAACTATAGAGTAGGTTACAGTTACTCTCTATACAGAGATAAAATCTATGGATTTATCAATCTATCTTACAACACCGAACCTTTTTACCGAAAAGAAACCATAATGAATGCTTTTAAAGAAGCGGTAAGAAATATTTTCTATGGAAAAACTCTTTCAGTGGTGCCGGTTAATTCTTATTATCCGGAATTTAACGTTACACACTCATCTTTCAGTTTGTATGTTGTAACGGGTAGTGGGGGGGGATCTGACGCAAACTGTCAGTATGATTGACGAACAGTTTGACGGAAATATTTACTCCATAACATTTTCAGGGTTCTTTATGAACAACATTCCTCCCGATGTAGCCGAATACATCTTGATGTATGACTATAATAGCGGAGATGTTATCACACACATGTATATTGGAAAAGACTATATAGACTCCATCAATGACTATAGCAGTATTTCTGTGCCTTATCTCTATTTGACTTTTTATTTTGAGTGAAATAAGAATATTTAAAACAAAACCGGGATAAACAATGCCGACTTACCAGAGTTCTAACACCGTAACGTTTTCCATTTATATCTACGATAACGACGGTAATACGATTACTGCTACGGTTTCCGCCGCCCCGAGCTGGGTTACCGGATATGATTTTACCCAGTCCATTCTTCCCGACGGGCGCACCGAAGGGATTCTGAGTGTATACGGTGATCTGTCGGGTGTAGCGCCGGGCACCTACAGCATTACGGTACGCTCTACCGATGGCGTTACCCCGGAAACAGTTCGCACTTATCCCATTTATGTTCAGACGATCAATGCGTATTCTTCGCCGTCGGACGTCCCCAACTGCAAAATCTGGATGAGCGCCGACGGCTCCACTCCTCAGCTTGAAACCGGCGATTACGTTGACGAAATTCCCAACCTTGTTCCCGCATATTCCGGATTTAAAGCTACTCAGGTTAACGATTTCCGCAAACCTATTTTCGTCGAAAATATTGTCAACGGTTATCCGGCTTGGTATTTCGGTTCCGGTTCGGTTATGCGTATTAACTATCCGGGCACCGGAGATTATTCTCAGAATACTGAACGCACCATTATCATGGTTGCCAAACTGGATAGACTCCCGGATACGACATCTGGGGTGTTTGTGCAGAGTGGATCGGTGTGGGTTTATCATCCGAATTACAGCAATATTACAACCAATTCTTCTAATCCCATTCCTAACAATTCAGTAAATTACGGAAACATTCCGGGTAGGTTTCTGTGGATGTTCTCCATGTGGGATCCTCAACCAAAGTCGGATACTCACAACACAGACGATACGGATGTACCTTATTTCAGAATGGTTGATGAAAATAATGTTCACAGTTATTCAGTAATTGTGCCCCGCCTTGAAGTAAAAGAAAATCAGGTTGAACACTGGATTTATTTGAACTCTTCATATCGCAACCCTCGAGTCTCCAACGCACTACCGGACTCTTACGGTGGGTACAATACTGTTCCACAACCCGCAGACGCTTTTGTACCCCTGAATGACTGGAATATCATTACGGTGATACTTGAAAATGAAACAGGTTCATATGTCAATCTGTACCACATTAGTGGTCTCTCTGGTTCGCCAACAACCAACGATGTTCGCTTTGCTACTTCCCACCCCAAATATCCGCTTGACCGCATTTACATCAACGGTGTGCGGTATATGGAAGGTAAGACCGGTAACCGTGTTGAATCGAATATGTTCATAGGGTGGAACCTGAGAGGCTATATTGCTGAGCTATGCGTGTTTGACCGTAAACTTACCAACGCTGAACGTCAGAACGTTGAAAACTATCTGGCTAAGAAATATAACATCCCCTATTTTGTCGATCCGGCGGAAACCATTGAAAGCTGGGTGCCCAAAGTGGTGCTTCGCTTTGATGCGAACACCCTCACGGCTTCCTACAACACGGGCGATAAGGTTGATGCGTGGGTGCCAGCATATGTTTCAACATCGGCTTATCTATCTTACTCCCTCACACAATCCAACCCGGATAACCAGCCCATTTTCGTGCGGGATGCATACAACGGATTGTCGGCGGTGGTGTTCCGTGGAAACGAATGGCTTCGGTCGATGGGTCTCGAAGGTACCGGTCTGGAAATCGAGCAGCCGTTCGCTATCGGTATTGTGGGTTCTTTCGCCAACGGTGGGTTGTTCTCCGGTGGTACACTTTCTGTCAACCCCCATATTTTCTGTGAAATGCCCCACAACTGGGGAATCGGAGGCTCCAGCACGGAATATACGCTTTCACTCGCTACCCGCGATCAGGTGGTAGTGGGTGTGTTCAGCGGGAACAGTTCGCTCCGGATTTCCGGTATCCCCTTGATGAACAATGTGGCGGTGGGTCCAGACGGAATCAATATTCTCACAATTGGTACCGACGGCGTGCGCCCGCTTGTCGGTAGCATTTACGAACTGGTTATTATCAAATCACCGACGGAGCGCGATATTATCCTGCTTGAACAGTATCTTGCCGCGCGTAGCTTCACGCTTATGAACCGTGCAGACGTTCATGCTGACCACTTTGTAATCCTTAAGTGATGATATGAAACCATGACTTATTCAGTTTCTTACCCTGTAAGAAGGGTATTTCTCAATCAGGTGGAAGTGGTATCATCCCTTCCACCTTTTGTTTTTTCGCACAGCATAATTGATAATTTCTATCAGGGAAATCCTGAATACAAAGAATTGGTTCTTTATATCACAATGAGTGGGTTCGTATCCGGAACCCATTCGTTCACCGTTTCGGTATATCATCAGTCTACTACATCTCAGTATTCCCAATCTATCATCTATCGGCTTTACACCTACAGACCCACTTATTCAGAATTCGTTTTGTCTGGTTCCATACCCGCTGGCACTTATTCCACCGAAGGAGTTCCTCCGTTCTTTGTGTTCAACCGCATTGGGTGGAAAAATGAGTTTTATGATCCAATCAGCATTGAAAAAATAGACTTTCTCCCCATGACTTATGATTTGATTGTTCCTCCTGTTCACGATACAGTTGATCCAACTACCCTTTACTCCTTCAGCTATTACGTAAGCTTCAATACACAATTGCGCAATGAAAAATATTTCAGGGGATATCTTACCGATCCGATCGGATTGAACTTAGAGGCTTTTCAGACGGGGAAAATATATACCCTTTTTAGAACGCTTTCAGGGTTTGTAAATGCTCCTGTTGAGCAAAACACTGATCTTATTGCACTTCGAACCAATAATTACGGGTTAGATTATGTATCTTTTCATTTCAACAGAACCCTCTATTTTAATCGTTTAACAAAATCTCTTGTTAATGCTACTTTACAGCATCTGATTGAAAATTATCTCTTTTTCTTCGCAAGCCATTCAATGGATACCATTTCCTTTGTAGAAACGTTTGAAAACAGGAGACTTACCTATCTTTATACCTATACACAATTATCTATAAGTTATATCACGTTTCCAAATGAGATTTTCAAAGGTATCATAGCACTTACCGGCTCTGAACTGGATTATATTACATTCCCGTATATCCGCACCACCATACCTTATGTATTTACAGCAAGTGAAATACGATATGCTGCACTTCAGGAACGCATTCTTGATAAAATCTACAACTTCAGCGGTAGTCTGGAATATCCGGTAAGATATTATTTGAGATATATCGGGCTTGGGACATATACCAAAACCCACGACTCTATTTACTCAAACTTCGCTCAAAACAGAATTTTCTTTTCTCACAAAGTAGACGGGATATCTCTTTCGGTTATCACCATTCCCGAACATCAACAATTCCGACTCGTTTCCTACAGCACAATAGAAATGAATCATATATCTGAATTCAACTACAGGCGCACCATAATTGCTTCTATGAGTCTGGTTGAGATAGAACATCAACCTGTTATAGAGGAAGAAGAATTTGAGACGTTTGTTTCGGGTGGTAGTATATGGGAATTGACTACATCCCATTTCAACAGAAGAATCAATATAATTACAGGAAATTACACACTTTCAGGAGCAGGGGCACTGTTTATCGAAGACGGGTGGTTTGAGATCAATATTACGCTTACAAAACCAGAATTTATTATCTATTGATGATCAATCAACAATAATCCTGAAACTAACCGTTTCCAGAATTTCTTTCCCTATATCCTGAGGTTTCAGCGCATAAAGAAATATGTTTTGATTGTAAACGTGATCATAAACAAAGAAATAATTTGATCCAGTAGGTGCAGGTACGTTGTACAGCGTAATTTCAACGTAGCTAAGCGAAGGAAATGCTCTGTAACTATGACTTACCACTACCCCGTTAACGCTGAGCGTGGTGGTGCTGTAATGTTCGTGTAGTTCATCAAAATGGCTCATATCAGGTTGCTTATTGTCTGGTACGCACTTCCTGTCGCATTATAGTCAAGTACAATAAAAGAGTTCCATGCGGAATGACCCGAAAAAGATTGATAATTCCCAATAAGTAGATGATCAGAAAAACTGAGTCCGGGCAAATTATAGGTATAGTAATAATCACTAACAGTACTGCTGAATGTTATGACAAAATCATTCCCATCGTAGGTGATATATATTCTTGCAAGAGAAAGCGTTGGATATTCCACACTGAAAGAAAACACATCGGTGTTAGTTGTCAGATCTCTAAAAACAAAGTTACTGAAGTCCCCCGATGAAGTTACCAGATAAAGCATACTCTGGTTGATAAAAGTAATGAGCGGAAATCCTGATCCGGTATACAGATAGGCTCCTGAAACAGCAAATGGAATATCATTATACCAGCTAAGCTGACTTGTAGTCAACCCCTCAAAATCAACTGTTCTAAGGAAAAACCCTTTGGCGAAAATCGAAAAAGAATAATAAGTTTTTTCCGGGGGTTTTTCCCATTTGATACTACCACCGGCTGGTATCAAACTGATACTCTGAAGAGAAATGGTGTGTTTGATAAATCGTACATTCGGAGTGGTGGAAAGCGAATAGCAGTAAAAAGATTCACCCAACCCGAGATTTCTCCAGAGCCCTTCTTTCTCATAACTTGAAGTCAGAAAGATAGATATGCTATATGGTTCCAATCCTGAGATATTGGAAATATAAAGATAAACTTCTCCTGTAATAGAGGTGGTTGTATATGCAAAAAAGTTAACACTCCATGTTACATTTCCTGACGGTATACTTGTGGTATCGAGGGAAATGGTTACTTCAATAGGGATTTCTTTAAGCGGGGGGTTTAAAATTTCGGAATAAGTAACAACACTTCCAGACGGGGCGTTAATAATCCAGTAAAAACTGGAAAGTGTTTGACTATCCGGGTATGAAAACGTACCACTGTAGGTAAATTCCAGCATATCAGCTTACAAACGGGATACCGTGTTTTTTCATAAGATAATCCATGATCTGGGGCGCTTCGTTCCATAATGCGCGGGTATAAAACAGACATTCCTTGAAAGAGAGAGAAAACACCCCGGGTGTAAAGTTATAAGTTCTCCATCCTATAGTACCGGTGTTGGCATAATATTGACTCTGAGCTGTCGCAAAACGTGTTCCTATGCCAAACCCACCATATACGTCTATATATGCCTGCTGGTTGTCTGAACCGTCAATATAAGCATAAGTTGTCGGGGGTCTGAAATTGCCATTTATGTCATAAAATGTTACTTCCAGAGATTTTGTAACGGAAGTTGTTTCGTTGAAATAAATGCTGTAAGTGTAGGAATAACCGATAACAACGCTGTTGGAAATAAGGGGATTTTCCTCAACAATATATCCAACAGCATTCCACTGATCTTTAGTAAAGACAAATCTGCTGAACCTGTTGTTTCTTTCAATTAGCGACATAGACGCATATTCTTCATTGGTGTAATAAAACAATTTAATAGGGTGAATACCGAGAGACCCATCTGTTTGAGAAGCATATTTATTAACTTTGAATATGGTAATATAAGGTTGATGCGGAACATTATTCTGGTAATAGCCGGGGGCATAGTTGAATACGCTCATGGTGGTAAGTCCGCCCCCGTCATCATAGTAATAAGCGTCTCTGGCTGACGGATTAGCGGCATAGGGAGGAAGACAGAACGCAATAAACCAGCCGCCGACAAACCCGTGATTATAATCGTCATTCCAGTATGATCCATAAGAGACGGTTGTATAAGGCGCCGCTCTGTTAATCACCACCGGGGAATAGACCGGCATTGCAAGATGATTATTACCCCGTTCAACATCAAAGTCCCATATATTGGTTGCCCAGTATTCATAGTGATTTATAGTTAATCTCATTCCGGTTATACGATGAGAAAACCAGTCGAGATGATTTCTATAAACAAAGAAAATAGAGTACTGATTGGAGTAAAAAGAAGTATCTTTTGTAATCAAAACATTTTCGGGTTTGTAGTTATCAGCCCCCGACGAATAATTCATATTGGCAAATTGGTGATTGACATGGCTCCATGAAAACAGAAGTGAATTATCCGAAAGTGTTTTTATGTAAGATCCGACATAAGCACTTCCAGCATCTGTACTATTCCATGGTAAAATAGTAATTCTCCTATCAAGTGTAAGATGATGTGCCCCCGGAGAAGCGTCATACCATATAGCCACATCATTGAAAGTATCACTGCTCTGAGTAAGCCAGTTTCCGGGTTGCCACCAACCCCAGAGCCCCGGCACCGAAACAGGATCAAATGTAATGGTTCCAGAAGTGTTGATTATGAAATTGACTGAATGTGTGGTTATTCCGCCCAGCGCGTCGCTCAAAGTAAGCCCTATCGAATAGGTACCATCCGGTGTTCCCGGGGGTGGGTTTGCTACCAGAAACACTGTAATGTCATAAGTTCCGTAAAATTGGTCAAAAGGCTGGGTGTTGTATTTATAAACCGAAACCCAACTTGGAGCCGGAGAGAGCGTTACACTTACCGGTTCAAGATCCAGTTCTCTAACTTTAAACTCGAAATAATAAGGCATAGCTTTCGTGGTTTTTTTATTAATTAAACATCAAAAGTAATACGTTACTTATCGTTGTTAACAAAACAGGGTTGTTATTGACAATAGATCCGGTAAATTGCGGGTTCCATTGTAGTGTATCTATGTTGTTTACCGGGGTTAGGATGATTGGGTTGTTATTGACAATAGATCCGGTAAATTGCGGGTTCCATTGTAGTGTATCTATGTTATTTATTGAAGTTAGAATAATTGGATCGTTATTAATAATAGAACCGGTAAAAGATGTTGAGCCTGTAATAAGTACAACACTATTGAGCGATGTATATAATTCAGGTTTATAAAGATTTTCCCACAAGCGATTTATCCGCACCCTTCCGGTTAATCCCGGCACCCATTTGAAAGCCATATAATGAAAGACGTCTTCAACCATATATATATCATTGTGAACAATGATTTCTCCCACATAATTATTAAATCCCCAGTTGTAACTTGGATAATAAATATCGAACAATCTGAAGTTTGAAAATCCGCCCCCGCGTCCGGTAATTACAGGATAATCGTACTCATTTCCGCTTTCATCCATAATCCGGAAATGCATGGTTTCGTCATCCTCTTGCCATGCGGCAAGTACAAACCCCTGAGGATAACTGAACCAGTCACTGGTTATAGTAGGACCGCTCCCAGCCGTCGCCGTATCGGTGACAAATATAAATCTTACCAACGCGCCAGAAAACTCAGCATATACATCCCATGCTTCATTAATACTATATCCCCAGCTTATAAGACGACAATATGTAGCGGATTGGCTGATATAAACCGCTGCGACTACCATGATCGGATCATCCGTCAGAATGCCACCGGTTTTTGTCAATCCTGTATTGTTGGTTCGCACCATAGGAAGCCCATTCATAATATTTTCATAATACGTATAGCCTCCGGAGTTTTCCATAGATATATCACTCTGAATGGATTGTATATCCGATGTATAAACAGGTTGACCGTCGGTTTTAGAAGCCGTAAGCCTTGTGAAATCAAGCCAGATATGCCAAGAATGAAGAGAGGGGTCGAAATTACTATATAAAGCACTTAAACTCACAACATGAAGGTATATATCCGGTGTGCGATTTTCCATCACCCTGACAACGGGGGTTTCTGTTGTAATAAAAGAGCCAGATGTATTGTAGGTATAAGAAACGGGTGTAAAACTAAAGCCACCCAATATTTCTATTTCAATATGTATATTATCAAGACCGCTTATATCTATACGCGGGAAATACAGATAAATAAAATATGTCGTATTTATTCTTCCCATTACAGCCCGAATCGGTATTTCTTAACAAGGTGTTCGTTCACTTGCTGGTATTCTGCATCGTCAAGCGAGCGGGTATATAACAGTGCTTCATAAAAGTAAATACCCTTGGATCCCCACCGATAAATAGCCGAAAGATTTCCGACATCTCCAAGCTGATAATCATATAGATACCCGTACAGCGACCCTATAATAATGCCGGCTTCGTTTCTATGATCGGTAAAAATCGGATCAGAAAGATCGATGGAAGGAATGCTTGCCGTAATTACATACCATACCGGCGGTTCATTGTTCAAAGTAACAGAATAAGAAATAACGCTACCACTTTGTTTAATGCGGTACCCTACAATGGTAGGTACATCAAAACGTGCTATATCTGAAGAAGTTACTTCCAGTTCATAAAGTGAAGTGGTATTCTTATAACCAAGATAAAGCTCATAAAGCTGAACTCCCGGGTTCATTGTAGATTCTGTATGATAGACTATTCTTATTCCCGGAACATAATGAGACTTTAAATCTTTCTCTCCGATAGCCGCTATAGCGGGGTGTATGCGATATTGTGTATTGGAAAAAGCGTTTTCATTATCCCCCTTATATTCCGGAGCAAACGTAGAACTACTTATAACGGGATAGGTGGTAAAAAGAATCATAAGAGAAGCCGTATTCATTTTATCGTTTACAGAACTATAAGTTTTAGAACGAAATATATGTAAACCAGCCAGATATTCGCCACCCTTGGGAATAATAGAGTAATAGCTTGTTGAAAGGGCGGGATATGCAGCACCCGGTATCAGCGGCTCCCCACTTACTGTTACATAGGGGTTTTTTTCAACTACCGAAAAAACATAGAAAAAAGTGTATTCCTTCGACAGGAATTTCTGAGATTGTGAAACATATCCTACATAAGAATTTCGGGGTTCTGACACCCAGTTATTCCCGTGATTATCAATCAAATCATTCATTGGAAGCATCATTTTTATCCTATTACTCTCATGAGAAACGAATGTTGTTGTAGGGTTAAGCCACTGATCATTATAGGTATACCTTTCAATTTTTACCAGATGGCTCTGGTTTTCAGTGCGGTCTATGATGTAATCTTTAACACGTGACGGATGATATGCTTGCCACCAACCAAGAAGACCGGATATACTTGTGGGATACCAGTTCACATTGCTGGAACTGATATAACTGTAACTGATATTTCGGTAAACTACATTGATCTGATTGGTGTTTTTGTTCAGAAAATTCAGATAAAGGGGGAAAGACCCGGTCTGAGAGTAGGTTAGAAGCACATTGAATCTGAAATAGTTAACCGATCCGGTTTTCAGTGTTACAACCGGAACCAGATATTCACTTCCTACAACTTCTACCGCATAGTTGCTGTAGATAAATTCCCATTCGTCGCCCTTGGGGTCGTATATGTTAACGGCTAAAGGTATTTTAACAGTGCTCATATTTCATATTCGACAAATATCTGGTTGCAACATGTAAAAACAAGATCAACTTCTATTGGTGCAAGAACGAAAATCTGATATTTCTCTGTCGCCTTTTTCAGAGCCTCCTCGATAAAACAATATTCCTGTCTTTTTGTGAACGTTATCCCGTTTTCGGATATTTCCACATCAAACCCGAATGCGTTGCACAGAGTTCGGAACTTTTCGACATCTTTACCGGGTTTAAGTTTTACATCCGGAAAATGATAACCATCTTTGAGTTTTTGCAGTTTACCGCCGAAAAATTCGGTTTTAACACGAACTTCCTGAATGTCAAGGTATTCCAATAAAAAGCTTCCAAAGCTTTCGATTGTCGGATCTCGAAACAGAAAAGGTTCTCTCATACGTTCTTTTTATTTAAATAAAAACCAATGGAAACGATAAACACCGATACCTTTGTTCTTAATAAACCGTTGTTCAACGGGTTAAGTCAACAGTTTATTAAAACCAATTTGCCCCCAAACACCCCATATTATTACAACACCAACTATTTCATATTGACTTCAGAGGATCTTACCAGAACAAGCCTGTCAAATGTTATGTACCAACAGATTTACAAAAATTTCATTGAAGAAAAATTAAGACAGCACCAATGGGCGGGTGAACTACTTGAAGAAACACGGAAAGCGTTGATAAAAACAGGAAAAACATTGGTGTTATTGGAAAGAAAATTGAAGTCCATGACAGACCATTTTTTTGTGATTATTGAGGTAAGCACGCTCAATGAAAAGTATCGAGATATAGATTTTCTGTTTATGGGTTCTATACTTATAGGGGCGCGGTATGATGACGAAGTTTATCAATGGGTGGCTACTCCTCTCTGGAATATCATTGTAACCCGTGAAATGTACTACTATTTTTACATCCACGAAGGTAAAATACCCCGCGGGGACGGAATGATATTCCTGCTAAAAGAAACCACCCCTTCTTTTGAACTGAAAGAGACAATCTCAAAATTGACTCGAGATGTACTTGGCGGCTTCGATCCCACCAATCAGGTTTATTTGATTCTGTCGGATTATAAAAATAACGAAGACATTATCCGCTGGTGTGTTCGCTCTTTTCTTTATGAAGAATACGGTGGAACCAGTCTAATAAATGTGCTTTTTCCTCCCCAAATCGAATATTTCTGGTCAAATGTCATAAGATTCGCGGCTTATCATTACGGGCAAGATCATTTAAATCCGATCGCACAATATGTTGTACGTAAATTTGAAGAAGAGGAAAGAAGGCAACACCCAATTTTCTTTGACAGAAATTTCAAAGCAAAAGCCATAAAGGAAGCAATAGATCATCTTAATATCGCGGATCAGATATACGATTATCTCAGAGATGCGGCTTATTATAAAATCGAAGATGCACATTATCATTATATTTTGCGAAAACTGCAGAGCGATATTATAGCTTTTGTCAGCAAAAATCTTGAGGAAGCGATTCGGTTTCTTTCCGGATATTTTCCAATAAAGCATAAGATAGAAAATATCCTTATTCAGAAAGACCTTCGCCACGTAATAGATGTACAAACCTTTATACGAATTGCTTATGGTGTTATCATTAACAAACTCAATATGGATGAAGAGGGGGATCATTTTACATTATTTATCAAACAAGTTATTATGGATGAGTTTTTTGAATATGTAAAACCGGAAATAGAAAAGTATTTAAAGGACGTTAGAGACGACAGAGATTTCGTTGAATATTTTAAAGAAGTGGTTGCCGCACAAATCATGTATGATATAACACTGGATTAGCCTATGATAACCTTAAAAGAAACAGACACGCTCCGGGATATTCTGACTTACTTTCAGCGAAGTGAAAACCCGCTTCGCGCGGCTTACCTTCTGGCTCAAAAGAAATACCTTGAACCCGTCAAAAGGGGAAGAGGGAGAGAAGTATTCAGAATACCCGACACCGAACTGGTTTTGAAAATTGCTCATAATGACAATGGAATCAAACAGAACATTACCGAATATGAGGTGGTGCGTAGGTCAGGAAGTGAAATCGCCGTCGACTACGCTCAGGTTTTCAAAGAAGGTGGGGTTCTAATCACCGAATTTGTCGCACCTGTCAATGAAGCCTATTTTGAAAGTGTCGCTGATATTGACTTTGATGTTTATAGTGTTCTGATTGAAGGGTTTATCCGGAAACGCTACTTACGGGAAGACGCAACGTTCGAGGGTTTCGAGGTGGTTTCTGCTTATGATAGGCGTTTTGCCGATATATTTGGAAATGCCATTAATAGACTCACGCTTGACAACGTAAGCGTAGAAGATAGGCACACTTTTTACTTCACCGTTCTTAAAAATCCTGTAATCCGGGAAACCGTAAGGCTGATTCGGCAATTCAATCTGCTGGGTGAGGATTTTACCCTGATCGACAACTGGGGTAGAACCGATGACAAACCCCTTGTGGTCAGAGACTTCGGCTTAAAAATAAATCAACTATGAAGTACGATTTCCCTGAGACGCTTTCCGGAGATACCACCCTGCACAATATCGAACTGGATAAGGCTGTTATAAAATTTCTGAAGGAACGCTCAACCCGCTCCGTTACCGTCATCAACGGGGCGATGGCATCGGGTAAAACTCATTTTCTTATAAAACTTTTAGAAAACTTTGACGATTATCTTGTCTTTAAACCCGGAAGCATTTACGGCTATTCCCCTACCTTGAAATCTCGAAGCGGATTTACCCATTCTTGCGTTTACAATCTTACCGACTTCATTCAAAACCCCACATTTTATGAAGCCGAATATCTCCAGCTTAAAACCGGTAGGTGTTCGCTCATAGCCGTTGATGAATTCCAGTTTGCAACACCTGAAGAGATCGAATTTATTTTTTCGTGGAAAATAGAAGTGGTGCTCAGCGGTCTCAGAACCGACTATCTTGGAAGAGAATTTCCGGTATGGAAACAGATCGAAGAAAAATACAATCCCATTAAAATAAACATTTCCAGTCGTTGTGAGTGCGGTAATCCAACGCAATACAACATACGATTTGTGAATGGAAGTGTGGATTTGAGGGGAATGGGTTACCTGAACCCTCTGGAAGACCCTTATTTAATTGTGCCGGAGGTAAGCCATTATAAACCCGTATGTAAAAGTTGTTTTGAACGGTTTGTAACATGGAGTACCTGATCCAGTACATATTTGTCGTCAGCGTTTTTCTGCTCGCCTGTATCGTCATGTGCGTTGTTCTTTACTACATTATTGAAATTATTTTCGAGGCAAAATACCGCCAAAATCTGTTTGGTGGAAAAAGAAACAAAGATATGGATGACGATGAAGATGAACCCGGCGGCGGTGGTACTCCCCCAAGAAAACCCACACCACCTTTGCCTGTAGGGGGAATCTCTCCATATCTACTGTATCGTGGGAATGATTATGAATTTAAAGATTTTTCCCGAATCACGTCTCCTCCCACCATTTCGCTTGTTCCTGAAGAAGCATATATTTAAAAGAAAATGAATCCGCTAAAGGGAATACAGACATTTCTTTCCTATTTTTCCACTTTGCAGGAGCACGAATACGTCGGTGCGTACAGCCCTTACGATCGCATCGTTTACGTAAGGCGCATCAATCCCCCGGAGCTTTCAATTATCTGTCAGATTACCGAAGGGGGTATGGAACTTCCGGCTCCAACCCCGGAGGAAATGCAAGCGCTGATTCGCATGGGTTTTGAGCCGCCGCCGGGGTGGGGAGAAGGTGGTGTGATCAGACTTCCTCAGCCGCAAGAGGTGGCAATCATTACGCTCCAATTCTTCAAGACCACCGGTGAGCCTGCTTATGTCGAGGAAGAAGAAGATGACATGCTTGTTTTAGCTCAGGAAGAAGAGGAGGAAGAAGAGGAAGAAATCGAACAGGAGGAGATGGAGATTCCTCTGGAGCGGGCGTCCAAAAGAAGGGTGCCGATTGAAGGTAATTATTTACAGAATATCGGTACCACCATGATCGAAATTAACAGAGAAAACGGTCATGCCGTACTTTTTTACGGCACGCTACCTTTCAGAGTTGAGCCGGTCATGCATTTCTATATCCCTGATGAAGTAAGGCAATACATTAACGCACTTTATCAATCGCTGGAAGAAGCCGACAATTTACCCGACGATCAGCTTGCCGAAGTAGACGAAAGCATTGCCGAATTCACTGTGGAAGTGCTTCAGCATCTTTCATTCATCATTCAGCGCTCTCACAAAATTATCCAGAAGAAGGGAACGCGTCAACTTGTAAAAGCCGCGCTCCGCATTCCGGTACTTGAGCGTTTTGTCTCCAGACTGCAAACTGCTTTTGAAACCCCTGAAAAGATCGAAGTGGTGTTCAACCACAAATACCAGCAGGAAAAAGAGCGGAATACGATCTCGATATACGTTACGGCTCAAAGCAAAGAAATTAACGTCGAAAGGTTGAAATCTGTTTTGCGGGAATTTGGTCTTGGGGGCGGCAAACTCAACGGATCGAAACAGGGAGGAAAATATCTTATCGAAATCACGCCGGGTATTCTTCCCAACTCGAACCTGGCGCAGACGCTGAGCGGTATCCTTCATGAAAAAGCCGGAGAGTTGGGTTACATGGATCATGAGACTTCTATCCTGTACGACTCTACCAGAAGAGAAGCGATTATGCAGATCAAATCGACGGGGTATGTAACAGAAACTCGTCAGCGATAGAGCTTTTCATATTCTTTAATAAATTCATCACTCTGAAGCCCCTCAGGAAATTTCTGGAAAGCTTCCCATACCATTGAAAGGGCATATACTACCTGTTTATGGTGCATGAATTCATCGAAATGAATATATCCGTAGTCTATAAAATACTCCCAGAGGTTCATATACCGTTTATTCCCCGTTGCCTTAACGCGCATTAAGGCTTCCCTTACAAGACACAGCGCAAGATAATCCTGATTTAGCGAAGAAAAGGCGGTAATTTTCTGAGTGTGATAATTCATTACAAGATGTTTCCATGTGGATCGAATAAACTGATATCTTCCGGAAGCGGTAAACGCAAGATATCTACCCTTAAATGGTTTTAAGATTTCCTCTTTGCGGTGCCGAGCAAAAGGGTGATCGGGAAGCATAATAAGGGAATCTTCATCTTTTTCTGGATAATCCTTTTCCGAAAGATTGAATTTAGGATAAATGAAATGGATCACATATTCGCGGTGTTTCTTTACATGGTAATCTTTAGCCAGATAGTTGATTGCGCTGTAAAACAGATGATTTGTTTCCAGTGCACTGATCCAGTTGAGGAGCATGTCAAACCCTTTTATCAGTTCCTTTGGAACGTATTCCAGTTCGGGAACGTGTGGTGCAAGATAAACGTCGGAAGCGTAAGAAGTTGGTTTTAGAAAGTACTTGCTCATAGTTTTTTTTTACGTTTTGCCCGTGTAAAAGTATTTTGCCGTAACCCCGGTGGTCCATGTTCCGCCTGATATGTTGTGGGAGATTTTCGTTACAATGAAATAGCCGTTTTCATAATAGATTTCGGGAATACCTTCTATTTTGAACGTGTCAAAAATCCTCCAGAGCGAATTACCCGGAACCGTTATGTTGAGTGTAATACCGGTCAGATACTGAGCACCCTTCCCCCGCTGTCTTTCCGGGAGCGTGCCCATATAAAGAAGCACTTTGTAATAGGTTGACAGGTGCATGGGAATGTAGGCTACATATCTATCGTCAACCTTCGTTACATCAAATGTAATAGATTTAACACTTTTTGTTTCGCTCAGATCCTTATGTTTTATACTCAAAAATGTACTGACATTTCCTTTGCGCTCAAACGCGTCTCTTCTGATTGAAGCATTGAGATTGACTTTTCTGAGGGAAGCAAAATGGGTGGTAAGTTTTTCTTTAACTATTTCCTCACGCTTAAACCCGAATCCTTCGTTCAAAAACAGATTCCACTCTTCTTCGGTAAGGTTTGCGTTGTTGAGAATGATCGTGAGATAAATTGCCACCATGTAATCCTGATTGACGGGGGTGGGAGGAACCACAATTCGAGACTGAACGGTAGTGTCGACAACCGCCTGATATTCATATACCGTAGCGGGTGGAAGACCGGTAACCACCATTTCATTTCCGGCGGAATCCACCGCCACATCCGCTTTCTTACTAAGCTCCCGCCACAGATCGGCGTACTCTCTCTCGATCCACCGCCATGTTGTTTCCGTAAACTGGTAAGCGCCACAGGCGGTGGTATATCTTCCGGGAGAAACCGGAAGCGACACCTGAGATTTCGGCACATCGACGAACGGGTGCGTAACCAGATCGCTGAAGCTGGAAGCCTGTTCGACCTTTCTTACAAGCTCTCCGGTAATTTCCTCTTTCTGATCGCCTCTTACCCGATACCACACTTTACCCCGCGCAAAGCGGGTGTTCGCCAGCCGCGCCAGCGCAAAAGCGTTATCATAACTTCCGTGTTTTGCTATAATATGTTCTATTTCAATGGCTTCGTAGTTGCCCCCCGATTCATTTTCTTTGATTACATTCATGAGCGCTCTGAAATTGGGATTGTTCATGAGTGCACGGATTACTTCAGCGCTCAGGTTCACCTTGGTAACAACCACATCCGAACTTTCCGTGGTATCTTCCAGCGCGGTTCCTTTCACACGCTCTCCGGTAAGCGTCTTCAGCACCACATCCTCAACGGAACCGGGAATAAGGAAATCCACTGGATCGTTGACGTAGGTATTCAGCGAGTCTGAAAGACGCTTCATCATTACCGCCATCGCAAGATATTCAGGAATATCCAGCGTATAGCTGATGTCGTGAAGTTCCCATATCTTGATTTCTTCCGGTTCAAGACGGGATTTGTTTTCCACCTGCTGAACAGGCGTCTCTACATCCAGAAGTCTATTATCATAAATGACGTATTGCTCTCCCACCTTCATCAGGAAAAGCTGAGAAAAGCCATAGGTGGATTTTATTATATCCTGAATGATTCTATCAATAATGAAACTGAACGGCTTGTCGTCGCCGCGTTCGAATTCTCCGATCAGTTCGGAAAGATACTTTCGAGCCAACATCACTTTCCCCACTTTACCAACTGATCCAATCGGGTGACGGGTGTAAGGTTTCCCGAAATTCTTCTCGAACCACTCTGCATGATCCTCATAATCTGAAAATCCCATAATGTAATCCGGCGTCATATTCGTAGAATCGAACACCATGTATTCGGTTGGGAAAATGATATCTACGTTGTTGGTTCTCAAGTGTTTATGAATGAACATATAGGAGTTGTCTATGTCGATCGGTAGAATTGCCATTTCCGGAGGAACATCTTCCGGGTAGGTGTCCCGAATATAGGGAATCAGAATTTCCTTCAGGAAATCTTCAAAACGAATATATTCCAGCGACTCGAAGGTGTTGGAAGGAAGCGAAGGGGCGAAAGTTTTGTCGCCTGTATCGAAATGAGTACCCACGCCCACTTCAATACCCTTTTCGGCGGGAAATGCTTTATTCCCCCCACCGAACATCTGATAGGTTCTGTCAAGGTTCAGATCCTGACCCGATCTGACTTTCTTCTGGCTGGAAAGCGTACTCCAGCGCTCATTGTAGAAACCAGCCAGCGTTTTTCGAGCCGTCTCTACATCCTTAATATCGTAGTTTCGAGAAAAAAATACGGAAGCTATACTAAAATTACTAAACTCAAAGGTAATGTCAAAGGTATTGTTGTTATACGAAACATTTGTTCTTTTAAGTATTCCGGGGAAAAATATCCTATTGCCTTCATCTCTCTCATGGAGTTTGATTACCGATTGCGGGCTAAAAAGAATGTCTTTCAGAAGCGAAGGATTTCGCACATAGCGATCAGAAATAAAATCCACGGGAATTTCATTGTTTGTGCGCACTACTTCAATGAGCGCCGTAATTCCCGGAAACAGGCTCCACTCCAGTTCCCGAAGTTGTTTGAGAGAAAAGCAACGCACATTGACGGTGGCACGCGCCATCATACCGTATATCCCGTCAGGAGCCGGATCGACGTCCACCGAAAGAATAGCTGGAGCCGGAAGATAATCGTAGTACGACTGGAGATCAGGAGTGATTTCGTTTTCAATGGTATAGAAATTTATGTTGTTTAAGACAATGTTGTACGCTCTGAAAGGTGCGGCGTCTCTCACGCGCACCATGAACACAAGCCTTGCGGAAATCTTCTGAACCGTCGATGTCGAAGCAAATTGTCTGATATACTTTACAACGGAAGGGTGCAGGCTTCTTATCAGCATAGGTTAAAAATATTTCAGATCGGGAATATGGTATTTATCTACCAGACGGTTCTCGAGTTCCTCCGGGGTGTAAATGGAAAGCGACGGAACATACGGGGGAATGATCGATCCGGAGTAAATACCGTTTGCAAGCAGCATATCTTGCCAGTAGGAGTAATCTCCATATTCCTGTACGGCTATGTTCTGAGCGCGTCGCGTTCCCGAAAAAGAATATACTTTCATAATTTATCCAAGGTTTTTAAGTATATCGAGTTTTGCAAGTTTCAGGTTAAAACTTTCGGGTTCCGGGTATTTGAACGTCGAAATGTCAAGTGCCACGCCTGTTGCGGGATCGATCATGGAGTCGGAGGCGGCAAGCGTAGAAGGCGGCTTGTTTGTCGTATAATCGAACATTTTAACGCGGTTTTGAAGCCAGTCTTCCGTGGTAATATTCTGTTCGTACAGCAAAATCAAATTCAGATCCACTTTGATCCACTGGGGAAGTTGCATACCTGGATCCAGTTCCCATACGGTATCTTCCCCGAATGAGATATTGAGAGAAGTAAGAAGCACCTTCCTTTTTCTCCAGACGTTGCCAAGCGTTACTTCAAGTACCGGAGGTACAAAGTTGCCGCCGGGTGTTACCCGCTTTGCCGGAAACAGGTGTGCTTTGAGAAATGAGAGCTTACCCCATATTTTTGAAAGCTCCTGCTTACTCATAGGAAACAGGGTGAACGAAATGTTATAGGTGGTCTCTACATTGATATACGAATACATTTTGATGATGTTGAAGATATAATCCTGAGTGTTGTATGAAGCGTTGGTGGATTCACCAAAACTGTTGATAAAAGCTCTGAACTGACATATCCAGCCGCTCACTACGCTCTTGAAATAGAACGTAACATAATCATTGATAATCTCCGATTCGTTCTGAGTAAATCCTTCCATATTGATACGATCCACCTGAATGGGTTTGCGAAGGTCTTCATCATACTGAAACCCAATGGAAGCTCTGTTTCGGAAAAGCTGCACCAGCGAGTTCTCATAGGGAACGCCGCTCTGAGCCAGATCGATCATATCGTCTTTACCAAGACCACGTAGCGATGTAAACTCGAGCGTATCCTGAGGAATATTACCCGACGCACCCCACACATATCTGATTCCTTCTTCGGTGGTAATATCCACCGTGCGAGCTTCAAGACGATCGGTTTCAGGATTGTATCTGACAATATAGCGAAGGTTGGGAGCAGGAACCGGAGACCCACTCAAAAGCTCCGTTCTATACCCATAATCATGGCTTTTAAGAGGATAAACCTTGGGAGTCGGAGAATCATAAAGTTTGCTTTTAACTTCGCGTTTGTAAACAAAGGGATTGAAATTGAAGGTAAACCAGTGAAGAGTAAGTGTGGGGTTGTTTAGATTTTGAGTTCTGTATTCAGGAGGAAGTTGTGCCAGTACAAGGTTTTTGGCTTCCCTTATCCCCCATGTAAGCGTCTCTGAAAAGAATTTCTGAAGGTTGGTTTCTGTAATCTTCTTGAGAAGCTTTGCGCTGTAGGTAATATTCTCTCTGAGAGTATCCTGTTTCTCTTTGATTCGATTTATGATGTCTCTACTCAGTGGCATTTTCTTTTAAATAACGGGGGAGTATATCAGAGAGGGATATTAAATACTGGTAATTGGGATTGTGTGGAAAGCCGTTTTCAGATATACCAGATGAAATCTTCGGATTTTTTTTGAATTAATAGATTTTTGTTCAGATCAGGATTTACCTTCGGTGTGGCGATATAGGTAAATTCTCCTCCAAACTCTTGGTTGATGTCGAGCGTGCTGGGGGTTACCTTATTCCCAAGATAACTGTTGAAGGTTACGTTAATCTTTTCCCATTCAGGGTTGGCTTCCATGATTTCGTGAGTAGCGATAGCCATGAGACCGTTGATAAGCGCCATGTAAAGGTCATTTCTTCCTGCTGTTTCCACTTTGTTTTTAACCCATGTTGTGCGCTGAAGCTGCTCCAAGAGTCTTTTCGATCTCAGAATCAATCTACCGTCTTCGTAGAGTTTTGCCAGAAGGTCCGATCCGTGCACCTTTTTCCGCTGTGTGGTATAGTATCCTACAATACTGGGCGTGTAAGCTTCCATGAACTGATAGAGCCCCATGCCGATACCGTTTGTCTCGATGAAAATGAGTTGTGGTTTGAATTCGTCATAAATCTGCTTGATCACCTGACGCATGACGGGAAGCGAGGTTTTATCGGAGGCGAATTCCGCCACCTGTTCAATGGTGAGCGTCTGAGGGTCTACCCACAGCACCTGCACACCTACGGCGGATCGATCTTCCCCTCTACCCGAAGCAGGGTCTACGCTGATAAAGTAATAACCGGGTTTGCGGTACCACTCCCAGTAATCTCCACCGTATTTTACCACAAACGGATCGATAAATTCTTCTTCTCTGATCAAATGGAACGGAATGACGTTTTCTCCCGAACCCTGAGGAATGCAGAGAATCTCCTGAGCAAACACACGTGGGGGAAGCAATCTTTTTTGCTCCTCAAACCATTTTTCATCTCGCTCAGGATGATCACTCCATTTGATACCAAAATACTTGAATTCGCTTTTTCCTTCCTTGGCGGCTCGGATTGTGCGTTCGTACCAGTTTCCAACCCCGTTGTAGGTGGAGTTGACGATACATTTACCACCGGTGGCAAGCGTCTGCTGCACCGAAGCCCAGAGTTCCTCCATGTTGGAAATGAACGCGGCTTCTTCCACAATCAGAAGCGTAATACTTTCCGAACGTCCAGAATCACTTTTGGAAGAGACGGCTCTTGCGGAAGAATAGTTGGAAAATTCGATATAGGTTTTATTCCATGTACGTTTTTTAATCTGAAGAAATCTGGGAAGCTGCTCATAAGCAAACTTGATACGTTCCAGCACGTTTTTTGCCGTGGCTTCCTTGTTGGCTGCAATCAGTACCTTGTAGTTGGAGTTGAAGATCATCTGATGAAGTGCATACGCCACTGCACACCACGTTACACCCATCTGGCGGGGTTTTTCCGTGATTACATATCGGTGTGTATGATAAAAGTTAATGAGTTTCTCCTGAATCGGGTATAGATCGAACGGTATGACGCGCTTGATCGGGTGCTGGATTTTCACATATTTACGAATGAAATAAATCGGATCGTTTTTACATTTTTCAAGCTCCTGTTTTATAATCTGTTGGGTGTTCATAGTCTCAGATAGCGGTTGTGGAAGGAAAGGAAAATGTCGTTGGTGCTTCCAACCGGTTTGAGTCTCACATACTGGGTTCTTTTCATATTGACACGGCTCATGTCAATATAGTACCAGTTATTCCCAACGGGAGTGGGAAGCAGCGATGTATAATAGTGTTCCTCACCGGTGATCATGTCGAACACGTATACTTCAAACCATACGGTTGAGAGGTCTATGTATGACAGCGTCTGCATGAGATAACCCCTTACCGCAATGGGAATCTTCCGCTCCCAAGCCTGCAGATATACTCCGTAGTCGTCTATGCGGGTATCGTATACGAAGTCTGAAAGCGCCGGGGGCTGCAAGGATACTGTCGGAATAGTATAGGGAATGAAAGCCGTGCGCGTCTGTCTGCTGAAAAAGTTGACCGCCATTTCCTCAGCCGATTCGATAAGAACAAAGTTTCCGGCGTTGAAAAAGTTTGTAAGTGGAATGCTTACCATACGCCGCTTGAGCGGTGCCAGATGAATAAATGCGCTTACCGTGCGAACTTCCAGTGGTAAAGGAAGCGTTGACAGCGACGCATAGTTGAAACTCTGGCTTATAAGCGGTTCTACTTCGGTTCCATATCCTTCATCCATAGAAAAGCTGTAGAGCGAAACGGTGAGGAGCAGCCGGTGATAGCTTCCCCCACCCAGATATTCTACATGGGGAATCCACGCGTCGGCAACAAACAGGCGAATCTCATAACCCGTTCCAATCGGGTTTTCAAACTGCAATGCAATGCTGGAAGTGGCATTGAGCCGGAGAATTTCGTCGGCTCCATAGTTGTTATGCGGGGAAGCGCTGTTTAAATAGGTGTCTTTCAGTACTTGAAGCATTTTTCATTTATTTTTCTTTAAATAAGTCGGCGGCTATGGAACTGTCTGGGTTTTGCCTTGTTTAGTATGCCAAAAAATGGAGGGTGTGTCATGGGGCTGAAAAAAACAAATTGAAACTCTGATCAACAAAGATCTTAACGAAATAGAAACGTTTTATTCTGATGTGGTTGGAAAAGACGAATAATTACATCTGAGAAGTCTGGTTATTATTTAATCCAAATTTACCTTGTATAATAAACTTTGCTTAGGTTATATGCTGATACTGACAAGAGAACAATTTGCGGATAACTTCCACAGCAAAGAGGCGTTAAGCTTTTTTTCTTCAATTAACTGGTTCATGTATGTTTTACCAAACGATAGTGGGGATTCGCTGTTTTTAAGGTGTTATGTTTTACCCGTAGAAAAACTTAGTTTTCATCCCCAAGAAGGCATTCCCTTGAATCACCACTTATTAGAAACATTCAATTATATCTATAAGCATTCATCAAGGGTCACCCAAGATCAATTTTTGCAACTTAGAAACTTCATTATTCATAAACAAAATGAGATAAAAACCAAAGGTTCGCAAATATTAAACAAGTTGAAATCAATTGTTGACAGGGGCGTAGCCCTTGTTTTTTGTGGACTACGAAAGTCTAATTTTCCATACAGCATAACCGGCAAGGAATATTTCACATCCCTGTTTTATTCTTTTATGATAGTGGGAACCAGAAATGGGAAACTAATAGTAGCCGAATCAACTGAACATTTCCATTCACTTTTTAATGTTGTTCAAAACTATAATGAACCCCACGTTATAAAAATGGCGTTTGTCAATGCTCGAGTAAAGATGACGGCTGCTAATTATTTGAGAGACCTTTTTGTAATCAATCTTAAAGAGGGTTCTCCTCTTTATGAATTTATTGTGGAACAGGTGCCGTCTATTCCATCTTATAAGCAGAGACTGTTGCTAAAATATGGCATTGATGACAGAACAGACCTTGATAGGATACTTGACTTTAATATTCAAACCCCCGAATCTATAGATTTTTATATTCGTTTGTTGATCGAAAGAGCAATACGCATAAATGAACCTGAAGACCTTATTCCACACATTCCCGAACCGGTAAAAGATGCGATTGCCTTCATTGTTTATAAAGATATGCTTAAAGATGATTTGTGGGAAGATTATTTATCAGACCCCGAAATTTTAGAGATTATAAAGGAAGGTTTAAAACACGCATTGAACGTAGATAAATTTATAGAGAATAAGATAGAAAAAATTGTTACTTCCATTATTGATCAGTACAATGAACAAAATGATGATCTTGTAGATTTTGTATATGATAAACTATACGCCCAAGAAGAATTTATATTCACCAAACTGCAATTGGAATTCGTTGACTATATTGAAGATAGAATCAATAACTACACACACTTTCTGGATAGAGAGACGGTAAAAAAGCTGCTGACTAAAATAACTAACCACTATCTTTTCCACTCTCATGAAGGTCATCCATTACCCTCAGAAGTTCTTATGAGTATTGTGGTTGGAATGCGTTATGATGAACCTATCAGTCAAAGAGGTACAGATGCGGTATCTCTGGGAGCAGAAATTGTGGTGTTTTATGTTAAAGAAAGATTCGAAGGTGAATACGTTTTACATCATTTTATCAAACGATTAATTGAAGACTATATTGAAAGGAACGAATATCATGTGCACGTAGAACTGGAAAAACATTTGTGGTATTTTGGAGAAGCGGTATTCGAGATAGCAGGAGAGATTGTTGGTGAATATAAGGATAACCGAAAATGGAAACAGGTCGTGGATCGTATTCTGAAAAATCTTCAATAGTATGAAGTGTTAAAAATCATTTGGTGTTTTATTTAAAAGAAAACTATATAGTTTATATGTTTAACTAACAAAAATAAAATAAAAAATGGGGTTCAACACTCAGGAATTCTTTTCTAACAAAAGCAGCAAAATATCTTTCTTTTCATCTCCGGTAAAATTCGGATTGGTACTGGAAGTAGATGATGTCGATACTCCCGAAAGATACATGGCGGTCAGAATCAAAGACATTTCTGAAGAAGTGATTGGTGTAGCCTATCCATTTTTCGTGCACATAGGATTTTATCCTGAGGTGGGTGATCTCCTTGCTTATGTGGAAATCAATGGAAGGCTCTGGTATTTCCCCTTCCCCGTCAACATGTCAAACTACCTTCAAACCACCAACGACAATGAAAGTGGTGTTACGATTAATCAATTGAAACGGGCACGGATAAGATCGTTTCCGGGTGAATATTTTCTCAACGGAAAGGGAATGCAGGCGCTATGGTTTGACGAAGAGGGAAATCTGTTTCTTGGAAAGTACAGTGATGAAGTCTCTGACGATTTAACCACTTCTGTCGACGAAGATAAATCCCCGTATGGAATCTATGGTAAAATAGACGGCGATCAGGTAAATCTGAAATCATATAAAATATCTTTCAAGAATGAGTCGGTGGATGAAGAAAGTGGCGGTTACGTTGTTAAAATAAGATCGGATTCACTGCACCTGCTGCAACGTGAGCGAATCCTTGTGGCTGCAAAAAAATTGCACCTTGCCATGCAGGAAGAATTGCTAATGGGTGCGGAGAGAAAGGTGAGGATTTCCACCGAACGGATGTATCTACATGGAGACAGGGTTTATATAGGCAATACCAGTAGCGCTACCGAAAATGCGCTTCTTGGAAAATCTTTCAATTCTTTCATGACGAAGATGATGCGCAAGTTTGCTCAGGAGTTCAGCAAAATGGGGGGTCCAGGCGTTCCACCTGCGGTTTCGTTTGCAGCGGCTAACCTTGCCAGTTTTTGCTTAAGCGCCGCTATGGAATTTTCAACAGGTAAATATATCTCCAATACGGTCTTTCTCTCAAAGTAACTATCATTTATATCTTTTTACAATTTCCTTAAGCTCCGATATATCTTCCAGCTTTCTCAGCTTTCCGTTTCGATAAAGCACAAAATATTGTGGGGTTTTGTAATTCTCCTTCAAAACGATCAAACAGAAATGACTGTTTTCCTTACGGATAAGCTCGCGTGCTTGCTTGAGTACGGTTTCAGAAGGCATATCATCCTTTCTGATCAATCCGTTTTTGTGGTGTTTTACTTCAACCGAAAAAATCTGCTCCGGAAATATCTTGACATCTGAACCTGATTCGCCCATGATTGCTGTCTTGAAGCTCCAATTTTTGAAGGTGGATTCAAGCAGCGATTTTACAAAGTTCTGAAATTTCCTTCCCTTGGTTTTTGCATAGCGCCCCATCAAACCAGTACGGGTTTGACTTCTACACTTTCAACGTCGAGTACGCCGTCGTAGATGATAATATCTTCCGAAACCTTTCGGGCATAAGTTTCTCCAAAATAAATTTCCAGCACACATACGACATTGAATTTTTCTTTTATTAACCCCACAAGTTCATTTGTGATCCACGTTCCACCGATCGGAAGTTTTCTGATATAATCTTTTACGAAAGTGATCAGTTCTCCGGGGTTCAGAATGTTGGAAGCGCGAATGATGATCTTGAGGGGGGTGATCGGAATTTTCCTGACGATCATGTTGCGGTTGTAGGTGGAAACCACTTTCTGCATATAGAATCGATCGGCTTCGTGGAAGGTGAATCTACCGTTGCGGTATATGGCTCCTTCCACATAGACAATATCATCTTCTCGAACGAATCTGTATTTATCGAAATATTTTGCGATTTCTCTTTCCAGTTCGTCTTTCTGAAGAGCGACAAGCAGTTCCCGTTTGAGATATTCGATGTCTTTAAGACGGGAAGTGTATCCACCTTCGGTGAGCACCTGAATCTGAGGGGTTGCCCCAATACGGTTGTTGATCTTAACGGTTTTGATATCTGCTTCAAGTTCCGGAATGAAGCTGTTCAGGGTAGTCGGATCGATTGCAACCGTGTCGACATATATGGTGCTTCCGGCGGGAAAAGTATAGCCGGTATGTGAAATCGGGTCTTCCAGAGAAATCTTTCTACCGAAAAGCAAATGCACTCTCCCCGAGGAAAACACCACGTCGTAAATGTGGCGGGTGTTGTAAATTACCGCATTTTCAACCACCAGATTTTCATGAAGATTACGTGAGCGGTAAAACTTGACCAGCCTTCCATCAGGGTATTCCACGAAAACGTTCTTAACATCCACCACATCTTCCTCAAGTTCTAACATCATGAAGGGGATCGTCTGACTTACCGGATAGCTTCTCCGCTCAACCCTACCATGACGAAAGACTACGTCTCTTGAGTAGATAAGATTGGTGCTGGTGGTAATGATACGGGTATCGGTCTGGCGGAAATCGGTATAATCCAGATAGAAATAATCCGTATCGGCAAGAATATCCATGTAGAGAATTTCCGGTGCATGTGTTGTCAAGTCAGGAACAGATGTGGTAACCGAAATGGGGAAAGTAACAAGAAGTTCTGCTTTGACAATTCCCTGAACGTAGGGGGTAATACTTACACCGTTCAGGTGTGCCAGTCTCAGCAGATCATCAGTATTCTCTACAGTCAGCGGATAGCTTCGGTTCTGCAGACTCCTTACATTGAACTCCGCTTCATCGAGTGCTTCCGCCACCAACCGCAAAAACAACTCTCCCGGTGAACCCGCAAAAAGCTGTTGATCAAAGTAAAGCCCGGAAAGAGAAAGAAGCTGATCAAGCATGGTTTTCTTTTAATTAACCCCTCAAATACTTTTCGACTGCATTTTCAATCATATCATACCAGTCTCCACTTTCCAGATAATCTGATACTGTTTCTCTAATAGCTTCCTCGACGATTTCTTCATCGTATTTTAATGCTTCATTGAGTGGCTCTAAAACACTTTTGGGGTTGCTTTTTACATAATCATACGATGCGCGAGCATGATCAAAGGAGTGCACTTTTTCATAAAAAAAAAGGAATGAAAAACCAGTGCTATCCCTTCATTAAAATTAGATTTTAATGATTGTAAAATTTTGTGAAACTTCTGTAATATATTTTTTAATTCCTTAAGTGCCGAGTTTTTTTGTTTGATCAAATTTTTGTTCAACTCACCTTTAGAACCTATCATCTTATTTAAAGCCTGTGATAAATCAAAATTTACCGGTATGCCCATTTTGTTGTCGATTTTTAAATCCTGAACAGGTAATACATAACAGTAGGATTGAGTAATATCTCCTTGTCGAGGGTTAATGAAATCCTCTATAGATGGGAACAAATGCAGCGAGTTGGGCTCGTGAAAATTGTTAATAAACTGTTCTTTTGTCAACCTCTTCATTTTGACCTCCTTTTATTTTAATTAACTTTCATTTTTTTAATTATTTTGCGTTTTATAGTCTGGTGGGCTTAATCAGTTCTTTCAAAAAGTTAAAATTACCAAGAAGCTTGTGGGCAAAATCATCCACCTCATAAGGGTGCCGGTCAATCAATTCTTCGTAGTTTCGAAGTAATTCAGAAATTCTGAATGCTTTTCTGAACCGGTCCCATACAAGCTGCACCGGCGCATTGCTGCTCACTCTGAAAAAGTTTCTGATTTCCTCTGCATTTTGCTTGAGATATTCCTTGAATGCCTTGAATCCGATAGCGTGTTTGAGAGCCACCCGTCTTTCATTCAAAAACGCGTTGAAAAGCGCTGCAAGATACTTACGGTACATGATCATATCCATGATTTCAATAAACTCATCCATTTTACCACTTAAAATCAGATTCCATAAATATTTTTTCTGTTTTTCATTGGAGGGTGCAACCCCTTCATCGGCAAACGCAAGATAACCGAATCCTATGGAGGAAGGCGAAACATAAAGAGGGTTATCCATTTTGTTCACCAGCCTTGCAGCAGTGGGTTTCCACCAGACCACCTGAGCGGGTTCATTGGAGTGAATGGCTCCGGTGCCATGATCCCAGATTCCATCATATCCCACCTTTCGAAGGAAACCCGTCAGAACAACAGGGTCTTTTTTGGCTCCTATATTATAAGCCGCTTCAATGGAATTCGGATAAGGTGCATACCTGTTGTGAAGCAATGTTATAAAAACGATCAGAGGATACATGAAATACTTATGCTTTACATCCCCGGCTGATTTCATGTGTCTGAAGCCGCTGTTGAGCCGGTCAAGAAGTTCTGCAATCAGCAAATTGAGCCATTCTTCGGGATTGTTACGTGCATGATAGAATCTTGAAACATCGACGTCAAATTCCCTGCAAATATTTGAAAGCTCCTGATAATATCCCCGCATACGGGGAAGATCTTTTCGAAGCAATTCCATCAAGTTCTGCTTGAGTGTCTCTGTAAGATCGGAGAAAACACGGGATGCAATGGCAAAGCACCAGTAGGTAAGATAGCTTTCCATACTGTTTCGATTCCGGAAAACATCATCCAGTGAAACGTCATAGAGATCGGCATAATTTCTGAACTGGTTGTACAAAACAAGGGGAATTTCAAACGCCGGATGTTGAGAGGATATGTTAAGCCAAGAAGCATCTTTACTTGCCACAAAAAAATAAATATATTTTCTTTCGGAAACCCCGTACATGTCGGGATCGATCACCACATCGTCTTCCGAAATGTGGAAGATAGCACCGACAGGATAGGCGTAAGTACCGATAGGCGTTGTGAAATAGTCGGCGTCGGGATTGAAGGTTTCGCGTTCGGCGCTGGAAAATCTTACCAGAAGACGATCCCCATAGGTTTTATACAACCGAAGAATTTCCTGTTGTAGGAATTCTCCTTTTCGGCTTTCGAGAAGCATTTTTGATTAAATAAATGGCTATGGATATTCATCAACTACCCACGACTTCAGTCGTGGGCTTGTAGCTGCCCTCCGTCTCAGTTCGGCGCTGACCATGCAACACCGCTTCGACATCATCGGGCGCTACTTCGGGACGGTTGACAACGCCCCCGAGTGCAATGTTAATTGCGCCAACCACATCGGCGTTCGCTTCCAATCCGCACGAGCGGCAGACAAACTTGCTCTGGCTCTTGCGGTTTGCCCTCTCGGTATGCCCGCAGACCGGACAGCGCTGAGACGTATATCGGGGATCAATCAGCTCGAAGGGCACCCCGGCAAGGGCGCACTTGTACGCGATTTTAATGCGCAAATCATAGAACGCCCAGCGGTGGATTCTTCTGCGCTGCGATTTTCGAACGCGCACACTTTTGCGAATGCCGCTGAGGTCTTCGAGCCGGACACCCTTACCCTCGGCGATAGCCCGGTCTACGATACGGCGACTGATGGTGTGGTTGATCGCCTGCTGGAAGCGCCGCTCCCTTCCCGAGAGCCGTTTCAGGACGCGCTTTGCGCCCCTCGTGCCTTTTCGCTGGAGGGAGCGGCGGGTTCTTTCATACCGAGCACGGACCCGCTCTATCTGGTCGCCGCTGAACACCGTGCCGTCGCTCAGCGTGGCAATGCTCGCGATTCCAAGGTCGACGCCAATCCACCCGTGCTCATCTTCAGGTGGGGGCGTCTCTACGTTAATGTGGATACCGATGTAGTAGTCTCCTTGCCGCGTCTTCCAGACCACGGCGCTTGTTGGCTTCTCGGAAGGAGAAGATGCGGGCGTCGTAGTCGATGCTTGTCGGGCGTACTGTACTGCACTGGCGCTTCTTGACTTTGAGAATGCCTGCTGCTCGGGCAATGGCACGGACGGCAAGGTTGGCTGTAAGACCATGCCTTGCTCTGAGGTCGCTGTAGCAGACGCGGTGGATGCGAATGTTCGACGCGGTATTCAGTCTTCGACCGACGGCGATTGCATCGTTGCACGCGGCGGCAAACGCTCGCATGGTGGTGTCAAGTGCTTCTCGCTGCTCCTTAGAGAGGACCAGCTTGCATTTGACCGTGAGCGTCTGCATGGCGGCAAACGTTTGTGGGAAGGTATTATGCGCCGGTGTCAACGGTATGTCATGGGTGTCATGATAAAAAAGATAGAACCAAGTATAGTTACCAAGACGTATAAAAGATCTATAGTCGGAAGGTACATAATGATCTCTAATCTTTTCGACAACACGCATTTTCAATACGAACATGACACCTTTCTATCTTCTAACCACCATAATAATGGAAAAAACCTGTTCTGGTGCGACCCCTTTCAACACAGCAAACGCTTTACCGCCTACTGAATCAAGATTCAAAGTGAAATTGATGTAATTGGTATAATAACAAGCATTACGCTCAATTTTATTATAAACGTAAACAATTTCAAAGATAATATCCCACATCCAGGGGATTCTGGTAACAAATCCAATCCCCTCAACGTACAAAACGGTTCTAATATCTAACCACGAAGTAACTCTGAGTATCGGTGTTTTAAGTACAATCATTGTGATCACCCCAAAGTTGATTGTTCCACATTATAACCTTTGATAAATTCTCTTAATAAGTTTAAAATTTTTGATGTTAAAATATACAGCGTTCGGGGTGTTTAAAGAAACACTTACAGGAAAGTAATGTATCATAAACAACACCCAGATACAATCAAAGGGTGAGTGCTTTGCTACCGGCAACTTGAGGTAATACATATCACCCCCTGATAATAGCTTTTACCCATTCTAAAAGACGTTTCCAGAAAGAAGGTTTCCTGCTCACTTTTATCACCTTCAGCACATAAAACACCTTCTTTTTACTAAACATCTTAACCACCCCCGTTTTATTATCGGGATATTTGGTACATTGGGCGGCATATAGCGTATAAACTACCACATCGTATCCCAGCATTTCTACGAACATATGATATAGCAATTCAGGTTCTACGTATACTACCGATTCGATTTGTTTTCTGATTGTTATATACATCACCACCCAAATTTAGAGCTTTCTTGAAAGTCTTTATATATCAGTTTTTCAAAAATGAAATCCGGGAAGGGTTCATCTTCTTCGTTATAAATCCTTCCAAGATTTATCGCATTAGACGTCAGTTCCAGATCAAGTGGTGTGCCTTCTGGTCCCAGTGTTCTTAAGCTATGCCAGTATTGAATTGTAAATGCGAACAGATCATCCTGTTTGCTAAATATATTATAGTTTACAATGGGGTCATTGGAGAGAATTTCGTTTCCGACAACCACAAAACATTCGTTGTTTTTAACCCCTTTGTTTAATTTAATAGTATACATAATAGAATTTTTTTATAAGTTTATAATGGTTGGCGCTGGTAAAATGTACAACGTTGTGGGATTTTGGGGGAACACTGTAGTAGCGTACAAAAAACCACACACGAATAAACTTCTGGGTTGTATAAAAACCCTCTTTGGGAGTGATCACACCCGGTGTAGAAGTTCCGGTCATAAATAGTGGATCATCAACACCTGTACTTAATACGTACATTTTATATGCTTGTCTAAAAATACGTTTATTAATTCTCTTTTTTCCATTAAACAAACACTAAACTGATTGTTCGGTATGTGTACACTTATTATATAAGTCCAGTGCATGGCGCGAAAACACGCGGCTCCTATTCTAATCTCGCTATGCCCGCTCAGTGTACTCCCCCTCCCGGAAATGGGTGTTATTGGTACACTTTTATTCATTCTCATAAGATACATAATGACACATTCTATTTTTTTATCTCTATTTCGTACCAGTAATCATTTTCCTCAAATCTCCCACCGGTAACTCTTTTATAACGTGTACCTTCTTTACCCCAGTAGGCAATTTCAACCTGCACCCACCTTGAAAGGGTACGTATGCCTATCGGCTCGCCGTTCATAAAATAACTTACTTTAAACACGTACATATTACTTTTTCCGGTTTATGTGCTTTTCTATCATCAAAAGTGACATCCAGCTTGCAAACTCAAACAGTTCATCAAAGGGTGCCAGACTATAAGACACCCTTCGGGGGTTTGGGTATTTCCCAAACGCCCCAAGATAAATTTTAACATCCATAACGCGGCTGTATTTTAGCCGCATTTCACCATCATTGGGATCGATGTGGCTGTTTTTGACCAGCAGCATAGTCCGCCTTTTTTACAAATGTAAAATGATATTCCGACAGGAGTTGTAATAGAATTCTGTTAACACGGTTTCCAGTCGCATGTGAAATTTCTACGAATCTGTAGGAAACCTCAAAAAACACCCGTCTCTGGTCAGGTAGTTTCAACCATACCTGACGCGGATTGTGATTGCGCGGTGTTGTCTTAAGCAGAAACATCAGATTATCTTATATATGGCAAATAGGTTTTCTTCAGTATCGTACAAAAGTACTTTGCGAATCCGATCGTTGAATAGTGATTTGTTCCTACTTCTTATCTCTTCCCACATTTCCTTCTGCAAAACCAGTGCGTGAAATTCTATTTTACAAAGCTTTCCCAGATGCGTAACCCATTTCCCGCCGGTGGAAACCGGTGGTTTGTAGTAAGGATCCTCTGGATAGGCAACCCTATTTTTGAGACTATGTCTTATGAGATACATATCGGTTTACATTTTTTACAGTCGAAAGCTTTGTAGATGGTAACCGCCTTTGAAATAAAGATGTTTTTTAAACAAAAACGTAGCGCTCAGGTAATAACCGGGACGCTGAAACATAATATGGTTGCCATATCTTTCGATATTGGTTGAAACCCAGTTTATCAGAATGGTAAGTGTGTTTGATGGGTGTTCTGATTTCAGAGTTATTTTGTAATTAACCATTTTTTTGCTGTTGACCGTATTGGGATAATCGTGGCATTTCAATCTTATCATATACATATCACTTCCCGCGATTTGTGGTTTTATAGACATTAATTTTAAAGCCAGTAAACGTTTTTTCAACCCCACATCTTAATCCAAGATACCCCCGTTCATTTCCCGCATAGAAATATCCGATGTCTATAACCCATATCGAAACGTTATAGATTCGGTTTTTGGATGTAACCACCACGTTGGGAATCAGCATTTCGCTGGATTCCAGCTTGTAATTTCTACCGGCAACAACCATCATGGCGCAAATATCAGTTTGATTATGTTGAAATTCCTATTAATGGGAAAGTTTTTACTTACAATAAATTCTACGATAGTTTCCTGAGGATCTTTTCCAGCCTCTTTTATAACAAAAACGCGCGGTTCATCTTCTTCCTCATAGTTTACAAAGAAAGCACATAACGGGAGTTCCGTTTTGAGACAAAGATCAATATACCCATTCTCAGGATCCCGTACCATACCATTTGCCGGAATTTTGTAAAATCCGGTATGAAAGCTGTATTTTTTAATTTTTAAAACGTACATGGTGTTACAGGTTTACATAAAGTTTTAAGATGTTTATAATGTTATTCTGTCTTCCGACGTTTTTATAAATACCAATAGAACATAAGTACATTTCGTAGTTCGCATTTAAGGTTTGCGCAAAAACAACCGGTTTGTTATATTTTGACGCATAGATCACTTCTGCATACAAGCCTTTTGTCTTCGGAAATCCGCCTATATACTTTTCTATGTGTATTTCCACCTCAGCATTAATAGGAGCCAGAATCGGCGTATCCTGACTCTTTATCCCTATTTCCTGCTCTTGCCGTTTTAGAACCCACATATTTACACTAACTTATAACCAACTTTAAAAGATTCCGATAACACCTCTTTTTAATATCATTCAAATGAAAAATGATTTTAAAACAGTGTATTTCAAACACATCTCCGCTTCCATAAACCTTCATGAGACAATCAAACCTTATGTCTCCCACAGGTGTATCAGGATGAACCGCGATACTGAGCGCCCCTTTTTTTATCTTAAAAACCCCCTTAATCACTATGTCTACATAGGAGGGGGGTGCCACTTTCGACGCATGTACGTTAAGGGCGGCACAACGTATATCTGCTATTTTATATCGAAGACAATACATAATCACCCAACGTCTATTATCATTTAAAAGTTATAAATCAACTTTACAGTCTTGGTCTTATCTGAGGGTTTATACGAAGCAGTTGTCGGTTTGTATATATCAAGATCGAACAGCTTATATTCTTTAATCAGATCTTTCCCCCTGTTGTGCATGGAAATAATTGCCGATGACGCCACCCTTTTGTTGCCGTTAAACGTGAAATCTATCTTGAGCCGCAAAAAGGGGTGGCGGGCGGTAATGTACAGATACATGTTGTGATCAACAATGGAAGGATCGTTGGCTGCTTTGAGAATCGGAACTTGGTGCGAATGCAGCCCTACACTATATGTGTTGACGCGTATGTTGTACATATTGTTGTTCCATCGATTTTAAGAAATCTTCCAGTAGCTTTCCATTTCTGGGGTATCTTTTGTAAATGGTCAGGTAAGGGATTACCCCTGTTCTAACCTCTTTGCTTTTGAGAAAGGCTCTACAGGAGATTCCCTTCCCAACCCATACATTTGCCCTGTAATCTGAATATTCGACGATTACCGTTGCCGTCTCACTCAATATCCTGACTTTTTTTACAATGTACATATCACCTCCTCCTTTTTTCCCGTATAACCACCTTCTGGGGTTGCATTCGGGTTGGATCAAATGCAAAGCGTTTGGTTTGAAAAACTTTATCCATCAGCAGCTGCTCCGCTTCCTCTTGCTTGGAAACGAAATCCTGCTCTTCGGGTTCATTAGGTTTCACAACCTCCACTCCCGTTTTTTCCTCTTTCACTTCTTTTTCATCTTCCTCACGCGCATTTTGCTTCAGCATGCGCACAAACAGCGCGTAAAGAAGAACGGCAAGCGGATCGAAAATGATCGTAAGAAGCACGAAATAGAAGTTGGGAGTAATATAGTTGAGGAAAAATAGATTTTGACGCTGATTCGATTCCACCGTGCTGCTTACAAGAACGGCTTCAAGAGAGTCAATAGCGGCAAGGTACTCCTCCTTTCGATTCACCAGCGACTCCAACTCTCGCTTGCGGAGACGTTCTTGCCAGATGCTCTCTGTGGTTGTGTTGTTCATATTTTCAATAGAACGGTCAACCTCCTCAAGAAGCTGCTCATAACGCGCGATCTGACGCTGAACGGTTTCACGAGTTATGGTAGCTTCTGTGATGTTTTCAACTTTCTCTGAAGACACCGACTCCGCGTGTGAATAAACAAGTGCCGCATAAAAACTGAAAGAAGTGGCAAAGACGGCGCACAGGATGACCGGAATCAGAATTGTTTTGAGCAGCCATCCCCTTGTGGTAACAAGGAGACCCACACTTACGAACTTTGCCACGTCAATAGCCGCTATTACCAGTGCCACCACCCACACAGGAAGCGCCACAAATTTGGCGACTCCCTGAGTGGAGAAGTAAACGCTCAAGGAAATAAAGAGAGGAATAAGAAGGGAAATCTCCAGCGTCGTAAGTCGTTTAAACCACTTCATAATATCTTCCGGTTTGTTCTAAACCCCTATGTAAATATAAGTAAATATAAACGGAAATTACTTTAAAATGTGGCGGGCAAGCTTTGCTTCGGCGTTGCGAAGATTGCGAATATCGCCGAAACACCCGTCATGCGGATCGAGCTCCCAGAACAGCCGGTCTCCCGCAGACCGGGCACCAGCGGTCCACAACCCGGTGTACTGCGACCGGGTTGCGGGCGTCGGGGTTGGGGTTTGGAACCTCCGTCCAACGGACGGTTTCTTTGATTTCAACCTCTGGATGCTCCGGACAGTAATAGACGCCCTCGAAGCTGTCCGGGGCTGGGAATGTCTTGAGAACGTCAATCGCTTTCGTGGCTACCTCCTTGGTTTGTTTGGTTGGTGACAGTTCTAATATACGAAAATGCCAAGCGCCGCGCAACCCCCTCACATAATCTTCACAGATGCACGTGTTTGTATGAGACCGTGCGCCCGGCGTTAAGCATATACTGCCTAAGCGCCAAGTCCACCGGATACGGGTAGACGGGTGTCTTGAAGATGATGTGGCGCCCGTCGACCCGTACCTTAAAGCCCCGCCGGCGGAGCGCACGGGCGATCAGATGGGGATCGCCCTCCCGGACGTACAGCGCAAGGGGGGCGTATAGGAAGACGTAGTCCCCCCTTTCGCCGTCACTGAAATGTACGTAAATCCCCCGCTTTCTTTCGTCGTATTCAGTATCTACGTGGGGGCAAATGCGCTCCATTTCCACGAGGCGGGGACCACTCCCATCCGCCGTAATGGTGACTTCGCCCGTCTTGCCACAGAAGGGGCAAACGACGACATGGGTGACGCTGACCTCTTTCATGGCTACCTCCGTTTGTTTGGTTATCGGTTACTCATGAGAGCAGACGAATGCCCTATTACTCAAACCCGACTTTTCCAGTCGGGCGGGAGAAACGACGTGTACAACTTTATAAAGGAACGAAGTATCTCTCGCTCTCCTTCATAAGTGCTCTCTTTATATTCCTTTACAGCCTGAAGAAGCAAACTATTCATTGCCTCTTCAACTGTTTCCCCGCTTCCCAAAATGCCAAGCGGGGCATATACGACAACCACGTCTTCTCCCCGATCAATAATTTCAACTTCGGGGTTGACGTGAAACACGATCTCAAGATCGAACGCGTCTTCAAATTTAAGCGCGTCGAAATCACGCTTGATAATAAGGCGCTCTTTTTTTCTTACAAATCCCATTGCGAACCCGGTTTTTTACGTTCCTCCTTTTCATTCACCACCCGGTAATACCATTCGGTTGCATAAGAACCTTGTCGGGTGGAGTGATCTTCCAGATACCTCTTTACCCGAAAGGTTCGAATTTCCATCAACACCATGACTATAAAAAAGATTGCCCATATGACTGTCATGACTCCCTCCCTTTTTTTGTTTCTGATTACACCTGAGCGCCCGGTGGGACTCGAACCCACAACCACCAGCTTAGAAGGCTGGTGCTCTTTCCGGTTGAGCTACAGGCGCTTATCGCGGAAAAAGATACAATGCCATAATCCCCCCAAGCTGGAAGGCTGTGAGTAGAAACAGCAGCGCTATAATTACCTTTTTGATCTTCATAGCATTCTCCCCTTTTTGCCTCTTTCTACGGAAATGTTGTAAGGTGGATCCACCCCTCTTTCAGATTCACCTTCTTTTCAAAAATACCCATTCCACACAATCCCAATTACCAGTATTTAATCCCTTAGTCTTTCTTTTACCACCCTGAACGCTTCCTCAATCTTCTCTCTATCCGAATCATAAGCTTCCAGAAACTTTCTCATGAAGATAATTCCTGAAAGAATAGACTCTATCCCCGACTCTACTGCTAAAGATCTTTGCAATAGTGTTTTTGTACCTGCTTTTCCGCGCAACTCTAAAGCAGACTTATCTAACAATTCTTGAAGTTTTTCTCTGAGATGATCGAGATAATGGGAAAATGCGCTGTCTATATCCTTAACCTGCTCTTTACCGGTCAGAATATCCACGGCGTAATTTGTAAGAAGTGCAACCATGTTATCGGCAATATCACCTACCACCCTCTTCATATGTTTGAGTTCTTCGTTATAATAATCTTCAAGAGAGTATGATCTATAAACTGCAGATACCCTCGCGAGGAGATCTGTTCTAAGGTGCAACATGAGTACATCATGAATAAGAGACATCAACTGATTTACATTTCCTGTTTTGATAAATCTACTAATCATCCGCAAACCTTTTTCAAAAAGGTAAATGAATTCTTTCTTATAAAATATTCTTTTAAAATGCCAAGCAATATCCTCAGCCGATTGATTAAACAAACGGGGTTCTTGTGTAAGTAAATGTTTATTGTATATAAACACCTTGACAAAAAATCTGACCACGTCAAGGGCGGTTATATAATCCTTCAGGTTCTGAATTTTACGTTCTCGCATCCCTATGTTGGGAATCGCCCCGTAGTATTCCACCACGGAGGGATCCCACCAGACCACCTGAGCAGGTTCGGCTTCATGCACACCGCCGGTTCCCGGATCGTATATTCCGCAATAACCAAGTTCGCTGTAAACCCGATAGGATTTGGGTATACCTTTATCTTTGATTTGATCTATTAACATTCTGAACATTGTATCCATAGCAGCTCTTATTTTTTCCTTTGAAAAGGCAATGGTGAAAATCATATCCACAAACAGCGTAGCCGATTCTTCAAGATATTGCTCTCTGATTACCCCTTTATTGAAAGCATAGTAAAACAGGCGATGTGTAATGGCAAACCATCGGGTAAATGCACTCAGACTTCTGGAATCAGAAACCGGAAGATAGTTGATAAAGCGTGAGGAGGTAATTTCTCCCGGTGCATTACCGATCATTGCTTCGATCATTTCTATAAGTTCATGACGTCTGAAAACGGCGAACACAATTCGGGCTATTGCCACTTCCAGTATATTTTTTCCAGTGTGATAATCCCCCAGATTGGAAATAAAATCTCTGAATTCGTTCACGAAAGCAACAGCAGGTGCGTCATCTGGGGTGATATGCTGGTAAACACCTTTGAAAATGTCTATGTATCCTTCTTTCAGCTTTTCCAGAACCCTGTTGAAACTCTGGTGAAACTCTTCGCTTGATATGTTTTCATAAGGCATTCCGACAAGATAGCGGTTTAGAATGGGAAAGAGCGTATTATCATTTATCGGCTGATAAATGCGAATGTGCTCTATTAAAGTATTTATAAAAGGATTTTTCTCTGCATACTTTCTCAGGAATTCCTCTGTATCCTCTTTATCCCCAAGATTCAGAAAACAACCCATGTCTTTTATGTAAAAGATATGTACCCATTCGGCATGTGAAGCGTAGGGCAAAAGCATAATACCCGCAATAAAATCGACAAAATCCTCGCCCCCACCCCCGATGTCCAGTACGAAGCCAAGTGGATAGGCATAAGTGCCGGGGGGTGTGGTATTATATTGTCCTCGAGGGTTGAAGGTGGGTCTTTCTCTGATTTCAGACATCCGAATGACAACGCGGTTTCTATAATCAGGGAGTGTTTTGATCTTGTTGAAAAGTGCTCTGGCTTCCCGATAGGTCATTTTCTTTTAAATAAACGAAACCATTTCGTTATTTGGTACATTATTAGGTTAATGTTATTTAACAAAAAAGTGGAGAATATGCCGTCTCTGGAAAAATATAAAAAACTGAACGAAGCTGTCAACTTCACCAATTTCCTTTCTCCGATGTATGGTATGGGAGCGCCGCACGGTGCGGGTGGCTCTTCCATGATTCCGATTAACATGTACCACCCGTTTGCGACAGCGGGGTATGCGAGCAGGTTCTACGGAGGAATAGAATTCAACCGGTTTTTCCTCTACGATATGTACGATCGCATGGATTATACCGATCCGCTTATTTCCACGGTGCTGGATATCATTGCAGATGAATGCACGATTCCCAACGAAAACGGTAATATTGTGGATGTGGTAACAAAAGACATTGAGCTTGCAAAAGCAATACTCTCCTATCTGGATTATGTTATAAATATTGAAAAGAACGCCTATCCTATCATTCGCAACATGATCAAATACGGAGATATGTTTCTTCATATTCTTGAAAAAGGTTCGGATGGCACGATCGAAAAATTTCAGGTGGTCTCTCCTTACATTTTCTCAAAGCGATATAACCCCGAAACGGATACCTGGTATTATGTTATTACCGACGTTTACCGTAACGTTGTAAGCGGATACTTTAACGAAGATATTCCTGAGGAAGATGTCATTCACTTTTCTCACAAAATCGACACCAACTTCTTCCCCTATGGTAGAAGCTACCTTGAAAGTGCTCGAGCGATATGGAACCAGCTTCGACTCATGGAAGATGCGCTCATGCTTTACCGTGTGGTTCGTAGTGTCGATAGACGGGTGTTTTACGTAGATGTCGGAAACGTGCCGCCCGACAAGATCAACGAATATCTGACCAATATTGCCATGCAGTATAAGCGAGACTATTGGGTAAGAAATAATCAGAATCAATTTCTCGGAATCGATAACTACTTTTCTATCGAAAGCATTCTCAAAGATTACTTCATTCCCCGGCGCGGAGATCGTCGTGCGGTGGAAATCGATATTCTTCAGGGTTCCAAAGTAGATCTTGCTGAAGATGTGGAATACATGCTCAACCGACTCATCTCCGCACTCAAGGTACCAAAGGCGTTCATTGGTTATGAAGGAGACGTGAATGCTAAAAACACACTGGCTACTCAGGATATCAAATTCAACAACACGATCAAACGCATTCAGGGGTTCTTTGTGGAAGAACTCGAACGCATGGTGCGCATGAACAAAGAGTTTGCCGATCAGGATTTCCGCCTGGTAATGAACCGCTCGAATTCGATTGTGGAAGGTGAGCGCTTTGCCGTGATTGAGCAGCGAATCGGTATTGCCGAACGCCTCAAAGGCTGGGTTCGTGAAGACTGGATTTATAGTAACATTCTTCAGATTCCCTACGATCTCAAGCCCCAGGAGGAAGTGGCGGAAGCAGCCGGTGGCGGCGGTCTTTTCGACACGGGCGGATTCGGTGAGGAAACAACCCCCGCCGACTTCCTTGGCGAGCGCGGCTCCCCGATCGAATCGCCAAGAGGAAGAACGGAATTCGATTTCGGAACGGAAGGCGGAGAAGAACTGGGCGGCGAACTTAATCTTGGCGGAGCCTTCGAAGAATTCGAAGAAGAAACGGGTGGTGGTGAAGAAGAACTTCCATTCCCTGAAGAAGAATGAACGAAATTATTACAGCCGATTACTTTGCCGTAGTTTTTGCAAAAGAAATCTATCAAAAGGCTCTTGGCACCAAACCGCGCATTATTTTCGACAAATCTCAGGCGCAAAGGAAATCGATGGTAACGGATATGTTCAAAGTGGAGTATCCCTTCGTTGTTGTCATGCGAGAAGGAATCGAAGTTATACAGAATTTTCCTGCTTTTCTTACCTTTACGGAAAATCAACACCAATCCACCATTCAGTACAGGGTGCCGGTTCCCTATAAAGTCAACTATCGTGCTTTTTATTATCTTACAAAAGAAAGCGAGATCACTCAGATTCTCTCAAACGTAAGACCCGATCTTATCCTTACCAAAGACAATGCGGCGGTATGGGATATTGTCGTAGAAGGAATTTCCGATCGTATGATCAACCCGTCGTCTGATGAACTGGTATTTGTGGCGGAAATAAACTATCACCTGAAAATTTTAATGCATATGGAAAACTATCAGGAATTTCCGCGTGATCCGAACTTCTCGCTGAACATTCAGGTGGAGGAATCCACCAGCAAAACCAGACCTTTTTATACCCGAAAACGAAAAGTTATTTAAAATAAAAGTCTACAAATATGCAATTCGATATTAATTTTGCACGTAAGCTGGCACAAAAAATAAACGAAGACCCCACACTCAATATAGAAATTGATCCGGAAACGGCTACAGAGCAAGAGCTTAAAAGTATGTTTTTCAGTTTTGTAAAAGATAAGGTCAAAAAAGAACTTGTCGATCGAATTATGCAATCGGCAAAAACCACCTACAACACACCTCTTCCGGAGCAGGCTCAGGTTTTTATTCTACAGGGTATTGTAGCAATGTATACAAATCGATCGGATGAAAGTCATATTCCGGTGGAGAATCGTTTTTATTATCATAACATGCTCAGCAATGTAGATAAACTGGCGGCTCTTTTTGTTATCAATAAAAAATTGAGTCAGGAGGGAAGAAAAGACGAACTTCATTCTATGAAGTTCAAGTTTATTAAAAGCTTTATCGATCTCGAGCAGATCATCGATACATACCTCCCCTCTTATACGGTTCGCTACCTGGATCGCTGGAACAACACCATGGAAGCCGTCAGAAAATATATCAAGAACGGGGACATAGAACTTGTCTATCATAATAAACCGGAAATGGAAGATAGCGATGCCGTACTTGTTCGACTTTTACCTGAAATATCCTATCAAGGAATCAAAGAAATGTTAACCGAAACCAACACCAACAAAAGTACCACCGTCTGTATTGCTCAAAACGATAGCTATTGGGATAATTATAAACATGATTATGTTTTTATTCTCTTTATACACCCGAGAAATGACTTTTACCATAAAATAAAAGTATCCACATTTACCGGAACAATTGAAACCAGCGGCGTCATTGCCCATGTCATTACTTACAAATCAACCGATATCAGAGAGTATAAAAACCAGTTCAATCAAAATCTCGAAACACTTTCGCTACCTTTGCCCATTATTAAAGAGATTAACTTTAAAATAGCGGAAATAATCGGTCTCAGTGATAAAGCAAAGAAAGAACTCGAAGAGCTTTACTCCACTTTAGATAAATTCATGAAAAATGTTTCCCCCGAAGCCCTACTATTACTCCAGAACCTTGTATCTAACATCTATATTCTTCAACCCTCTCAGAGTTTGGATGAAAAAGTCATTGAGGGTATAGTTAAAACTATTGCACAAAATGTTATTAACAAAGTCATTGGTTTATCTGTTAATAGTAAGGAAATAAAGGAGGGAATAGAAAGTGTGGGAAAAGTACTTAATATATGGTTGAATACAGATTTTCAGGAATACGTACCCGGTTACGATCTCTGGAATCAATTGAAAGATAAAATAAAAGATTTTATTTCCTTCTTTATCAGAGAGTCCCAACTGGAAGTTATTTCAGATATAATTAGCTCCGAAACGTTTAGAATTGCAGAAGCCAACTATGAAGAGGATTCTCCCCTTGTGAAGAACGTCAAACTTCAATTCATACCACCAGAAAGTTCGTCAGCCATAGATCTTGTGGGAGATTTCCATCTTCAAAACGAAGTCGTATATAAAACGCTCAGAGATAAATTTATTAACATAAACAGAAAAAAAATAGAAAACAATTTGAAATTTTTTATAGATTATAAATATCAAGATCTGGTGAGACCTAATAATGAAAAGACCAAAAAAACAGTATTTGACCTTTTTTCTACATTTCTCGCGTCTTTAGTTATAGAAAACAAAGTAAAACAATACGAATCAAAAAGAGAGGAAATTTTAAATGAGATTATACCTAAACTGAAAGATGAGATTATTAAAACGCTGTTTGGTACCCCGACAAGAGATTTTAATGACGCCACCAGAGAAAATATACTTAAATACAAAGATATTATAATGGATGTTGACAAAATTTCTATAATTATCGATACCTATAAATCTCTTCTGGGATTAAAAGATAATGGATTAAAAGATAATGTAAGTAATACTTACCGTTTATTTATACCAAGTGTAGTTTTGCATTTAAGTGACCCACGCAACTTTTTCTCTTCAAATAACAGCAATATGATTACAAATTTATGGAAAACTGTAATAACAATACTTAATGACGATGAATTATTGAAAGCTATCACAGATCAAGCAATAAAAACTATACCTCAAAACAAATCTATATTAGATGAAATTAAAGATGTACTTGTTAAAAATGTAATGAACACAGACGATAGGTATTATAAGATGATGTTAGATATTTTGATAAATGCTTTCTTTTCCTCCAAAAAGTATGTTGAACGGTTTGTCAATGCGATTTTGGTTCAGATTTACGATACCTCCTACTTTGTGGTCCATATAGATTACGTCGATTATGTTCTTCGAAAACGTAAAACCGAAGACGACACTGATCTTGACATTGATATTGACATTTTTGAATTTTAATTGAAGGAAGGGAACCTCTTTTAACCTTATCCTCTTTAAGGATTGTGTCGTGTGAACCAAACAGTCATAACACCATGAAACTCGAATTGCACCCGAGCCTTCACCGTATTACCATTGAAGATGTTGCTGCAAGGCTCTCCAACATTTGCCGCTATCAGGGAAACGGAGGAAAATATTTTTATTCCGTGCTCGAACATAGTCTGATTGTTTACGACGTGGCTCGCGAAGTGTGTAGCGATGCGCTTTTCGGCTATTGTGTGCTCATGCACGATAGCTCCGAATGTGTGCTTGGGGATTTCAACGGAGTAATTAAAAGCTTTATTAACAAGCAGACCAGTGCACTAAGTGAGATCGAAGAGCTGCTTGACGATTTCTTCATAACAAAGTTTCTCCCGAATCGGGCAAAAGAAATCTATTTGAACAACCGGGAAGTGATCTGGAAATATATCAAAATGTTCGATCGTTATGTTATCAAGCAAGAGCTTCAAAACCCGCTCATTCACTGCTATTTCGTCTTCAATATTGAAGACAATGAAATCAAAAACATTCCTGATTTCAGAATTCCGGTAACAATCGGAGACTTCTACCAGAACTCCCGCTTTCGTTTTGCCTATGAAGTTAACACCCTGCTCAAACAGCTTGAACACTTTCCGCTAATTGAAGATTATGAATCTTATTTAAAAGAAAATGTTCAGCGTTTCCTCGAAAGCAGGTCAGAAAATCCTGCAGCGGCTTAAAAACGACTCCTCCCACCCTTTCATTTTTCACTATCTTGGCAAACCCGTACCAAGTGGAGGAATCCATAAGATAAGTGATGGGGAATGGGATGATGAAGTTGAACAAATCCAGAGGGATTTGAAAGAAATGGGATCGCGTCTCCACGCATTTATCGTAAACGAATGGGCTATCACCAACCCCAAAGTGGTTCCGCTGAATAAATTTAAAGAATTCTGCAACAAGATTTACATTGTAGATCAGTATGGTGATATGGAAAGTGTGGATTAATGGCACCTATCAGGAACCTTCACCAGAATAACTTTGGGGTTTATCCCGAGCTGGAATGCCACATCCATACGGGTATTTCCAGACATAACCCGTAATGTTCCGTCGGGAAGCTCCAACACGATCGGCATTTTCATGGGTTTATTGTTTTTAAACCCGTCATATATAGCCTGAAGCGTCTTTTCATTGCGAAATTTCGGATATCCCCGGTAAGTTTTAATCAATGCAAGCAGTTCGTCAAACGTGCGGGTTCGAGAACGATTTCTTATAATTTTATCAAGTTCCGGCGTTACGATAATTCGAGGGGCTTTTTTGACCGCCTCTTTGAAATCTTCAAAAGTGGGGAACGGATCACAATACTGATATCTCCACCGGCGAATTTCGTACTCAAGGTAATACTCAAGTCGGAGTACGTCGTCGGTATACTCAACCCAGTTGTTAAACTTCATTTTATTTTAAATAAAAAAACCCGCCCCTTTTGATAGGCGGGTTTATATTTTGAAAGGTTTATTTCTCAGGTGATTTCTACGCCTGTCGGCGTGATAACAAAGGTAATATCGATGTATTCGATCGAGCGGGCGGGCTGCACCGTAACCCGTGCGCGGAGCGTGTTGTTGTCGATATCCGTCGGTGTGGTAACCGAATCGATCGCCACCTCATAGTCGGTTACAGCGCCCCGGAGACGGAGTGATTCCAAATACTGGCGCACCAGCGCTTCGGCACGAAGCCGGTTTTCACTGGTGTTGTTCTCAAACAGGTAGCTGGAAAGAATCTGAGAAATCCGATTGCGCATAACAATCAGGAGTCGACGCACGTTGATTCGATTGAGCGCCGAATTGACATTGAGCATCGTCTTCTGACCGAAGAGAAGCACATCGTTTCCGACGCGAACGATCGGGTTGATTCGGTTGTTGTACAGGTCTTCCCAATCCACCTGACGCACCGGCTCGCCCGTTACCACGCCGCGCCGCGCTCCCACCGGAGCCAGACCCGTCTCCGGATCGGTGGTGCGAATGCTCCGGTAGGCTGCAAGAGAAGCCGGAACCGTACGCATTCCCTTATTGGTCAGACGACGCACCCACGGAAAGAACGTAGTTGCGAAGCTGGAGTTGATATATCCAGCAAGCGAAATAGCCAGATTTTCGGTATCATCATCTCCGGCAATGTCAAACAGATATAGGAACCTGTTTTCGGCGCGATTGATGAAAGCATTCACCGTTCCGGCATGATCAGCAAACGTCAGATAGGGCGTGAGCACCAGATCGAATTGATCTTCCGTCAGAAGCGGAAGCAACCTTTCATAGTTGGCAAGCAATGCCGGAGTGATCTTCACGCGCCCGATTGTATCCGGCTCATTTTCATCAACGCGAATGTATCCGTCTGAACCGCCCTGGAACGGCATCAGGAAGCTGAATTCAGGAAGTGCTTCTTCCCAACTTGAAACTCCGAATTCCGTTGAAACATCCAGAGCCGGAAGTACCAGTTCGGTTCCGATTATCAGTTCATCATCTTTGAAAGGTGAGAGCCAGTAGCTATGACGAGAATCCTGAATATTGAAACCATACGGTTGATTGCTGATCACGCTGAACGAAGCACCGCCCGACAGCGTAATCTGTTCAATGCGGGTAAACCGCATGGGCGGAATAATAGCCGAATCCGTAACCGGGATTGACACATTGGTCAATTCGTTAACAATAACAGTGAAGTCGCCTACAGAATAAATACCTTCAAATCCAACCGGAACCCACTTTTCAACCCCGGCGACGTTTTGCTTAATATCCTGAGAGACCACCACGCGGAGGAAGGGTACCTGATTGGGGTATTCACCGCCTGTAACAATGCGCTCACCGTCAAACTCAAAGGTCATGTTGCCAATTACGCGCTCGATATAATTCGGAGATTCAGGGTTGAGATTGACCTGACGGAAGCGAATATATTCGGTATTGGCACTGACCCCCCTAATATCCCGGAAGTGTACCACCACATCAAACGAAGGATAAAGCACCTGACCTTTTTCTCTATTTACCGTAATATTTTCGATAGATACAACAAATTGTTTGTTAAAGCTGTTCAGGTCAATTCCTTCCAGATAAAATCCTTTATAAAGCGTAAGAGAAGATGTTGGCGTGCCATATTCAGCAAAATACACCCAAGGAGTGGTCGCTTTGCTGACCGTATAATTCAGTGTTAATCCACTATAGTTAACGGAACTCTGGAGCGTAATCGAACCCGTATAAGGTTCATAGTAGAAAAAGAGCGGTACGATATTAGAAGGTAGCGTAACACTGGGGGCGTTTAGATTTATGGTAAGTGAATGCGTTGTCGAAGAACCGTCCAGCGAGTAGCTGAACAGAATGGTATCCGTTGGGGTACCAGCCAATTGCACATCTACATAAGACACATCAGTATATCCTTTCTGAGGATCATACCCCAGAAACATCAGATAGAAAACGTTGAAGGCACCAAGGGTTACATTATAACCACCCACCACAACAAATGCCGCATTCAGCGATTGCGTTTCTCCTCGCGGTCTGATCACCGTAACCTCCTGACCACCCACCAGCGAATCTGCAATGAGACTGAGTTCGGTTGATCCGACGCGGCGGAATTCATCGGGGGTTACCGATACCGGAAGTTCGCTGGGAATCGGTAGATCGAACGCACCTACAAGCGCCGTTTGGACCGGTGTCCCGACTTCAGGGGTAATCGAAAGGTCTACTTCTTTTACGTTTACCCTATACATATTTTTTCCGGTTTTGTTGTTAATTGTCAACTTTAAATATTTTTCCCTGTCATTTTTTTGAAAAACGATTTATACATATTTAAAGAAAAAGGAACGATATGGCACGCGTTGTTGAAAACATGCTTTTCCGGCGTTTTGAACCCAAGCAGAAACGCCTTTTCCTCATGCAGATCGACGGGATTCCCGCCTACATGGTCTACGCTTCGGCGCGTCCTAATTTCAGCTTTGCCGTCGGCGAAGTGCACCACATTAACACCTACTTCAAATATAAGGGAAAAATTAGCTGGAACCCAATCAACCTGACGCTTTATGATCCAATCGAGGAATCGGGGATGATGGCGGTTTACCAGTGGGTACTTGCACACCACGATCCTACCACCGGGCGCGACGGCTATCAGGATGTTTACAAGAAAAATATCCAGCTTCTGCTTCTTGATCCTCAGGGTGCCGTAATTGAACAATGGACTTTCCACGGAGCCTGGGTTGCCGACATCAACGGCGACTCGCTCGACTTCTCCGATGCTTCGGGTCTTGTGAACGTGCAGCTTACCCTTCAATTTGACTACGCCACGCTTGACTTCAGTGCGGTCCCCGAAAACGCTTGAACTCTCTTTCCTGCTCTTCCAGTTGCTGGGTATACATATAGGCAATTACCCGGAGTTCTGATATAGAAATTTTCGTTTTTAAACTGGAATAGGTATCCAGTTCTTTCAGAAAGAGAAGCAATTTCCTTCGGGCTTCATACCGTTCTACCACGATTTTTTCAAGCTCTTCTTCTGAATCATAACTTATTCCAAAAAAAGGATTCGTTCATCTCAAAGGGGATGGTGCTTTCGCACGAACCGCATTTGATGAAAATATCAAATCGAGGATATTGTGTATTCAGAAACTCTCTGATCTTGGTGCCAAGTGAAATAGGAATAGAACGGATAAGCGCATATTTGTCGGTAATGTCGCTCTCTTCTTTTTCAATCGTATCGATTACGTAATAAAGCGTGCGCGTCAGAAAGTTGCTTTTCATGAGTGGATCTTTTCTCATAACATTCTGATCTGAAACGGTAAGCAACTTAAAACGGATAAAATAACCCCCTTCTTTTAACTCAAACTTACGATTTTCGGGAATAAAAACCTCGCTGTCTATGGTAGCCTCCCGAAGCGAAGCGCCGCAATGAGAACATTCGATGTTTTCCCGAAATTCAATGGTGTCTCCGAACATTGCCACCCTGACGGCATACAGAATGAAATTCCTGTCAATGAGGAACATGTTTCCGTACTGGCGCTGAGCCTCTTCGGGAAGGAGTCCTCTCACAAAATCATCCAGAGCATATCCCCCCTTGATGCGATCCGGGTTGAAAAGGCGGTCTTCGTCTTCAATGGTGGGGTCTTTTACCGTAAAGTTTTCGGTTTTGAAAGGTGAACCTTCAGGGTAAAAATCATGCAGCGGTAGTTTTACAACCATAATTTCTTTTTTTTTACGGAAAAAACGATAAAACAGAAATAAAGTTTCTGTGAAGTGAACTACTCCATCTTGTAGAAGATGGAGCTTCCTGCTTCATCGGAGCTACCCGCTCCTCCACAGGCATAAGTTCGGGTCGTTCCGACCCTACCACCCTTAAGGCGGGCAAGACCTGTGGTATTTTCTCTTTATTTCCTAAAGCTTTGAGTTTGATTTCTAATGCCCTGTTCCAGTAGAACCCCACACAACCAAAAGTTTTCTCTAAGGGTTCTTTTTGTTTTTTGTTAGGATATATCCTGTATTTGTATGCTCTAAACATCTTGCTTTTATTGTAATACACCACTGAATTTTGTCAATAGGCAATTCATCTCCACCCTGTAGAGGATGGAGACTTCTTGCCTAAAATTTGTTAAACCGCCGTAACCGTAATCGTGAAGCTTGCCGAAGAGGTGAGCGGGAACGACACACCCTGTTCAATGGCAAGCAAATCAACCTGATAAGACCCTGTCTGAACGTTGAGCGTGCTACCGCTGATATACACATCAAACTGCTTTGGAGACAACGAACCGGAAACGTACGAAGTGGTCGGCGGACTCAACCATGTAGGATAATTGCTACCGGTGTAAACCAGTACATCGTTATTGTCGAGATCCACCACACTAACGGTAATTGACAGAATACGCGAAGTGGTATCGTAAGTCCAGCTCGCCATAAACTAACCCCTTTTATTTATATAGTTTTTACCTTACCAGTACAACAAATTCTACTTCATCTTTTCTATTTATCAACCCCCATTTAAAACCATCAATAAGATAAAAAAGATTCCCACTCCCTTTCATATCCATTTCCTGCTTGAACTCATCTCGAGCCATAATAGCTTCCATATATTCGGCATAACGCAAACATAGATAATCTTCTCTACTCTGAGGTTTCATTTTTGAAAGGTGTACCGTGTAACCTTTAGAGAGCATTTTCTGAAATGTGTCGTTGATTTTATTCCGCAAATCTTCCCCGGCAAGAATATCATAAAATGTGAGCTTCCTGAAATAGAAATTAATGTCAAAGTAAAAGACAAACTCTTTTGAGAAATAATAGGGATAATGCTCTTTCAGATAAAAGAACAGATTGATCAGTGCATTGGAAAGATTCCAGACTTCCTCTTCCATTTTTATGCGCTCTATTCGCGATTGAAAAAGCGTTTGTTTGGTTCTATAATCACTGTAAAGCGTAGTATTCTTGATAAAAAGCGAAAGGAAATCATAGAAAGGCTCCGGGGTGGATTTTTCCCCCACACCGTATTTTTTCACCACATCTTTCCACCCCGGAAGCGCAAACATCATGTTTCTTATGTCGTTCCATAGATAAGTTCCACATTCCGCAATAAGAAATGGGATATATACCTTCTTGCGGGGGTGCGGTCTCAGCACTTCTCCCCGCTGATCCATGTACTTTTTGTAGTTTTTATACGGGGTTGTTTTCTGTATCATACCCCTCTTCAGTTTAACGAAATAAAGGGTTGCAGTTGGTGCGAGGCAAGCGTTTCTTCAACCATGATAGCAGCCAACCGCAATTCATCCGGAATCCTGACGTTCAACATGTTAATGATACAACCGGCAATCATACACCAGAGGTATAAATGCGTCAGCGCATTCATATCTTTCTCACCTTCCTCTATCACTTTTAAGTATACCTTACCTATTTCCGCCATAAACTCACCAAGTTCCTCATAAAACTTCATGTGTGTTTTATCCTTCGCTTCCAGCAGGATCATACCGATGGCAATAATGCAGTGAGACAGCATATCTTTTAGAACATATCCAAATGTAGCGATATTTTCATCGGTATTGAAAAATTCCTCAATCTTCTTATTATAACTATCAATGACATCTTTATTCGCAAGATACTCCAGTTCGTTTTCTTCTTCGGCAATGCGAATTACCGACTTGAAAAGCAGAGTGAAACCGTATAACTCATCATAAGGGGTTTGAAAGAGAAGATTTGTTTTGTTCATATAGCGATTGATCGTATTGAGATTCAACGCAATAAACGGCATGATCTGATTCATGTAGTTATCGACTTCTTCTTCTCTCATCTGTGCAATTGTGCGAATGAGTTGATAGACGCGGGAAAAGTTTTCATATCGCTTGCTTTGCCATATTACCGTATTTATCATCGATTCATCGGGATGGGTAATTTTAACAAGCATATAGGGGTTTTCGGAGAAAAATGATCTTCTGAAATAATCATCCATCTCCGGATCTGCAACGATTTCGGTTTCTCGCGAATTGATGTCGTGGTGTGCCACGCGTGCTCCCCAGTTGAACACTGCTTCTCTGACCTTTTCGCCAAACCGGTATTTTGTTGGGTTGGCGAAGTAGCTATTCTGAAAGATTTTGACAAAGCAGCGATAAAAGTCGAGCATGACTCTCTCCTTATGTTTGTTTGCAGTTACCAGTTGAAACTATTTTTTCACGGAAAGGTTTTTTTGAAGAAAAAAAGAAACCATGCAGGAAGTATATTTCTGGTTGGGGGTTGCTATTGCGGCAACCGTAAGTGGGGTGCTGATTACTTATATCATAAGGTATAACATCCTCCAGCGGAAACACCGTCTTCTGATCGGAGCCACGCGCAAGATAAGAGATTTTCTGTTTTTTCACAGGCAAGTATTCGACATGCTCGAAACCCGCGAAGCTTATTATCAGTTGCTTCAATCGTTAAACGATTTCCTCGAAGAAGACCTGAAGGAGAATTATGAAGATCACGCTAAGCGCAAGCGTATACCCCCGATCGATGAAAATTTACGGAGTGGAGCTAATCGAGGGGAAAAAACACTTATTTCAATCACCCGTACCCCCACATTTGAAGCGCATCGCTCAGCAGAATCGAGGGAAGATTGAGGCTGAGGCTATATCCTATTACATCAGAGAACAAAAAAGCCACATCACGCCGGAAGCTTTGTCTCAGTGCGTCTTTATCGATATTGAGACGATTTCCCCGAAAAAAAGCTTTCCCGACCCGTGGAGAGACCCAGTTTATTCCATTTCCATCAAACCGTATGGAAAACCGGTGGTGGTAGTGCTTCTCCTTATCACCAACCCGGAGGCTCATATCGATAACTTTAACAAATTTACCACCAGCGTAGGGGATAACACATTTGAAATTCATTACAGAACATTCCTTTCGGAAAAAAGATTGCTCGAGTATTTCTGGAATGTGCTGAAACCAAAATTTACTTTCATGCTCGCATGGAACGGTTATCAGTTCGATTATCCCTACCTGCTCATTCGTAGTCATATCCATGAGGTGAATGTCATTAGTGATAAGTTGCTTCCGGACTGGAAGCTGGTGCGGAAAATTTCCGATCGAAACCTACCATTCTATTTCAATCCCCGTACCCCTGTAGAATTTGTGTTTTTTGATTACATGCGGCTTTATCGCTCCTTTGTGGCATACAAAGAGTTGGAGTCCTACCGGCTCGACTATATTGCGCGAGAGGAAATAGGAGAAGGTAAGGTGGATTTCGACGTAAGATTCTATCATGAGATTCCTGTCTACCCGGATAAAAAGTTGGTGGAATACAACGCCGTAGACGCCATTTTGATGGAAGAAATCGAAAATAAAAACCATATTCTCCCGACGCTGTTTGAAATTGCAAGACTTTCAAATCTGACTCCCGCACTGGCATTGAACGCTTCCAATATTCTTATCGGAAATGTTACAGGAAAACTTGGTGTCAAATTCGTTGATTACATCAAGAAAATCGACACCATTAATACAATGTTCAAAAAAATACCTGAGTAAACTATGAATATGCAGACCATTGACGAAACGCTTTATCTCCAGTTCGAAGATTTATCTCCGGAGATTCTCGAAGAGTTGCGGGTGAGAGGTTTAACAAAACTTCTTCTCACCCGACGGGAAACCATTCATATTAAACACCTGATGAAAGAGGTGTTTGTAAGGAAAAATCCGGAATACCTTGATATTATCGAGAAGTACATGGGAATGGATAGATACATCCGCTACCTTACCAACCGTCTCCGCCGCATTTACAAATTTCCCCGCATTATCGATCTTTCACCGGATCAGGTGTCTATGACTATGCACAAATCCGCTCATATATTGCTCTCCCGGATTCTTGTCAAACCAATCAAGGTGGCGGTGTGTATAGACTTCGACGGAACGATTACGAAATTTCATAACCTGTACACCTATCTTTACGATCTGGTAAAAAGAAATCCGAACTATCACCGCCTTTACATCCTGAGCGCAAACCACCGGGAAAACATCGAGTCGTATTTGAAAAAACATAATCTTCCACTTCCCAACCGCATTGTCGGGGGCAAAAAAATCGGGAAAGTAAACGAACTCATCTATGGAATCATTCCACCCAACCACTATACAATCTTTATTGACAACGAAGAGGAGTATTGCAAGATAGCTCACGTCTTTGGAGCCTACGCATATATGATCAACGGGAAAACGGAAGACGGATTTGCCAAATTGAAGTGGATTTCCATGCTTCCATCGGGAAAATGAGCATTATTTAATTAAAAATGAAAAAACTGCTGATCCTGTCGGGGGGAGGAGCCAAAGGTGCTTTTCAGGCGGGCGTCATTTCCTGTCTGGTGAGGGAAGGAGCGCTTAAAGACAACGAAATTCTTGCTGTAGCCGGAACTTCGGTGGGAAGTATCAACGGCGTGTGGTGTGCTTCCCGCGCGGCGCTTACCCCGAAAGGTACCGATCTCATGAAGCAAATGTGGCTTTCTCTTTCCCCGAAACAGGTTTACAAACAGCAGCCTGAGTGGTTTGCCCTTCTCAAAACACTTATTCTCAAACGAAATTATCTGTATGATTTTTCCCCTCTTGGGAAATACCTTGAGAAAAACGTGCTCCCGCTTCTGAATTTCAATAAAATCTATATCAATTGTTCTGTGAATTTGCAAAACGGCAAATCCACCGGAATCGTTGTAAAAGACGGTAACTACCTTTTTGAAGATCAGGAAATCCCGGAAGAGCAAAAAGAGGAACTTCTTCTCAAATCCATTCTTGCTTCTTGTAGCATTCCGCTGGTCTTTCCTCCGGTTAAAATCGGAGACAACACCTATGTAGACGGTGGGGTAAGAGAAGTGATTCCGCTTGGGTTTACCATTGAAAACCTTATTAAACTTAAAGAATTAAAGCCGGGTGAGGAAATTCAAGCGATCATCATTTCCTGCACGCCGCTTTACACCATTAAGGAAGAACGGAACTACTACACCAATCTTCTTGCGCTGCTTACCCGCACTTACGATATTCTCTGGCATGAACATCTTTTGAACGACGTAAACCAGATGGCGCTTTACAACCTGCTTTTCCCCCACAACAAAATGATCAAAAGCCACTATGTCAAAATCAACGCAACACTGATCACCCCCACTCGAAAGCTTGGAGACGCCACGGATTTTACTCCTTCTACGCTCAGAAAATATTTTGAAATGGGAGAAAGCGGCAATTTTATCAAGTATGTGTCGTATAGATAAGAAATTACTATGGTGCTTCATAGAAAACAGTATGATCAAACCACAAACTCAAAGCATTTGAATACCCCTGTCCAAGAGAAGCCACGCTTACCCCATTTATATGGGAAATAAGACTCATGCTCCAACTTACAACAAACGTACCATATCCATATGCACTTGAAGTCGGTATTATGTTAATATCACTTGGAGTCGGTCTTATTCTAATATGAAGAAAATATCCATAAGGGGGGCTGAACAGAGTATGCTGCAAAGTGTTGACTTCCCACTCGAAATTAGAAGGATCAGAAAAATACGATGAAGTTACTACGCTATGAACATTTAAAGCCGATCCTGTCAGAGACATGGTCAATTTAACATACATTTCAGAATGAGTGCTGTTCGTTGGATAAAAATCAAGCCAAGCCAAACCAACATTTCTAACGACGTTGATGCCCCCAAGACTAAAAGAATAAGGGAACGGCAAAATAGAGGCGGTTGATTGATAGAAGGGACCATAAGCACTGAGTGAAAAAATTCCTATATTCAAATTTGCATATCGAGCAGGGTTCGTCAGCGAATGCGATCGCTTAACTTCCGTCAATCCCGGCACGCCGTTCATTTCCGTAGCATTAGAAGACGTTACCGATATGGTTACATCAGGAGCCGAAGCCGTATAAACCATATTCATATACCACTGGGTATAAACAGAAAGAGAAGCTCCGGGAGCAACCTGTAGCGCCAGAGAATTTACCGCCGTAGCATGAAGATTGTTAATACCAACACCTGAAACCGTCGTGAAATACAGATTGGGGGTTGATGAAGTCAGGGTAACCTGAGCGATCTGATTGTTTGTAGCACTTGCCGTGATGCTGAAGGAACCGGTAACATATTTACCAACCATAACGGTGTTAGGGTTGTCCACATTCCAGTTGGACACCGTAATACCCACCTGACCGGAAGGGGCGGTTCCTGTAGCAACCGCATGGAAAGAAATGGATTCAACAAAACTACCTGACAATATATTTCCATAATTTGTTGGATAATTGAACGAAAACGTAAAATAAATGGATTGACTGTAGTTTACATCCCCATAAGGCATAAAGTGAACATCGAACCAAAACCCGCTGTTCGGGTTAAAACCATATCCCACGGAGGGGGTGTCCACATACCAGTTACCATCGTCTATTGCAAGACTGACACCACTAAATGTAATAGGTATATTCCCTGTATTCTGACACACAAGATCGCTAACCACGATACCATTTCCGACAGAAGTGGAAAAATTGCCCGGATTATCCATTGTAGCCGCAGCAGTTCTTACAAACGCAGGAAATGAGATGGAAACAGGAATAGAAATGTTGCCCGTTTCCGGACTGAAGGTAACGGGAATTGATACTTGTTCCGTTTTAACAGGGAGTGTGTTCGGAAAAGCAAAAACCTGAAATGAAAGGGTTGTTTTAAAGTTACTTATCGAAGTAGGGATAATTTTATCTTCAGTAGCATTCACATCGTCAATGTTTGAAGTGGTAGTGGGGTTGCCGATGAAATACGGTATTATGTTGTTAATATAAGAAAGGGTTATGGGCACCTTTACAATAAATTCTTCATCCGAAACAATTCCGCCAGAAAAAGTGATATACGTTATAGCCGGTGCCGTGTAGGGGTAAGGATAACTTAGAATGGACATAGTTGATATTCTGTAAAGAGACCCCATTTCTATATTGGAATAGCTCCACCCGAAGCTGTTAGTAGCTGAAACCGTGTAGAAAAACACGATAGACGGTACTGTGTAAGCAGAAAGTGGCTCAACTTCATATATTTTCCTGATAACCTGAAATGAATGTGAGGCGAATGCTGGTGCGCTGAACGTAGTAATATAGTAATTAAGTGCACTATCAAAGTTAGAAAGAAGTAAAATCCTGAAACGGTTGTGAGAAATTGAAGGCGTAGCAGAAACCGTGAAACTACCGGTAAAACCAACTTCCCATTGCGGGGTGCCGAAAATGTTCCCTACGTAAATTCTGTAAGCATCATTAAGGTTAAGATAGGTTGTGGCGGAAGCAGAGTAAACGGAAAGCGTATAGGCAAGAAAACTGTTTTCGGGGTATCCAGTAACAAAGGAAGATACGCTGATAAGATTGGCACCCGAAATGGTGCCCGAAGTGTTGGATCCTTCCCAGGAAACGCTGAAAATGAAATAAAGCTCACGGTATCCGTTTGAATCGAAGGTAATGGTGTCAACATCCTGAATATGAGCGTCAAAATAAGCATCGTAGGTGCCGGGTGCCGACAGGCTGAATCTTATTCGAGAAAAAGTGAACACCAGATCACTACCCATATAGTCGTAATACACATATGCCTTATTTGGGTGCGATCCGGCATTGGTGAGAAGCGAAGGGAAGTGAAAACTAAAAGTTACGTTTCCTTTATAATCAGAAGCCGAAAACATATTTTTTATTTAAATAACCTTTACCCCCCGTTAAAAACTTCGTGGTATAGTTGAACCATTTTCTTGAACACTTTGGAAAACTTATAGCGGGAAAATTCCACCCCACAAAACTCACAGATCATCCGATGTACAACCCCCAGAAAAGGCGTCGTGATAATATCCGGATCATATTTCAGAGAAAGCGCAATATTTTTAACAATAAAAACTTCGTCTTCCTGAAAATGCTTGAGTAAAGTTTCTTCGGAAGCATTTAAAAACAGATTGCAGAAATGCTCAAAATCAATCTTCAGATTAATCTGATCGTCTATTTCATAACTCAACTCTTCCTTTTCATCCAGACCCTTGTAGTCTTCGGTGGTAGGATTATCTGCATAGAAATCTGAATGATACCCCACCCGGTTATAATAAATTTTATTGTTCAAATTGATAGCATAATTGACTATGATAACACTGATATAACTGAACACCCTTCCCTTTTCGGGAGAATAGTTATCGAGTTTGGAGAACACATAACTTACAATATCATGCTCCCATTCGCCGTGGTCATAATATGAAACAAGTGAAGTGAGATTGAGTCGGTTCACTATCTTTCGTACCATCCATCGGAGTTGCTTTTCGACAAGAGGAAAAAGAGAATTGATTTCGGCATAATCCCCAACCTGAAGTGCTCGAATAAGGTTGAGAAACAGGCGTTCATGTTCCGCCCTGAAATATTTCTTATTCTTTCCTTTCTTTGTTGTATTTACATGTGTGAACTTACCCTCCTTTCTACCTATTCTGATGTCTTTAAGCCCTTTTGTCTTAACTTGTGTCATTTAACAGCAACGTCTACCGTATAGTTTTCAAAGTTAATTGTATATTCCAGCTTTCTTACCGCACCCATACGGTTTTTGAAGATTTTACCGAATCCGACGTGAATATCGGGGGTTGAGTTCTCGCTATCCGGAATAAACGCCATCCCGAAGTCGATTTCAACAACTTTTGCAAATGAATCGGCAATGTATTTCTCAATGAAATCGACGTCGGCTTGCTTTGAAAGGGAACCGCGATTAAGCTGAGAGGCGCTCCATACTGCTGTATTATATACCTTTGCAATGAGACGAAGTTTCCTATAAATTTTTTGCAAAAGCAGATAATTTTTCTCTTTGTCGGTTTCCACATCATAAATAAGATCGGCATAGTCAATCAGCACAACGTCGGGGTTATACAGCGCAATATAGTGCTCAATATCTTCCATCGCATTACAGAAAACAATCTTCAAAAGATTATCCTGAGAAAACATAAGCTCTTTCATTATTTGATAAACGTCGCGATAGGAAGAAGCGCGTCCTTTGCAATAAGGTGCAAACATCTTTAAAAACCGCTTCATCACATATTTTTGGTCAAGCTCCAGAGTGAAATAAATCACGCGCTTACCCGTTCGAAAGGCATGAAGACCAAGTGAAACAAGGAACCATGACTTACCCCACCCCGAAGGAAGCATAACGATTCCAAGCTCTCCCCGACCAAGACCGCCCGCCATATTTTTGTTTACACTCTCCCAGGGGGTGGGAATGCGTTCTTCTTTAACAAAAAGTTCATTAAACTCGCTGGTTGCAAGATCGAATTCCTCCACCAGCGACACCCCACTATCCTCCACCACCCGAATGGCTCTGACAATTTCTTTCAACGCGGAAAGGTCATCCTTCTCAAGATATGAAAGCGTTTTTGTTATAGAGGATCGAATGTAAGAAGATTTGAGATACTGAATGATACGCTGATAATCGGCGGGGTCTCCTTCCAGATCTTCGCTCCACTCAAAGTGATGGCAAAGATTTCTTTTAGAAGGGAAATTACTATGACTTTTGAAATAATCATATATGTACTCCGCCACCACGCGCACCTCCGGATTGGAAATGCGGCGGGGGTCCATGTTCGATATGATTTTAAGGAAGTTTTTCTTTTCAAGGAAATGAGACTTTTCGATAAGATAGATAAACCCGCTTTTAACCGAATCGGAAATGTTCTGGGGGGGTTCCGTCATCTCCGTCGTATTGTTTTGGGAAATTACAATCGTTTCCATATATTTTTCGGGTTTAGGTTTGGGTTACTGATAATTCTTCAGCAGTTCGGTAACATGCTTATGGAGAAAAGACTTGACCGCCTCTTCATTAACAATACGCTTTCTATCATCCACCTCCACATAGCATTTGGGAAGTGCATAGAGATAACGCCCGATTCCCCACTTGACCGCCGCTCGCTTCAAGGCGTCAGAAGCGGCGCCTTTCCATCCACTTTCAGGGTTTTCTATGTTGCCGGTCCCCACATCACTCTTTCCAACCCACTCCCCACCTATACGCAAATAAAGCACACACTTCATCACCCCCGGAGCCGGCACTTCATATTCGTCTCGCCAGTTCTCTGGTCCCACCACCGCATCCAACCGATCCATCACGTCGCGTGATGAAATGTAAAATGCCACCACCCCCATGTTCCGCCCTTCCCGAGTCCGGAAGGTTCCGGTAACGCGATAGGAATGGCGATCAGGGTGGAAGGGTTTCATAAGCTTCTTCAGAATCTCTTTCATTTCGGGGTTCATCATAGTGCCCTCCATTTATAGTTGTCTCTTATTGCTTTGTCAATGGGTTTAACGTGGAAAAGTGTTTCTCGATCCGCCGGAAATATGGCTTTTTTACGAAAATCACCTGAATACCAGTATTCATGTCTTTTACCAACCCACTTGCCGCAATCTCTTCGAACAAAACGATAATGAACCTCCGGGTAATTTATAGCCTGATAAGAAACCCCCCTGATCGATATGGTTGAAACCCACCCAACCATTTCATACCAGCCATAATTCTGAACGAACCATGAAGTTTTTTCAGGTGGAACGATCATGTTCAATCTGTAAAATCCATACCCCCATATATCCCTTTTCATGTATTCAGGAGCTCGTTCTGTAAATCCGGGGAATAGATATTCGTCAAAATCCAACCACAACACCCATTCAAAAGAAGCATGTTGATTGGCAAAATTTCGATGACGGTCCATCCCTTCGGAAACGGAATGTTTTATAACAATATCAAATTTGAAAAAGTCGGGCGGTGAAAAACGATCATCCTGCAGCAAAATGAGTTCACATCCTGCTTCCCTGAATTCATTAAGATTATCTATCAGTTCTTTATTGATAAGATCCTCGTTTCCGTGTATGAGAATTACGCTGAACATATATCACGGTGTATAGGTTGACCAGAGCGCGTTATCGGTAATCTGTTTCTCAAAAGATTTACGGTGGATAATATATCCACCATCAAACGGTAACGTTTTGTGTTTAAAAGCATTATCGCACACAAAGCGTTCGTGGGCGTTCCCGTACCATTTGCCGGTTCCGGCGCGAACCAGACGCGTCTGGTAATCGGGGAAATTTATCGCTTTTACACTCCCTTCCTCAGGTATATTGATATTAAAACTACGCCATCCGTACATCCCGCACACATCACCCGTTTTCTCCTGAGGAATTATAATGTTTATGCGTGCGATGTTGTAACAATGAACATCTCTGTTGATATATTTTTTAACCCTTTCACAAAAATTATCACATAAATATTCATCGAAATCAAGATAAAAAAGCCACTCCCCGTGCTTGGCAAATTTCAATGCTTCATTGTGGAAATCCGCAAAGCTGTATTGAGGGTTCGACGTGGTAATCACCATATCGAAATCGTAACCTTCTATGATATTAAAACGATTATCCTGTAGGAGAACGATTTCCCACCCATTCTCTCTAAGATGATCAAGAGTTTTTATTGTTTCAGGATAGAAAGACTCTTCTCTGGAGTGTTTAAGTACGAGTTTCATGTTACATGTCGAAATAGCATTGCAGACCGGCACAACCTTTCTCTCCCTCAAAAACGTCGGAATCGGAGATCAGTTTCAGACGCGGGGAGTCGGGCGTGCCGTTTAGCTGGTGTTTGATTCTATCAAGGTACACGTGGATTTCGCCCATCATGTCGGCATACTTTTCCCTGGGAATTGCTTCGAATGGTGCCAGTTTATAGCCATTCTCAACCACCGGAAGAATCGTGATTCCCGAAATGTTTCGCTCATTTTTGAGTTCGCGACTTACAATCTCCACTTCCCCTTCATCTCTTACATAAACCGTAATCGATACGTTGTGTGTGTTTTTGCCGCGATTATGCGAGGGTTCCACCCAGCCCCTCATGATCTGGTTGCGAAGACGCACCTGAAACATGGGATCGTGCGTAAAGTGGCGTTGCGCCCGAAGCGGAAATTCGATCACTTTCTTATCGGGATACACTTCATCATCAATGATAAACGGATAATCCTTCAAAACTTCAACCAGCATGTGATTCATATCCACCCGGTTTCTCCGGATAAAATATTCGGAATAGGGTGGGTGGCAACCCGGAGAAACCCCGGCAAGCAGCGACACCGTGCCGGAGGGCTTGACCAGCGTAATGCGAGCCGGGTTGTTCAACCCGAACCAACCGGCAAATTGAGCCGCCATGAATTTGACATGACCTTTCGAAGAAAGCTTCATGTACTCTTTGAGCGCATCCAGATTTTCGTAAATGCCGGTCAGCGAAACGCCAAGCAAGTTGTCTTCTTCGGTGCGCTCTTTCCACACATCGCGAAGGAACTTAAAGTCGGTAAACGTAGACTGAAGCACACCAATGAAGATAGCTGTGTTCAACACATCCGCGATCTCACTCTGATGAACACGGGGAATGGCGATCTCCGTAAGGTTGCAGAAATTGCGATAAAGAGAAGCTTCACCACACGGGTTCGTGCGATAATGTTCGTCGTTGGTTACAAAGACGCCGGGTTCACCAGACTTCCCACAATAGGCTTCCATGAAAATATCCCGAAGATCGACGATTTCCCCGCGCACTCCGCGAAGTTTATCGCCGTCTCTATACAACACGACAGAGTTGTTGGCATACCAGCGGTTCTGAGGGACTTCGCCGCGCGTGAAATCCTTGCAGCGAAGCATTTCTTCATCATCATAATCGAAAAAGACGATCGCCGCCATTCCGCGCACGTTCGCACGATTGATAATCATGCCGAACGTTGTAATGAGATCATGTACCTCGATCGGCTTGAGTTTCCTTCCTACTGCTTTGTCGAAAATCCCCTTTACCGCCTCGATTGCTTCTTTGATGGGATTGTTTTTAGTATAACCAAATGCAGCATTGTAACGCTTTCCAATCACACTTCCCTCCGGTCTCAAAAGAGAATAGTCAAATACAATCTTCGGGTGGTTGGGCGTAAACCGCGCATAGAGATAACGCTTGAGCGCCGAGCACCATCCCTCGATCGAATCCTCCACCTGATAGGTGATTGTCTGCCCCTCACTTTCGGGATATACAACAGGAAGCTGTTCGATATATTTACGCTCCACGCTGTATCCCACACCCACGCCACACAACATCAGGTAGAAAAGCTCCGCGATCGAATCAATGGAATCAACGGGAGTATAAGAGCAATTGTAAAGACGGGTGTGGTTGTAAGGAACCATGCGCGAAAACTGCACAAGGCGCATCGAGGGAAAAAGCTTGCGCTGGCGGAAATACTCGCCGAACTTCTCCACGTACTGGTGCGCCTGCTGGCGATAAATGGGTTTGCAGACTTCCTCGATTCGGGCATGAAACACCGCCAGCACCTCTTCCAGCACTTCCTCAAAGGTAAGACGACGCTGCAGCGTCAGATCGAAGAAAGAATATTTGGAATTAAAAGTTACGTCGAACAGCAAATTCCGAACAAACTGCTCTTCACGTGTAAAGTAGGGTGCGCCGACTTCAGTATAGTACGACATATCCACTCCTGTTTTGGGGTTAAACTTTCCACGGGGTGATATTAAATATCTACCCCGCCAAAACGGTTTTGAGACAAAAAAGGGGGATTTTCGGGATAAATGCCCGAATTCCCCCGGTTTATCCAGAATGTGAAATTTTTATGCCGCCTGTGGTTCTTCGATCGACTCCAGTGCGTCAACCAGAAATTCATAGATCGTATCGTCGGTTTTGAAAGCGTCTCTATGGCTGGTAATCATCTTTGAGACTTCACCGTAGTTCCGCAACACCCAGTCGAGCTTTTCCGCTGCATCCTGCAAATTGGGTTCCGCCACCATCGTTTGCGGGTGGAAGAACGGATGATCGTGCGGAATGTTGGGAACCACCTTCGGGAGGGGTACCATATTGAAATCCACCCCCAGCACATCACGAAGCTCCGAAGGGATATAATCCCGACGGAAGAAGTCGACGTAAAGACAGGGTTTGCCCAGTAGCATCATGTTGTGCAACAGGTAATCCCACGATTCTCCATGCGAAAGGTTGATTCCACCATCCACCATATCCATCACCGCACTCAGCTCTTCCACCGTCAGCGATCCAAAAACGAACATAAGCTCTTCCGGGGTAACGTCGATCGATCGGTGAAGCGGAAGCCGCTTATAGGCTTTCTCACCTTCCATCCAGATAAGCCGCTGAAAGTCGTAAAGTATAAAAGAATTTGTTCCGCCCGCCAGCGCCAGAATTCCAACCCGCCCCACCATTTCGATAAGTTCGGGTAAAACCCTGGTGTTCTTTCGATCTACTCCCATAGGCGCAAAAGTCAGAAACACCCGCTCCAGTTCATAGGATCGACGGATTTCCTCAATCTTCTTTCGAATCGCGCCGATCACATTTTTACGAACGTTTTTATTCCCGAAGTTCGAAGTATAGTAAACTTCATCTACCGGGTTGGGTACTACATGAATGCGGGAGAGCACTGCAGCACCCATTGCCGGATGGATGGGTTGGGAATTGATGATTTCTTCCCAGATCCTCTTGATTTCGGAAGAAGGAAACACAAGGTGCGCGGTGGGAACCTGAAGCATGAAGTTGAAAAGCTGCTGGAACAGATTCGGATGGAACGGTTTCGTTTCCACCATCGCATTGAAAAAGAGCAGGTGTTTCGCTCTGAAGATGTTGTTCCAGTAGCGATAGTCGTAGGGAGAAGAAACCATGATCGCAACATCGTACACCTGATCATACTTCTCCTGAATTCTCTTCTTGATTTCATCATCAAGGTGGGTGGTTTCCGAAAACGTACCCCACCGCAATACCATCACATCAAAATCGATCAACCCCTCTTTTTCCATTCGCTTCAGAATGCGATAAATTCCGCGACTTACGGTTCCATAGCCGCTAACGGAACGAAGCGGCGAAACAAGAAGCACTTTCTTCTTCATAGCACGACAACCTGTCTTGTGGTTTTCTGGTTATTCTTAATGGCACGGCTAAGGGATTTCTTGAACTCTTTTCCGAGCACCTCTACATCGAAGTGCATGGTGATGTACTCAACCGATTCTTCATAAAGTTTTTCGTAATCCTCACGATTCCTCAGCGCCAGCGCTTCATCGAACTTCGGGAATACGTCCCGGATAGGAACCCTGTCGTCAAGAATGTAGGGAGTAGCCGGCGATCCCTGATAATGACGATAAGGTTTCACCATCCGCATCATATGATTTTTGCGGGGAGCGCTTTCCGGATCCTTTCCGTTTTGACGGAGCATATCGAGATACTGATTGAGCACCTGACGGTGCACTTCCTCATAAATCTTGCAGATTATATCTTCATCACTTCCATCCGCCACCTCATAATCCATTTCGTAGAGGGAGTACTGATCTGCAATACCACCCGTCATAGTAGCAACCACCGGGGCTCCACACAGCGACGCCTCAAGCGAAGCGATCCCGAACCCCTCATTAGATGAAAGCTGCAGCACCACATCGGCGCCGTTATAAAGCAATGCGATTTCCTCCCTTGAAAATCCGCCGTTGTGAAATACTTCGTCATTGGAAATGAAAACAATGTGTTCCCGAAGGTCAATATCCCGGTAGTGGAAAAACGAATTAATATCGGCAAGAAACGCGGGAATATCCGTTCCCACCGGTACAACCGGGTCAGACTTTATAATCAAAAGGTGATGTTTCCTGTAGTTTTTGAGCATGTATACCAGAAAAGCATAAATGGTATCCATCAGATTCTTGCGTGAAATATTTCGATTGTTGTAAAGCCAGATCACGCTGTCATCAAACATCCTATCTCCGACAAGTCCCCGCACAAATTCACGTGCTTTCTTGCGATCCATGCGTTTGAATACATTGGGTTCGACCGCATGCGGAAGATAGAATACCTCCGGATCGCGATACATGGTGATTTCATACGCCTCCACATACTCCTTCGCAAGCTGCACGTTGATCGTCGATTTCATCGAAATTCCTATCACTTCATTGCAGGTGTGCCAGAAGGGGATGTTGTACAGAGGAGCCGGAAAATTATCCCACACATGATAATATACCAGCGGGAGATTCCGCTCGATAATCCAGTAAGAAAGTTGTTGCATAAAGGGGTGGTAAGCCCACGGATCGGTAAAAATTACAAGCACATCCGGCTTTTCATCTTCCACCACCTTCATCACAAACGCCGGATCATCCGCATATCCTCGCGGAGAATTGATAAGCTTGACTGGAGTGTTTCCAATAACGACGTTTTTAGTCTCTCCAGCCCTTGGCGACCGGGGCGGGTGCACCACAACCCAGCGATCGGTTGCGTCAAACCCGTAATTGATAATGTTGTGAAGCTGATGACCCACCCCCGTGGGAAACGTAGGTGCATCGGTAAATGCGAGTACTTTCATAGTCTCCTCTTTCTTATATTTCTGAGGAAAAGTTCATGCAAAGGGTCATAGTAAAAAAATTCATAAAAGTTCCACAGAGTATCCCCCGTAGAAAAATTTTCTATAAAGCTTTTATCCCTTTCTCCAAGATATTCGTCTCCAAACCTGATCACCTTCAGATTATTCTCGAATAGTTCCTTATCGTAATCTTCCTCCGCAAATCCTTTCTTTTCAAGATACTTTTCGCCTTTTCCTTTTTCCAGAGATTTGGGAATGTTATCGCTTTTGTCTCCAAGAAGTGCTTTAATGGTAAGAAATCCGTAGCGGGGTGTCTTCACATCACTACATGAAAGAGAATTGATATAAACCCTTTCTCTTATATCCTCTTCATCCCATAGCTGGTAATAATCTTTATCCGTTGAGACGATGTTTACGTCGATATTGCTTCGTGCAATCTCACGCGCCAGATGTGCGATTACATCGTCAGCTTCATATTCGGCAATGTAATAACAGGTAAAGTTTTTCAGAAAATCTCTGAGCATTACCCGGTTGTAAAAAAGAGAAATGGCAAGTGCATATTTGAAATCGGTGATTCCAAGATCGCGCATTTTAAACCGCAAGTCCTCAAAGTGGAACTTCAGATATTTCAGAAACCCGGGGAAAGGAACCACACCGTATTTTCCCTCAATGTATTCATAGCGGTGCTCTTTGTACTGAGGAAGTAACTTCTTTCGGAGCGGGTGTCGGTCATAGTCGTCAATGATCATACCCCGCTTCCATTTGAGGAAAAGCTTGTACAGAATCCCCGGAGCGTAGCATGAAAAATAAGTGCCGGGATAGTTTTCAATGACGAACTCTTTAAGATGCGGGTAATTATCCCAGCTGATCTGATAGGAGTCGAAAAACTTGAAAGAGTAAGCATAATACTGATTTTTGAGATCGATAAGATTGACCATATTCCTCAGTCTTTTCATCCATTAACGCCCCTCTTTATTTGAAGATTCCTCGAGGATTTATTTAAACAAAAATGAAATGTTCTATCTGAACGACACTGCACCGAATTTCAGATTTCCTGATGACCCGGTAAAACTCCTGATCGATAAGATAAAACTCCTGCTTTTCATCGAGCCGGGGGAATATCCCTACGATCCAGAAAGAGGGATCGGTATTCGCAACATTCTTTTCGAGAATTATGATTATGATGAACTGTTCAACCTGATTGCCTCCAACCTCGAACCCTACGACATAGATACTATAGACGTGAGTTTTGACGAAGCCACACACCTTCTCAAAATCGTTGTGCAGATTAACCGCGAACAGATAACCCTGCAGATACCCGTATGAAAGAGCTCCTTGAAAAAATCGAAACGCTTGATCCCTCAAACCTGATTGTGTCTTCTGTGGAGGGAAACGGACTCCTTATGAGCGAAATCCCGTTAAACGAAAAAACCCTTCGGGAAATCTTGGAGCGCGGGTATCACCTCTACTATATCATCGAGCCGGAGGAATTTCTCAACGTCAAAAAGGAAAACGATTATCCAAAAGATTTTTACAACCTCCCCCTTTTCGCGTCCACCGGGGGCGCACTTAACTATTTCGGCGTGCACCTTAACTCCTCCGATCTCAAAAAACTTAAAAAACTTCAGATTGACGAATTTCTTGGAAGCGGCTGGGAACTTCACCGAATGAAACTTCAGGGGGTATTTGGAAAGCCGCCATATGGATTCGTCGAAAGGGGAATTCATTTTGACGTTCCCTACAGCCTCTCCGCACTCCGAAAAATGCTTTTCAAAGGGTTGCTTATCACTTTCGAGCAAACCGGAGCCGTTTTCACCCGAAAACTTGCGACATTTGTCAAAACCGTCGTTGACGAAACGTTTGACCGGTTGCTTCGATATGATTCCTTTTTCCTTTCAAGATGGGAAGCCAGCGATAGAGTCTACGTCGTAAACCTGATCGTAGATACATTTCCAACCCGCATTCAGATGATGATAGAAGAAGATCTGAATCAGGATAGAAACCGTTTTATGAAGCAACTTACTGAACTCTATTTTGGTGCACTCAACGTTCCTCAAAACGGAAAAATCAATGAGATCCTGAGCCGCATGGGATACGGAGGAATCGTAAGATCAGATGGAAAAGTCATATGGTGGAATAACAGGGTGGTTAAAAAACTGGGTTAAACATGCACGACTTAAAAACCTGAGTGATTTAATAAAATCAAACCCGACACCTTATGACTCCGAAAAAATACCGTAAAGAGATTTTAAGTGCAATTCAGCAGTATTACAGATTTCAAAAAAAGTATCCGGTAAACATAGACGCCGGCGATAAACATGTAACCATAATCCTTGACATCGGTGAAAACGCAACCGCAAAAGAGATTATAAAAGAAACGCCGCGCATGTTCAAAGAACTGATCGAGTTTTTTATAAAAAAGACACGAACCATTTATTCCGGGTTTTCTGTAGACAGCAAAATAAATGATAAGTACCAGCAGGCTATTGAGAAGTTTAAAGAAAAAATAAATAAGGAGAAAGAAACGGTTCAGAAAATACAGAAAATATTTAACACCACACATAAATACCCTGATCTGGTATATCGAAAAAACGAAATGCATATTTTCTTTAATGATCAGAGTCTTTTCGAGTTTTTTCCTGCTCTGTTTGATATATCGGTTATTGGTGCAAGTTCTCTCTATCCGGTTAAAAACGCCGCACTTTCCGCTATTCTGTTTCACGAGACAGTTTTTACCAATATCGGAACCGCTCTGCATGGGAGTTTTTACGTGCGCCCCATGATAGAAGAAAACATCAGGCTGACAAAAGCCCACGCTTATTTCAACATGCAGTATAATCGCCTTCATGAACTCATAAAAAACATTGAACATTTTCTATCTCTTATTAATCCCGGACACCCTGATATTCCAAAAATCGCATTTCTGTATTCCAGTGGTATACGGGGAGCTTTTGAACTCAGAAACCTTATCGAACACAGCAAAAACAATCAGGATGAACGCGTGATCGAAATGTTTGATGAAATAGGTAGAGCGCTGGATATTATAAACCTCGATATGGTGGAAAGATATCGTGTATTGAAACAGATAGTTCGTGGGGAATAGTTAAAAAAACCAATAGCATTAAACACCTTAATTAACGAAAACTACAAAACTGTAAACAAAAAACCTTAGCTAAAAAAACTATGGAAGGCGTTGTTGAAGCACTACTTGCAATGAACATCATTGAATATTTTAAAAAAAAGATCGGAATTTTCCAGTGTAGAAATTATAGAGAAACGACCTTCTTATGTAAAAGTGCGTCTTATTCCCGCCGAAAAGCAGTTACCCAGAGATTTTACGCGGATGTATGTTCATACGCTTAAAAAGACTATAGAACTATCACTTACCAAAATCAGACACTTCGAAGAAGATATCGGAGTTGAAAAAATAGCTGTAGATCAAATTGAGGAGAAGTTTCAACAGGCATTAAAGAAACTTCAGAAAAAAATGAAAGAACTTAAAGACGATACTATACACTACAATAATATCGATAAAAAATTAATCACCCACTTCACAGACGAAATAGAATTTCGAAACGAAATTCATCTTTACATTATGCCGGTTTTTGCAAAGGAAGCTCATCTTGGTATAATGATAATCGGTTTTGTTAAATGGTTTCCCCGAGAAAATTCAAAATTTGCAAAAATTTTCCACCTGAATGCTCCTCTGTTTGTTACAGAAATGCTCCTTGACTTAAGTTTTAAAAGTTTCGTTTCAGATAAAACATTGAAGATTCGCAACTCATTTGTAAGCGCCTCTACCCGGAATGGAACACTGGAATTTATCGGAGGAACAATAGGTATTATGTCTGTATTCGGGATAAAATATGAAAATAGTGAACACCTGACAGAGCAGGACATAAACCGATACCGAACCATTTACAGAGAACTGAAAGAGGAAATAGACAGCATTATAGATATTATTAAAGAAAGTGAGGAAAAGGGTAGGGTATTGTTTGATATTGCTTATAAGTTTATGCATCGTCAGTACAAACCACACCATCTTTCCAAAGATGAATTGTTCGAATATGTGAAAAAAGCCTGTTTGTTTATCAACACTTATTTAAAATAAAATGCCATCGTATCAGGAACTGCTTACAAACACCATCAAAAACTATCTGGAAAAATATCCCGGCTTCTCTCCACCTGATTATCATTTGAGAAAACACCCCGATCTGGTCTACCTGAGCATCTCTGAGGATACACCTGTAAGCGTTGCGATCAGAAAATTCATAAAGATGATAAACGACACGTTGCATTATGCCTACAGACTGCTTAAAGCCATTTCCCCGGTAGAACATATCAAAAAAGGACCCTCTTATAAAAACATTTTCTCCAGAAAAGAATCAGAGGATACCACCATCGAAAAGGAAATGAAAGAAGTAATCCGCACATTAAACGACAAACTCAAAAACATATCACCGGCATCAAACGTCGAGAATTACCATCATTATCTGGTGCTTGCACGTCTTGATGTGAAATCCCGGTTTCCCTCTACCGATGTGCTTCCACCCGAAACAGATGATAAGCTGGAGTTTTCTACGGATTTGATCACGCACCATATCACGCTGCAGTTTATCGGATCGTTCAGGTGGGGCGAGCATCATTTGAGCGAGAACGACCTGAAAATTGCGGTGCACGCTCAGATGAATTTTATACCACGAAAAAATATACTTTACATCCATATAGAATCTCCGGAAGTGGAATACAGATAAGGGAATATTTAAAATAAAATGACTGAAAACTTCTACGAATATCTGGTCTGGGCGCTCAGGTTTTTCATGGAAAAGAGAATGGGATGGAACGTCGCACTGATCAAAAACGAAGAAACTCGAAAAATCTTTCGTGTGGATTTACCCGCCGATTCCACCATTCAGGATATGGCTAAGGGAGCAATACTTCTAATCAAAACGTTCATTGAGACGCTTGCTATAAGAACCAGACAATTGCAAAATGAAGCCAACATCCAATTCAAAAAAGAAGATTTTGAAGAAAGATATCAGAGATTTGTGGCAAATGCTAAAAGAAAATTGCTGAGAGATAACACCCGTATGAAAAAACACAGCAACTTAAACCGCATCATTCATGAAGAGTTACCCGGCTTTATAGAAAATAAATCGTATATTTTCGTCGAACTGGAGAAAGTTATAAGAAATGAAATATATCTGACTGTGAAATGTCTGTGGGATTGGGAAGTGCGCGAAAACACCTTTCTGCATAAAATTGTGCAGCTTGAAAAACTTTCAATTTCTTTCCCTGTTTATCTTCTGGAAACAAATATTCATGTTGAAATTATCGAAGAAATCAAAAAGAATATGTATGTTGTTACCTGTGAGTATATCAATACGTTCAGCAACACCGCCACCAGAATTATGGAGAAACTCGCTCAAAGCATTGTGGATATATGGTATCTGTATGAAGATATTCGTTCTTACATGAAAAAAGAAGAGGAAGAAGGATCGTCGGGTGCATATCTTTCCTTTCTGTGGTACGATTATCCTAAATCGTTTAAACGTATAATCGAACTTCTTATCAAAATCGACAGAAGAAATCCGGATGAAGTCCAACGATTTTTCAATGTGATGAGCGTTATCACCGACATGATCGGATACAGCTTTTCCCCGGAAAGATTCTATCACTTTTTCAAAACAATTAGAGAAGCTGTAGAGAAGGGTTTGCTTTAAGCTTTCCTTTTCGCGCAAGAAGCCGCCGCGCCGATCTTACCTTCTGCGCGATAATCTTATCTCCAAGAGAAGGTTTGTTTTTCTTATCCCAATCTTTCAGAAACAGCAACACCTGATCCGTCATGTATCCGGCTTCCAGAAGATCGCATGCCATGCAGAAAGCAGCCGTATCTCTTCCCGCATGGTGATCGCTCCACGGCTCCCCTTCCAGTAGCCCTTCCTTTACCAGACTGTACGTTCTAAATGGATTGCCTTTAGCCGCTTTTCTGACGAAGCTACGCGAAATCCAGAAAGCCGCCTCCTCAAAACTCGAAAGCAGACTTCCGGCTTTGAGCGGCTTAATCGTTTGATAGGTACGCTTCACATACACCCAGTCGTCAAAAGGAGCCTTATCATGAAGTTTTCCGCGAACCCCGGCAAGCTGAAAAGGATTCAGCGTGGAAGGATCGAAAAACCGCCATAGTTCCGTATCTTTAAGCATACGAACAATTGCTTCTTTCAAAATCCTGTCGAATTGACTGCGGTTCATTGGAACATTGAGCACACTTCCCGTAATATGCAGATGAATTCCCCTACCTCCGGTAAAACATATATCAACTTTCCCCCCGTAGCGTGCTCTGAACTTTCTCGCAAACTTCGCAGCGCGGTTTATCACGAAGAGTCTAAAGCGTCTGTACCGCTCTGTTTCATCTACGCGATATCCACCCGCTTCGATATCCACAACAATCTCTTTCGGGTAAAACTTCGTAGCTTTTTCTCTATCTGGATGATTTCTAAGCACATGCGTTTTTAGAAGTGTCCTACTTTTCATAATCGGATGAAATGCTCCTTCTCTGACGGTTACGCGATTCGAATACCGACTTTCCGTATAATCTGCATACCAGATTTCTTCTTCACTTTCACTATTTTCCCTCACAAAATCCACAGGATCGACAAACTCTCCTTCAAAATCCGTTTCTCTGAATGTATAAATGTTTCCAAAATGACCTTTCGAAACCCCACCGGTTGCTTCCTTTACCGAAATCAGACCATGCTGTAAAAGCAAACGAAGGGCATATTTAACCTGCTCCCTGGTAAGCTTAATTCCAAATGTGTTGTAAACCCGCTCAATAAGCGTTGGAATGCTGATCCAGGACTCCCCTTTTTTAACTTCCACCATGCGCTTGCATTTCGATCCTGTTTCAATCTCGTAGGTGTGATCTTCCCGGTGGCGATGGTAGATAAGAATGCTCAGTATAGCAATCATGCGGGATTTGAGCTTATCGGTATACCCAAGATTTAAAACATCATAGACCAATCCCTTTGGAATCGCATCCGCTCCGATATGTTCAGATTTTTTACGCTTTCTGATCATATACCACTTAAAGGTTTTATGTTGTAAAACGACAGATCAATGTGAAGGTTTCTTGAAATGGGGTGTTTTTTGAATGACGCTCTACAGGTAAATAAGCCACTCAAGGTTATGAAAAAATTAAATTTTTGAATTTCTAAATTAAAATCCCTCAAATGGTAAATTAAGACTCAATGCTAAGCGTACCCTATGGAGATTAAAGAAAAACAAAAACTTCTAAATTAAAATCCCTCAAATGGTAAATTAAGACTCAATGCTAAGCGTACCCTATGGAGATTAAAGAAAAACAAAATTTTAAAATTCTAAAATCCCAATGGGTAATATGCGACTTAAAGCTGAGCGTATCCTGTAGGGGTTATAGAATTTTGATTTTTGGTTTTTTCCTTTTTGCTTCAAAGGGGAGTAGTAGATCTAATGCAGGTAGGTTTTTACTGGTGATTGGGATTGTGTTGAAAGGGTAGTGTTAAGTTTTAAGGGTTATAAGGGAATTTCAGACAGAAAAGTTTTAAATTGAATTCGGGTTTCTGACTTGATGGAGATTAATAGTGGTAATTGGGATTGCGTGGAACCGAAAAGGAAATAAGAAGGTTATGTTGGAAAAAATGGAGGTGCGTCATGATGCAGATTCTGAAAGACGTTTCCAGAAGCGTTCCGCGTGCGGCTACAGATCCTGAAGCGCTGTTCGAGGGTGCTCTGAATTATTTTTATCAGAATCGAAATGAAACGTTGCTTGTTCTGGCGGAAGGTATCTGCAGGGAAGCAGCGCGTAGTTCGGATCCGCATATCCATATCGAGCGGGAGCTGGAAAAGATCAGGGTTCAGATTCCCTCCATCGTGGAATATCTTATCTGGGATGGGGGGCTTGAAGATACCATTTCGGCGGGTACGATCAGATTTCTGGATTATATGACGGTGGGAGGTATCCAGGGGGTGTACATGACGCTTGCTTCGCTTGTGGCGCTTATGGTTCTGGATGAAGTGTATCCGGGAGCAAAAGTGTTCATTCACATGAGACCTTCATCCGTGAAGGTTTACCGATAAGTTAACCGCCGGAGGAGTTATGAGTTACCGATATGAAATTCCTGCACTGCTGGATCGTCTGCTGGAAGATCTGTTTGAGGATAACTATGAAACGTATGAAGACGGCTACGCGCTTCCACTGGTGCTTGACGATCCGGAGTGGTCAATGGTTCAGCTCAGGGAGATCTTCAGCAGAGTCTCTGAGGTGCTGAAGGAAGCCGAAAAAATGTATGCGGCGGATATTTCCCTCAAGGAAAAAAATGAAATTAAGATGAAGAAAGAAAATACCGATTGACTTTTTTCCGCTTTATGCGTATACTGGCTGTGGATCACTTAACAAACAAACGGAGGTACAAGCCATGACGATTCTGAATCTCACCCAGCACAATCCGACTCCCGAACAGATGGAGGCGGGGGTTGTAAACCTTCCTGATGATCAGTGGAATCGGGTGAAGGAGCTTCTTACGTTCGAGGAAATTCCTGATTTCGATCAGATGATGTCTCGCGCGTGGGAGATTGCCGCTCTTGCCGCCGGGTTTTTCAAGAAGAGTGGGGAGACGGAGGATATTTTGCTGGGTGCCGCCATGATTGGAGGCGCGCCCTACTTCATGCCGTTTCTGGTCAATGCTCTGATGGCTTTCTGTATCATTCCTCTGTTTTCCTTTACGAAGAGGGTGTCGGTGGAGGAGCAGCAGCCCGACGGAACCGTGGTCAAGAAGACGGTATTTCGTCATGAGGGTTGGGTGGATATTACAGGTGCCTTTGCACTCCAGACTCAGGGGTGAACCATGAGCGCTGTTTACGTTATAACAGGTTTTTTGCCCGCCTTCGTACTGGCGGGGCTTGTGATGAAGTGGGTTTATTTTGAAACGGCGCTGCTTCTGATAGGAGCGTGGTTTCTGCTGCTGGTGATTTTTGCCGCGGTGGAAACCGTGCTTCATCAGAGGGAGTTAAAGCGATCGAAGTTCCTGAAAAGGTATAACATTAACCCTAATTAAACCAACCAGGAGGTGCAGTATGAATGTCGTATTTCTTTCACGGAGAATTGGGTCCGTGAAGGAAAAGCAGACCCG